AACAAAAAGAAAATTATTTAAAATATTTAAAGAAAAAAGCAGATGAAGGAAATAAAGTAGCTCAAGAGTTATTTAAAAAACCTGAAGTACAATCTCTTATTAAACAATTAGAACTTAATTAATTTTTTATACAACATATAATAAAAAATCTTTAAAAGAAAGGGCTTGGTTATCCAAGCCTTTTTTATTATATTTATGGCAAACCGTATCCATGATTGGACTGATATCACTCTTAAAAGAAGTACAAAGCAAGCCAAAAGCTATAATTTTGGCTGGCTCACCCGGGGCTGGTAAAGGATCAGTCACAAGAGAGTTAGACTTATCTAAGTTTAAAATTCTAAATATAGATGACACAATAGCTGCTTTATCAAAGCAGGATGGTTTTACTCTAAACCAAAAAGCAGCTGACGCTGAAAATAGAAGTAAGTTTATGTCTGCTATGTACACAGCAAGAGAAAAACTAGGGGGTGATGTAAAGAAAAAAATAAAAGGAGATATACCGCAAACCATAGAAAATAAAGAATCATTCATATTAGATGGCACTTCAGCATCATATAACCAAACTAAAACATTATATAATCAATTAATAGATAATGGTTATGATGTTATGATGCTTTTTGTTTATACTGATTTAGAGACAGCTCTAGACAGAAACGAAAAACGTTTTGAAAAATCAGGTGGTAAAGATAGAAGTCTAATGCCTTCAGCTGTTTATAGAACTTGGTTGCAAGTTTATAAAAATTTTGATGAATATAAGCAATTATTTGGAGATAATTTTATATCTGTTGCTAACACTGGTAAAGATGAAACATTAAAAGATATAGAAAAAATATTTCAAAAATATATTGACCCATTTAAGCCTGCGGATGCTAAACCTAAAACAGAAAAGGAACAAGCTAAAGTTGAAAAACTAAATAAAGAGTTAAACCGACAAATGGAAGAATTTTTAAATTCGGAAGAAATAAACAACATTATAAATACATCAGTATCAAAAGAACAAGCAAAAACAAAAATCACTAACTTTATAAACAAATGAAAACATTACTAGATCTATTAAATGAAATAGAAGAAAAACAAATGACCTCAATTGATGAAGCTGAAACTAATATGGTAGATGAAATTGGTAAATTCTTTGTAGTTGAAAAACCTAAATCAAAAGGTGATACTATTGAAGATTTAGTATTTGAATCAACTGTGACTTACTTTGCTAACCAAGTTAGAGGTGGTCTAGATGAAAAAAGTGTTCTAGGCATTTACAAGCAAAAATCAGATGCTCGTAGAGCAGCTACTGAAGCTATTAAAGCATATGAAACTAATCTTAAAGAAATGGAAGAGGCTATGGAAGATTTTCGCTCAGCTAAAGAAGAAATTGAAAAGAAAAAAGCAACTGCTAAAGAAAGAATTCAAAAACTTAAGCAATAATGAATGAACTAACTAAATTCCTTCTTAAGGAACTGTTAGATGAGCCTCAAACAGTAGCTATTTATGGTGGTGGTTTTAAACCTCCTACCAAAGGTCACTTTACTGTTGCTAAACAAATATTAAGTGATTTTCCTGAAATAGACGAGTTAAAGATATTTGTTGGGAAAGGTATTAGAGACGGAATCAGAATCACTCAAGACAAATCAATCCAGATTTGGGATATTTATAAAAATTATCTCTCAGATAAAGTCAATGTTGAACCTTCACCACAAGGAGAACCAACAATGGATGTTATTCGTTATGCTAAAAAACATCCTGAAGAAAAAATATATTGGTTTTTAGGTGCTAGAGATGGTGATAAAGGGGATATAAAAGATGTAGAGCAAAGAAAAAATTTATTAAAAAAATATCCTGAAGTTACAAATGTTGAGGTTAAAGTGATTACCTCAACAGGTGGTATTAGTGGCACTAAAACAAGACAAGCCCTTAAAGCAAGAGATAAAGAACAATTCTTCCAATTCATTCCAGATATTGAAGAAAAAGAACAAATATGGGATATTATTTATCCCTTAGTTAAAGAAGAAATTACTCCTGACCAAATAAAACAAGCAGATGCTTTTGCTGACAAACAATTAGCCCCTATTGATGTTGATTTAACCTCAAAACATGTTTTTGATAGACTAACAGGTAGAGACTCAGATGTTACTTTAGCTCAATTAATTGGTTTCTTTAAAAGATTAGGTCAAAACAAAAAAGAATTTTTTGATTTCTTTAAAAAATATAAAGAGATTGTTGCTACAGATAAAAGAACAGACTTAAACATTCCTTTCCTTAACATGACTAATAAAGCGATAGCTAAAACTATTATGAGGAAAGATAATTTTATGTCTTCAAGTCCTAAATTAGTGTTTGAGGTAGGCGAGGCAAATCTTAAACCATACAAATGGAAAGAGGTTGATGTAGATGGTTGGGTTACTTATGTTGAGTTTACAACAGAGAGTGAGACTGAATATAGTGTAGATATAGCAACTGTTCCTTATTTTGATAATGATTTAAATAATTACAAAGCTTTAGAAATCGAGTTTTTAGCTAAACCTAAAGACGCTCAAGGTTCATCTGCTAAAATAATAGTCAATAAAGGTGAACTTTATAGAGTAATGGCCACTATAACAGACATAGTTAAATATTATGCAAAGAAATTTAAAGCCAAAGCTATTTCCTATTCACCTTCTAAAAAATCAGATGAGGAAGATTTTGGTTCTCAAAGAGATAATTTATACAGAGTATTTATTTCTAAAGCAATACCAGGTGTGAGGTTTGAAAAAAACTCAAACTTTATAACAGCTATTTTACCTGATAAAGAAACACTTAATGAAGGTCGTTATGATTCTATAACTAGATTAGTAGTTAAAGACATAATGGATAGTTGGAAAAGTCAATTTAATGGTAAAGAAGGTGAGTTAAGATTTGAGGAAGACTATGAGTTAGAAAATTCTAAAGGCCAACCCATTGACTTTGAACTTTTAGCTGTTTTAAAGTTAGAAGAAACAGAAGATAAAACATACATTGTAGATGGTGGTGCTAATGAGGAATTAGATCCTCCATACTTAGAAGTTACATTCCAGGTTGACCCACGGAATTTACCTAAAATGTGGTCTACTATATATAATGACTTAATAGACGTTGTTAGACATGAAATAGAACACTTAACTCAGTCAGGAACAAATGTTATTTCTTCTAAAGAAATGGCTAATGACCAGTCTATCAGACAAATGATTAATTGGGGTTTATTGCCTCAAGCCGAATACTTTAAATTAGAAAAAGAAGTAGATGCTATGTTACAAGGCATGTACTTAAAAGCTAAAAAATCTAAAACACCTTTTAAAGATATTATTAGTGATTATTTTGAAAAAGTAGGTTTAGAAGGTGAAGATAAACAAGATGTTCTTAACTTATGGACTAAAAGATTAAAAGCATTAAACTTACCTCCAATTAAAGAAGCATCAAATCCACAAGCAGGAACAGCTTTACCTTATGGTTCTGGTTTTGCTCCTGTAAAAGAAGATTTGTTTGGTTTAAATAAATTAGTTGAAACTTTTGTTAAAGAAGCTTTTGAAGAAGATTGGAATCTCCAAGATGGGATGTTATCTTTAACTAAGTATATGATGGACAATGGAATGAATATTAAACCATTGCCTAAAATTAAGGTTATAAAGGATGATAAAGAAAATGCATCCAATCTTTTGGGTAAAACAGCTTATTACAATCCGGCTGATAAGTCTATAACTTTATTCACTATGAATAGACACCCAAAAGATGTTTTACGTTCTTTTTCTCATGAAATGGTGCATCATATGCAAAATTTAGAAGGTAGATTAGGTAATATTAATACTACCAATACTAGTGAAGATGGTCATTTAGATAAAATTGAAAGAGAAGCAATTGAAATAGGGGGTATTATATTACGTAATTGGGAGGATAATATTAAAAATGTATAAGTTAACAGATTTATATAAACAAATTAAAGAAGCAGAAGTTGAACCTGAACAACAATATAAAATTTATTGTGATATGGATGGGGTATTAACTGACTTTGATAAACGTTTTAAAAATTCTAATCCTGAAAGATTATCACCATCACAATATCAAACCAAATATGGTACTGATAAGTTTTGGCAGTTAATTGATGGAGAAATAGGAGTTAAGTTTTGGGTAGGAATGGAGTGGATGCCTGATGGTAAAGAATTATGGAGTTATATTGAAAAATATAAACCAACCCTACTCTCAGCTCCTTCTAGAGAAAATGAATCTCGTTTAGGAAAAAGATTATGGGTTAAAAATAACATACCTGGAACTAAATTAATCCTAGCTTCAGCTTCTAAAAAACAGAATTATTCTGGAATGAATAAAATACTTATTGATGACCGTCCTGATAACATTGAACAATGGAGATCAAAAGGCGGTATAGGAATATTACACACTAACACAGCAGACACACTTAAACAACTACAAGCATATGGCATTTAAAAGAATAGTAGCAAACTCAGAAGAAGATTTAGAAAAAATTGTAAACCATGTTAAGGATTGGTTTAAAAACAGTAATTATACAACTGAAGAAGGTACTGAAAAACGTAAGTTTCAAGATCCTGATACTAAAGAAATTCTTGAAAAAGACATTAGTATTATTAAAGTTCAAGAACCTTTAAAAGATAAAAATGGTAAAATCATTGACAATAAAAAATCAACTATTAAATTTATCCCTATGATAGAAAAGGGACAAATGAAAGTAGAAATTAGTGGTGAAGGTGAAACAGTTATTGCTTCTAAAATTAAAGATCAAGTTGAAATGAGTCGAACAAGAGATAATTCAACAGCAGCACCACTTGGTAAATTTAAAAGCTACAGTAAAGATAAAAAAGTAGCTTTAAAAGAAAATCCAAAACCCCCAACCGGCCAAGAACTAGAAGATGAATGGGAAAAACGTAAAGCTAATATTATGAAATCTTTAAAAGGACAGGTGTCTGGTAATAAAATAAAAGAAGAAGAAGCTCCAAAACCAAAAATGATTGATAAAATTAAAAAAGTTTTTGAAAAATACAAAAACCAAGAAATTGAGTTTGATTATGAGCCAGGAAGTAACTATTCTAGTTTTATTGATGATTTAGAAAATACAAGATTATTTAAAGGATCAGAGGACGCTTTATCTGACTTTACAGAAAGTGAAATATTTAATAAATTGGCTCAAAGTTATAATATTAAATTTGAAGAACCAGGTTACAGTCCTAAAAAAATAAATTTAGCACCTGAAAAACCAAGTAATTCTTCTGATTCTATACCTAAACAAACCAGAGATATGGCTTCACGACCAGGAGCAACACCTGGTGCTACTTCATACTCTGATTTTGACTTATATGAATTGTTAAAGAAAACAGGTAAATTAACTGTAACACAATTAAAAGAAATTATTAAAAAAGAATACTATAAATAATGAGTAAAGATTCGGTTTTAAAAAAAGAGTTCAAACATAGAGATGTAGAACGTCTCCGTAACTTGGTTCAAGGCAAGTATGGAGAAAAAACTACTATGGGAACAGGTTATAATAAGGCAAAAGAATTCCATAATGAAGGTGATGTTTGGGAGGAAGATGGGCGTCAATGGACTATTAAAAACGGCATTAAACAAAACATTACTAAACTAGACAAAGCAAAAGAAGGTATTGTTGTGCCTTTGTTTTGTCCTTCTTGTTCTAATGCTATGAAGCCTTACCTAGATAAAAAATGGTTTATAATGAATGGACATTGCTTTAATTGCCAGGTAGACTATGAACAACAACTTAGAAAAGAAGGCAGATTAGAAGAAGTAGAAAAACAAGTTATTAATGACCACTTAGAAGGTACTATTCAAGATTTTGAAACTTGGTTTGATGAATTAATTAATGAAAAAGAATCATTTATTACTGAAGCTGGCGATATTGAAAAGTGGGATGGCAATGGTAAAGAACAATTACTTAAATATAAAGAGGAAGCTCTTGAGTATTTAAAGAAACAAAAGAAAGAATAATATTTATTATATATTACACATGAAAGACATTCAAAAAATAAAAGAATTTTTCTCTAAACCCTTAAACGAAGGTAACGAAGAATATTTTAAACCCGTATTCCGTAAGGACAAATCATACCCTGACTTTCTATACGTTGATATAGCTTATCCAGCAGGTTCAGATGTTTTATCTGTTGGTGGATCTAAAACTATGGGTGGTCAAGATAGAGAATCAGGAGCTGCTAAAGCATTATCAATGGGTAATAATATTGCTAAAAAATTAGAAGCAAGATACAAAATTGATAGTGACGATATTGAAGTAAAAGATTTAAAAAATGGTAAAGTACAAGTATTTGCTATATCAGATAAGTTTATTAAAATGGCTTCTCCTTCATTAGATGAAGCTGAAGAAGAAGAAACAGCTGTTGATATGGCTAAAAAGCAATTAGATGCTTTAGGTGTTGAATATGAAATGTCAGGTAATAAATTCATCCCTTTTAAAGCAATTTATAGACCAAAGAATGAATCCAATGAATTTTATGGTAAATTTAATAGAATTGTTTATGAATTTAATTTAGAAAGCGCTGTAAAACAAAAAATGAGTGAATCATTAACAGCAGGATACCCCTATAGAAAAACCTCCGGTGAAGGTTTTGAAAAAATTGTAATTGTAGAACCAATGGATGATGCCACTAGAGAAAGAATGATTAGAAGGTTTGAAGCAGAAGGTTGGGATGCTAAACCCAATTTTGGTGGTGGTATTACTGCTATTAAAAAAACAACAATGGAAGAAGCTAAATTCATGTCTGGTTTACTATCAGGTAAAGATTTTATTAACGCTAAATTAAGAAATTATCCTAAAGCTATAGCTAAAGTGAATCAATTAATTGATATGATTGGTGAATCTAGATTTACAATAGAAATGGCTGAATGGATTTTTGATTTCTTTAATAATGCTTCATTTGAAAGCCCAGTTAATGAAGCAGAAGAAGAAGATAAAGTAGATACTATTACAATGGATGTTCCTTTGTTTATTCGTATGTTAGAATATTCAAGAGAAGATGCTGCTGAAGATATGGATTTACATGATATCACAGAAAAAGCAATTTCTTTAAATAAAGAAAAAGGTATTTTATCTATGGAAGATTATGATACTATTGTAGGTGCTACTGAAGAAATTGAAGAAGGATTTTATGGAAGAGGAGATAAAAGAAGAGGTTTACAAAATCAGTCAAAACTATCTTCTGCGGAATATCAAATAGCTAAAAAATTAAAATCTTTTAAAGCGAGTGATTGGAAATGGAATGCGGATGAAGATTTATATAATAAAGTAACTGAAGCTACAGACTACATGAAACGTAGACAAGCCCAAGATGATTACGCTGTTAATAAAAAAGACAAACCTAAAAAATCATCAAACCCAAATCCTTCAGGTAAAACGGATTATATGAAACGTAGGGAAAAAGAATTAGCTGAGACTATTCTCGCTAAGTTAAAAAAATAACATATTTATCACATATATATTATGACTAAATTTAATTTAAAAGAACATATAGCTAAAAATAAAGCTACATTCTTTGGCTCATTAACTGAGGGTCAATTCTCTTGGATGACTCAAGATACAGGACAACAAATTGGATCTGAAGAAGAAAACATGATTCCTGTCTACATGTTTGATGATAAAGGCAAGTACTATTATGAACCAAATTATGATGGATATGGTGTATTTGGTGGTATGGATTACTATGAATTACTAGACCAAATGAATGGCGGTTCAGGTGATAGAAGTAGAGGTATTGATTTAGCTTTTAATAAAGAAGAAACCTCAACACCTATATTATTCCCTGCTTTAATTACTAGACCTAGTGAGTTTGATTACACAACTCATGATTTTACTCAAGAAGCAAAACACGATCCTAATCAATCTTGGTATGCTGCTGAAGAAGATGAAGATTTTATTGATCAAAATGATGAAGAGGTATATGGATATGATGATGATGAAGAAGAATTAGAAGAAGGATATATGGGTCAATTTTATGCTCCTGAGTATCTAGAACAAAAATATGGTAAGGAAATGGCTGATAAAATAACAGCTGAAATTGAGGAAATGGATGAAAATTCTTATGACAGATTTACTGAATTTACTACTGCTAAAGAAGTTGAAGACTACATTTCAGATATTAAAGATATGTTAAATTTAAATGAAGTAAAAACTACAAATACAAAAATGAAAAAATCAGAATTAACAGCTAAAATTAGAGAAATGGTTTTAGCAGAAGCAAATGCTCCTATTAATATGGTGACTACTATGGATGGAAAAACTGTAGTTGGTACTCACCAATATGGAGTTGGATTTAAAAGCAATGAAGCTGGTCAAAAGATGGGCTTTAAAGATAATCCTACAAGCATACCTAATGGCACTAAAATGTCTTCATCTAAAGAGGATATGAACGAAGATACTTACGCTCCAACTCCAGAAACAGATTTCTTAGCCGAATTAGAAGGCATGTTAGATGATAAAAATGGTTTAACTGATCTTCAACAATATGTTTATGATTTTGAATCTAAGGTAAGTGATGAAAGAGATGAAGAAGAAGAACAAGAGTTTTTAGATGCTATTAAACAATTAAAAACACCACAAGATGTTTATGATTATTATGCTTATGATAGAGGTTGGGAAGGTTCTGATCTAGATAATATATTCAAACAAGTAAAAACAAAATTTAAAAATTTAATTACAACAGATGATTTAACTCCTTTTCAAAGAGCAAGATACAGCTATACAAAAGAAAGATTTGGAAATGATGAAGCTAGAAAATCTTTAGATATAATTAAAACATTTAATACTCAGGAAGAGTTTAATGCTTGGAGAGATAAAAAAATTAAAGATGAAAATGACTTAAATAAAGCTAAAAGGGCTAAAGAAGGCACTACTTTAAAAGAAGTTAAAGATGATGAAAATGGTTTAACTCCTCTTCAAAAATACGTTTACAACTATGAAAAAGATATAAGTGGTGAAGATGAAGCACAACAATTTTTAGATGATATTAAAAAACTTAACACTCCTGATGATGTTTATGATTATTATGCTTATGATAGAGACTGGGAAGGTTCTATGGATGATGATTTAGATAATATCTTCAGACAAGTAAGCAAAAAATTTAAAAATGTAAGTGAAGCTAAAAAAGACAAAGAAACAAATACTGAAGAAGTTACAGACGATGTAACAGATGGTGAAGAAACAGTAGACGTAACTGATGATTTTTCTATGGAAGAACCTCAAGGTCCAGGTAAAATTGATGTCACTCAAAACGCAAACGCAGATTTAACAGGTACTAAAAAAGACGTTCAAGACAATTTAGAAGCAGCTTTAGAAGCCGCTAGAGCTTTAGGTGACGAAAAATTAGCTACTCAAGTTGGTAACACAATTACTTTCTTTAATAAGCAGCATGTTGTTAAAGACACTACTGTAGCTGAGAATATAAAAGAAATTTTATTACTTCAAAAACGAGCTGGTATTATTACAGAAACTCAATATAAACAAAAATTAAATGAAATTTCAGAGGATGAAGATGAAGTGCCTTTAACTTCAAAAGTAAAATCTTTTATTAATAAAGCTATAGCTGATTCTAAAAAAGATGGAGAATTTGAAGAATTAAAAAAAGCCGATTGGTTTGAAAATGAATTAATTGATGAACTTATTGATTTATTCCCAAACAAAGATTATGACAGTGCTTCATCAGAAGTAATAGATTATATTAAAGATAAAATAAAATAAAAGTATATGAACACACAAGAATTAGCAGAAAAAATCGAGTTATTATTTGAAGAGTTTAAGGCAGAACATGCTAAAACTACTAAAGCAGCTCATGGTCGTGCCCGTAAGGCATTAGGTGAAATCAAGAAATTGGTTACTGAGTACCGTAAAGCTTCTATCGACGAAGATAAAAAATAATAATTATGCTTAACGAGCGTCACCTTACCAAAACCGAACTAGAGAAAATTCCAAAAATTCTTAAAAATCTTAAAAAAGAAAAACGTTCTTTAGTTAAACGTTATGGTAAGGACGCTGAAGCAGTTATGTATGGAAGAGCTATTAACATAGCTAAAAAACAAGCCGAATCAATGAACCAACAAAAACTAAAAGAACTCGTTAGAAAAACCTTACAACAGGAATCTAATTCTAAACCTATTACAATGGATGAAACTGGACTTTTTGATAATCTTTTTACTAAAAGAAAAGAAGAATTAAAAAAGAAAGGTATCATTGATAGTAATGACTTAATGCACCAGTTTAAGACGAAAAAAACTTTAGAAAATATAAATAAAAAATTATTATTATATGATTTAATTTTTTCAGAAGGATTTAGTCTTGAAGAGCGAAAAAATTATGATTATAATTTAATTAAATATTTTGAAACTCCTCAATTCACAGTTGAAGATATTCAATCATATATTTCTCCTTCAAAAAATTATATAAGTCTTAGAGATGCTATAAAAGGTTTACTTGAAACTTATGAAGATTATAGATCTGAGATGGGTGAAGGTAAAAATCCTAAAAAAGCTACAAAAGATTATGATGGAGATGGTGAAATAGAATCATCTGAAGAAGAATATAAAGGTGTTAAAGATAAAGCTATTAAAAAAGCAAAAGGTGTTAAAGAAGGATATTATGGTACTACTAATGTAGAATCATATATTGAGGCTATTGGATATGATTCATTTGAAGATTTTTTTGAAAATAATCCTGGAGGTGAAGAAGCTTTAATAAGTTGGATTGAAAGCGTTCCTGATTTTAGAGAAACACTTACAAATTTAGACATACTTAAAGAAGATCTTGACTTAGGTCATGAAGATGACGAACCACATATGATTAAAGCTGAATTATATCGTATTGGAAAATACGCTATGGAATTATACCAAATGGTGGATGGATTTGAAGGTAAAGGTGAGGTTGATTTTCCTGCTTGGTGGCAGTCAAAAATTACTAAAGCCCAAGAAATGATGGTATCAGCTAAACATTACTTAGACTTTGAATTAAAAGAACCAGCTATTGATGCTATGGTAGGTGTGGCTAGTGCTGAAGATATGATAGACAATGAAGCTCCAATGATGGAAGGTGAAGTAACTAAAGTAGATAAATTAGCAGCTAAAATTGCTAAAGCTTTAAAAGACCCAAAAAACAAATCAGCTGAGGATCAAAATAATATCAAACAAGCTAGAAAAGCTATGAATGATGATAAAATTGAAACTGCTGAAAAAATAGCTAAACCTTATATTGATGAGGATGTAGTGCCTGGCTCTAATATTAGAAAGGATAGTAAAGGTAAATGGAGAGTTTTATCTGGTAAAACAGGTAAAATGTGGCCTCAAACTTATAATTCTAAAAAAGACGCTGAAGATGCTTTACAAGCTTATCATGCTAATAAATAAAAAATGACTAAAGACGAACTAAAAGAGAAGATCAAAGTATTTGTACAACAAGTATATAAGCCTAAAACATTAAAGGCTCAGGACACAATCTCTTTAGACGCTCCTAAGTTTCCTGTATTACAAAAATTCCCTGAACTTAAAGATATTATTGTTAATTTATTAACAGACCAATATGAGATTTTTGTAACAGATATTCAGTGGGTCGCTCCTAAACCAACAACTTTTAGAATTATACTTGGAAATGGAGAACCTTTTATGTTAACTTATTCTCCAAGAAGTTGGGTAGCACAAATTGAAGGTAAAAAATATTACTTATTAAATTTAAGTGAAGAAGAATCAGCTACAGAAGCTATTGCTCGTGTTTTAGCTTATGGTATGACTGAAGAAAAAACAGAACCAGGAGCTGAAGGTGAAACAGCAGAAACACCTACCGAAGAACCAGCAGCAGAAGAAGATACAACAGCTGAAGCTTAATTATGAATATATCTAGAGAACATATTGCTTTTACTTTAGGTATTCCTATTCCTCTTAATGAATCAGTTAATGTAAATGAATCTTTAAGATTACGTATTATTCACGAACAATTAATATATGAATCATTTTTAGATTCAATTAAAACCTTTGCTAAAGAAAAATTTAATCAAGTAATAACAACTATTAAAGATTGGAAAGACGCAGCTGTTGTTATGGGTAAGGTATTGTCTAATGGAGATTTACTAAATGATTTTTTAAAACCATTAGAAAGAAGAGTAGAAAAATTAATTCAACCACTTACAGATTTTCTTAAAAAAATTAAATTAGATTCTTTTATTGAAAAAATTAAACAATTTATAGATAAAATTAAATCCTTACAAGGTTGGAAAAAATTTATGGCCTTAGTTACAGCAGGAAGTATAATAACTTTTATTATAGAAAAATTAAAATCTTTAGCTCCTGATGCTGTTAAAGATTTTTTAACAAAATACTTTTCACCTACATTCGTAACAGACGTTTTAGGGAAATTAACAGATTTTCAATCGTATTTAGGATTTTTACAACCTATTGTAAAAGGAGTTGAAATTATATTTAATTTTTTAAAACCATTAATAGAAGCATTTGCTGTCGCTCTTAAATCTGGAGGGAAATTAGCAACAAAATTAATAAAAGAAAACAAAATGAAAAAATCAGACTTAAAAAAATTAATTAAAGAACAAATATTAAACGAGTTAGAAACTGGGAAACCTGAAGTAGTTACTTTAAGTAAATATTTAGCCACAGCTGGTAAAACTGCTTTAAGTAGTATAAATGATATCAATGAATTAGAATCTGTTTTAAACATGATTTTTGATGGTATGAATACTACTTTAAAATCTAGTTCTAAATTAACTCCACTTTTAAATAAACTTAAAACAAAATTCAAATAAAATGGATGCCCTAGATCTGTTTTTTAAAAAATACAGTTACAAATTTGATAAGGGATATCCTGATATCAGTAATCCTAAGGACAAAAGATTATTGTTTGAATTAATAGGAAATATTACTGGTGATAAAAATATTAATGAAGCTCAATCTGATTATGATCAAAGGATACGTAAAGCTTTAGGTTTACAAGAAAATGAATCAATTCCAACTTGTAAAACTTCTTTAACTTTAGGTACTGATTTTAATTTAGAAGGTGAAGATGAAGGTATTTGGTCTAAATTATATCCTATTTTACCATTAAAAAAAGACAGTGATGTTCCAACAGCGGGAGCTGGTAAAGGAGAAATAGCTACTTATTGGGCTTTTGAATATAATGCTAAACCACACACTGTAACTGACTCAAGAAAAGGTGAAGACCCGGATTTAACTATTGATGGGTATGGATGTGAAATTAAATCATATGATACATCAAATATTACTTTAGGTAAATTTGCTAATGATAAAGAAAATGTAGCTTTACTAAATAAAGTATTTGGTATTTTAACATTATTTAGTGAGTTTGATGAAACAAAACAAATCACAATCAATCCAGGTAACTTTAAAGCTAGAGATATTGTTCCTGCTTTTTCTATTATGGCTAGTCTTGAAAAAAATAAAGCATTAAGAGATGTAGAAATGTTTAAACCTTTATATTCTCGTATTGATTCATTATATGCTAAATTAGGTTTATCATCTGATGCTACTGCTGAAGAAGGTGCTGCTAAACTTTTAAAAAGAATACTAAAAACTAAACTTCTTAAAAAACCAAGAATGGGTAAAGAAATAGGATTTATATTAAACGTAAGTGAAACAGGACAAGGTAAATTTTATACTATAAATGATGCTATAGTGGATGCTATAGATGATGAAAGAATATTAAATGGTGTTTATGTTTCTTCATCAGAGTTAGGAATGAATTTTCCTAAATTATTTAAGTAATATTTATAACTATGAATTTAAAACAGTTAATTAGGGAAACTTTAGAAAATAAGGATTGTTGTACAGCGACAAAGCCAACTAAAGCGCCTATATTAAACGAAAGTGTTGCTCCGCGAGAGATATTGTCTGAGGGATTAAAGTACCATATAGACAATAAAAAACCGCTTACTGAGCATGTATACCGCGCTGGTTCATCAAATTATTTTAATTTATGGGCTGAAGCGAGAACATTATACACTCGTGGTATTTTAGATTTTTCAGGTGATGATTTAGCTATATTAACCGAAACACATTTAGGTGAATTTGGTATTTATGAAGATAAAAAAGTTCCATTAGATTTCATAATGGAAGATATGGAACTAGAAGAAGAAAAAAAAGACCCACCAATTGGTAAACCAAAACGTGGTGGAGCTAAAAAGTTTTATGTTTATGTAAAAGATAAAGGTAAAATTAAAAAAGTATCCTTTGGTGATACTTCAGGCTTATCAGCTAAAATAAATAATTCAAAAGCAAGAGCTGCTTTTTCTAAAAGACATGATTGTCCTAACAAAAAAGATAGAACTAAAGCATCTTATTGGTCTTGTCGTTTACCTCGCTACGCTAAATTATTAGGATTAAAGTCAAACTTTTCAGGATTTTGGTAATGGAAGATAAATTAAAAAAACTTATTAAAGAAATAATTACTGAAAAAAAACTTTGTAAAAAAGGCGAAGCATATCGTCAAAGAAGAATGAAACCTAAATCTAAAGGAGGCGGAGGTGAAAAACATTCAGCTTATCTTTCAGGTAGAGCCGCTAAAGTATGTAAGGGACAAATTGATGAAGAACAATTAAAAAAAATAATTCAAGAAAGTCTTCGTGATTGGTTTAAGGAAAAATGGGTTCGTATAGATACACAAGGTAATATAACTGGTGATTGTGGTACTATGAAAAAAGGTAAAGCTACAACTCGTTGTTTACCCCAAGCAAAAGCTCAATCTTTATCCCAATCTGAAAGAAGATCAACAGTTGCTAAAAAGATAGCTGGGGGTAAAAAAGGAAAACAATTTGTGAAAAATACTAAAAAAGCACAATAAGCCAAATGATTAAATTTCAAGATATATTAAACGAAGCAAAAAAAGTTAAAGAAACTTTTGAAGAGTTTGCTAAAACTAGAGGTGAAGGTGCATCTAAAATAGCAGATACAGCTCAATCAAAAGGTGGTTTAGCTATGTTAACTTATAATCATTTTAAAGTTAAAGCTCCTTACTATGATAAAGCATCAAAAGGTAAATTTGATGAAAAAAAGGCTAAACAAGAATTTAATCAAACCTTAGGAAAAATATCTCTTAATATGTCTCCTGTAGATTTTCAAAGAGAAGTTGGTCGTTTAGAGGTTTTAGGTGAACTTTTAATTAGAAATAAAAAATGATCAATTTATTAGATATACTAAGTGAGGCAGAGGTAGCAAAATGCCCTGCACCAACTCAAAATATTGAACTTAATCTCCAGAATAGACAGAAGGCAATTAATGAGTATGGATATGGTCCCTTAAATCCTAATCAACCAAATAATAAATTCTGGCAGGCTAAAGCAGATATGTGGAAGCTTGATTCTGTAAAAGAAGCTAAAACATCTCGTTGTGGTAATTGCGCTGCTTTTGATGTTACAACTAAAACATTAGATTGTATAGCTAAAGGGATTGGTGATGATGAAGGTACTGAAGATCCATTTGATGTTATTGAAGCAGGCCAATTAGGATACTGCAGGTTTTTAAAATTTAAATGTGCTGCGGCTCGAACTTGTGATGCTTGGGTTGTAGGTGGTCCTATCACAAATGACAAAGCCGTATAAAGATTTAGAGGTTACAGACAAATACATTATTAGGGAATTTGATGAAAACATTGACCCTATAGAGCTAATGTGGCATCGTGATGATGAAGATAGAACAATTGAAATTATTGAACCAGGTAAAGGATGGAAATTCCAGTTTGAAAATGAATTACCTTGGAATTTGGAACCTAACCTTTTGATATGTATATTAAGACATGAGTGGCACCGAGTTATAAAAGGCGAAGGAAAACTTGTAATTAAAATAAATAAAGACTGATTCATAGCCAGTCGCTCGCAAGAGTCTAATATATGGCAGCTGTGGCGCCCCTAAAAAGGTGCCATCTTTAATTTGGCTTTTAGTGTAAAGTATGATATATTAACAAATGAACATGAATAAGAAAATTGTAATTGTAGGAGCAGGTGTAGCAGGTGTTAATGCCGCTACTAAATTAGTTGACAATGGTTATCCAGGCAAAAACATTACTATCATTGACATGGGTAATGATCCTTACAACCGAAAACCAGAAGAAGTAATGACAGGTTTTCTAGGTGCTGGAGGTTGGTCTGATGGTAAATTGACTTACCATACAGCAATTGGAGGTCAACTTTCAAAGTATGTTGGTGAAAAGAAAGCAATGGAATTAATGGATGAAGTTATTAATAACTTTAAACGATTTCACCCTAAACCTGAAGAAGTACAATGTTCAAATCCAGTAGAAGAACCAGACTTTATTAAACCATATTTTGGTCTTCGTTTATTTCCTGTATGGCATGTTGGTACAGATTATCTTCATGAAATTGGTAAGAATTGGTATGATTATTTAGTGTCTAAAGGTGTTAAGTTTGTTTGGAATGAACGTGTGTTTAAAGTTGACTTTGAATCTAATTTAGTTTATGTAACTGTTAAAGGCAAAGAAGGACAATATGCTATTGAATATAATGAATTGATTTTTGGAGTAGGTAAATCAGGTATTGACTTTGCTCAAAGTATTCAAGACGAATATCAACTAGAAACTGAACCTAAATCAGTACAAATTGGAGTTCGATTTGAAGCACCACAAAAACACTTTCAGAAACTAATTGACATTAGTTATGATTTTAAATTGTATCGTAAGTTTGAAGATAAAGGTGTTTCATTACGTTCGTTTTGTACTAATAATAATGCCGCTTATGTTGCTGTAGAAGACACTTACGGTAATCATTCATATAATGGTCATGCTAAAAAAGATGAACGTTATAGAAACAACATGACTAACTTTGGTATTATTATGGAAATTAATAACATTGAAGATCCATTTGCTTGGTCTCGTAAAGTAGTAAATGAATTACAGTTTGCTGGAACAGGTTTATATTATAGTCCATCTCGTAAACCATCAACAACATCAGAAGGTGAAAGAGTTAGTTCTGTTCAAATTGATAATTTAAGTATTGTAAGACAGGGAATGGGTGAGTATTGGGATTATATTGAAGACTTTATTGAAGATATGAAAAAAGTATTTCCAACATTACAAGATGATTGGGGTGTTTATGTTCCTGAAGTAAAATATCTTTCACCTGAACCACTTGTTTATCATAGTGATTTAGCTTTAGTTGAATACCAGAATGTTCACTTTGTAGGAGATGCTTTATCAGCTCGTGGTATTACAGTATCAGGTGCTCAAGGTATTTTAGCTGTATCTAAATTAATTAATAAAGGATGCGAGTGGGATAATTTGCATGGTGATATTATTAGCTGGAAATAATGTTTGGCTTTTTGTAAAAAATATGTTATATTAATATTATGAGTGATAAAAATAAATTTCAACCAAGTAAAAAATTAGTAAAAGCTGATGGTACTATTGCTTGGGTTTGGGAAGGGAAATTGCACAATATGGAAGAAGCAGCTTTAATCCATCCAAATGGTAAAAAAGAATATCATATTCATGGTATTCAATATAGTCATGATGATTGGAAAGAAAGAAGACGCAATCGTGAAGGTTTACCTTGGTACAAAACAGCAATGGGTCAGGCAGGTCAAAATAGAAACTAATATGAAGATAGGATTGTGTGGAACAATGAGTGTAGGTAAAACTACATTGGTAAATGCTTTGAAAGAATTACCTGAATTTGCAGATTATAATTTTGCTACTGAACGTTCTAAGTACTTGCGTGATTTAGGTATTCCATTGAATACTGATTCAACATTAAAAGGTCAATTTATATTTTTAGCTGAACGTTGTGCTGAGTTAATGTATGAAAATATTATTACAGATCGTACTGTAATTGATGTTATGGCGTTTACTAAAGCAGCTAAATCAATTGATTATTATGAGGCTGAAGCGTTTTGTGATGCTGCTTATAAATTAGTTGAAGAATATGATTATATTTTTTATGTATCTCCTGTTGGTGTTGAAATGGAAGATAATGGAGTTAGAACTACTGATTTGAAATATAGAGAAACTATTGACAGTATTATTCATTTGATTTTATATAGAAGTAGTCATAAAATTAAAAAACTAGTTGAACTTTCAGGTACTACTGAAGAACGTATTGCAAAAATTAAAGAAACAATCTTTGGTTGATATTTATTATCATGAAATTGTCTGAATTAAAGAAGCAAATTAAAGATAACATATACGAACTTTTATCTGAAGATACTAAACCAACATCTGATGTAATTAAAAAAACATATAATGAAATGTTTGGTAAAAATCCATCTACTACCTTTAATGATGTAGCTAAAAAATTAGGAACAGATGAGCAAACAATAGCTGCTGTTTTATTTGGTTTTCCTGTATTTGAATCAGATGATGAAGACCAAGAACCATCAAAAGCAGAATTAGAAAAAAAAGATTCAATCACTACTGCTTCAAATAAATTACAAAAACTTGTAACTAAAATGAAAGAATTAGCTAAAGAATACACTGAAGCTAAAGGTGATAAAAAAGAAAAAATTAAGGATGAATTAAAAAAATTAACTGCTGATAAAAAAGCATTAGAAAAAATTATTCTTCCTTCTTCTGAAGAAGATTAATATGAAAAAATTTGTTTTACAATTGGTTTTAGTTTGTTTATTAGGTGTAATAATCTATGGGTTATTTACTTATAAACAAGGTTATTCCTCAGACAAAGACAAACAATACCAAAAAACTATAGATTCTTTAGCGCTTGAAATTAGTAAAAAAGACACAATTATTTCATCTTTAGATTCTACTAGGAAAATTTTAGACTCATTAATTGAAATAGACAAAGCTAAATTAGCTGGTATTGCTAAAAAAGCTCAACAATACAAAGACCAATATGAAAAAGAACGCGATCGCCTTAATAGTATGTCTGATGATGATATCATCAGCCAGTTCACAACAGCGTTTAAGTGATTCAACGGTAATAGTTCCCATTAAATCCTTAAAAAATGCTTTATTAGTTAAAGCTGATAGAGATAATCTTAAAAAAGAATTAGTAATTTCTCGTGACTCTATCTCTACTATGAGTACAATTATCCTTAGACAAGATAGTGCCTTATTTATTTGTGATACTACAAGAATAGTTTTAGAAGGTAAAATAGAAGATCAAAAGGGCATTATTAAAGCTAAAGACGGACAGATTGAAGAAAGAAATAAAAAGATAACTGACCTTGAATCTAAATTTAGAGGTATTGTAGGTGCTTTCTTTATAACAACAATTGGTTTTCTAGTAGCTCTTTTATGAGTCAGGATTTAAGACAAATAATCAGAGAAGAATACTTAAAGTGTGCCCAAGATCCAGCCCACTTTATGAAAAAATATTGTAATATCCAGCACCCACAAAGAGGTCGAGTGATATTCAATTTGTATCCTTTCCAAGATAAGGTATTACACTTATGGAGAGATAATCCATATTCAATTGTACTTAAGTCTCGTCAGTTAGGTATATCAACTTTAGCTGCTGGTTATTCTTTATGGTTAATGTTATTCCATAAAGATAAAAACGTGTTGTGTATTGCAACTAAGCAAGAAACAGCTAAAAACATGGTAACCAAGGTTAAGTTTATGTTTGATAACTTACCTTCATGGTTAAAAATTGAAGCTGAAGAAAATAACAAACTAACATTACGATTAAGTAATGGATCTCAAATTAAAGCCACTTCAGCAAGTAGTGATGCTGGTCGATCAGAAGCAGTATCTTTGCTAATTGTCGATGAGGCAGCGTTTATTGAACAAATCGGTGAGATTTGGGCTTCTGCTCAACAAACGTTAGCAACTGGTGGTGGTGCTATTGTGTTGTCTACTCCTTATGGTACTGGAAACTGGTTTCATAAAACATGGGTATCAGCTGAAAATGCTGAAAATGACTTCTTGCCAATTAAATTACCTTGGTATGTCCACCCAGAACGAAATGAGGATTGGAGAAAAAGACAAGATGAATTACTAGGTGATCCTAGATTAGCCGCCCAAGAATGTGACTGTGATTTTAGTACATCAGGTGATGTGGTATTTTATCCTGAATGGGTAGAATTTTTAAAAGAAACAACAGTTAAAGACCCTGTAGAGCGAAGAGGTGCTGACCAAAATTTATGGATATGGGAACCTGCAGACTATACACGTGAGTATATAGTAGTAGCAGACGTAGCTAGAGGTGATGGTAAAGACTCTTCCGCTTGTCATGTAATTGATATTGCAACTAATACACAAGTTGCTGAGTATCGAGGACAGCTTCCACCTAAAGAATATGGTTATTTTTTAGTTGGTTTAGCTTCTGAATATAATAATGCGATGTTAGTAGTAGAAAATGCCTCAATTGGTTGGGCAACATTAGACGCTATCATTGAAAGAGGTTATCGTAATCTTTATCATTCTCCCAAATCAGACCAATTAACCGCTGATTCATACTTACGAGTATTTGAAGGCAGCTCAGATATGACACCTGGATTTACCATGTCATTAAGAACTAGACCTTTAGTTGTAAATAAATTTAGAGAGTATGTTGGTGATCGTTCTGTTAATATTCGTTCAAAACGATTATTAGAGGAAATGAAAGTATTTGTATGGAAAAACGGTAGACCAGAAGCACAATCAGGTTATAATGATGATTTGGTGATGGCTTTTGGTATAGCTATGTTTTTAAGAGATACTTCTTTAAAATTTCAACAAATGTCTCATGACATGACTCGTGCTACACTTGGCAGTATGAGTAAGACTAATTATATTGGTGGATATAATAGTAATCAAGTCCAAAATCCATATTCTATTCAAACAGATCACGGACAAGAGGACATTAAATGGTTATTGTAATATTTATAAGATATAATAAAATATAAAAATGGCAGATAAAAGTTTATTCACCCGACTCCAACGACTGTTTTCAACAGATGTTATTATAAGAAATACGGGTGGCAACACATTAAAAGTAATGGATGTTGATTCCATTCAACAATCCGGAGATATAGCTACTAATTCATTAATAGATAGATATAATCGTTTATACTCTCCATCATCAACATCACTTTTAGGATCACAGATTAATATTAACTGGCAATACCTTAGAACCATGGTCTACTCTGACTATGATAATATGGATTATGATGCCATTGTTGCTTCTGCCTTAGATATTATTTCAGATGAAAGTACTTTAAAAAATGATATGGGAGAAGTGCTTCATATTAAATCAAGTGATGATGATATTCAGCAAATTCTTTATAACTTGTTTTATGATGTATTGAATATTGAATTTAACTTATGGAGTTGGATTCGTCAAATGTGTAAGTATGGTGACTTTTTCTTAAAGTTAGAAATTGCTGAAAAATATGGTGTGTATAATGTTATTCCTTATACTGCTTACCATATTGAACGTCAAGAAAATTATGACAAAGATCACCCAAATGCTGTAAGATTTAAATACTCACCTGAAGGTATTTTCGCTGGTGGTTCTGGTTATTACGGTACACCCAATCTAGGAACGTTTGATAACCAACCAGGTATCCATTTTGATAATTATGAAATGGCTCACTTTAGGTTGTTAACAGACGTTAACTATTTGCCTTATGGTCGTTCATATTTGGAACCAGCTCGTCGTATTTTTAAACAATATGTGTTGATGGAAGATGCTATGTTGATTCATAGAATCTCACGTAGTCCAGATCGTCGTATATTTTATATTAATGTTGGTTCTATTCCTCCAAATGAAGTAGAAAACTTTATGCAGAAAACTATTTCTACTATGAAGCGTACTCCATTAATGGATAATCAAACAGGTGAATATAACTTAAAATACAACCAGCAAAACTTATTGGAAGATTTTTATATTCCAATTCGTGGAAATGATACAACAACTAAGATTGAAACTACACCTGGTTTACAATATGATGGTATTCAAGATGTTACTTACTTAAGAGATAAATTGTTTGCTGCCCTTAAAGTGCCTAAAGCATTTATGGGTTATGAAAAAGATTTAACAGGTAAAGCAACATTAGCAGCAGAAGATATTCGTTTCGCTCGTACTATTAATCGTATTCAACGTATTGCATTATCTGAATTATATAAGATTGCTTTAGTACACTTATATTCTCAAGGTTATACAGGTGAACAATTAACTAACTTTGAGTTAGATTTAACTACACCTTCTATTATCTATGATCAAGAAAAGATTGCCTTGTTAACTCAAAAGGTAGACTTAGCTCAAAAGATTATGGATCTTAAAATATTACCTTCTGATTGGATCTATGATAACATTTTCCACTTTAGCGAAGACCAATATGATGAGTATAGAGATTTGATTGTTGAAGACCAAAAACGTTCATTCAGACAAAAACAAATCTCAGAAGAAGGAAATGATCCTAAAGTATCAGGCAAATCATATGGTACACCACATGACTTAGCTTCATTATATGGTAAAGGAAGAATGTATTCTAATCCTGAAAATGTACCTGTAGGATATGGTGATGATGTTAAATTAGGTCGTCCTGAAGAAAATCCAACAAACAGAAACACACAAGACAGTCCTTTTGGTAAAGACAGATTAGGTGCTGCTGGTATGAAGGATCCAGACAATGAAAATGAATCTGGAGGTATTAGAGCTAATTATAAAGGTGGTTCACCTTTAGCTTTAGAAGCTAAACAAGTATATTTAAAAAACAAATCTTTAATTGAGAATTTATTTAAAAATAAATCTGTTGTTGAAGAATCACTACTTGATGAATCTAAATTAAAGAAATAAAAATCCTTATATATTTATAACAAAATCTCAAGAATGAACATTAAACATTCTAAGTATAAGAATACGGGCCTTTTGTTTGAACTTTTAGTTAGACAAATAACGGCGGATACCTTATCTGGAAAAAACTCTAAAGCTATAGGTATACTTAATAAATATTTTGTAAAGACTGAATTGGGTAGAGAATACAAATTGTATGAAACTCTTTCAAAATACAAAAGTACAACTGAAGCTAAAGCTGAAACTATTGTTAATACTTTAATTGAATCATCTAAAGATTTAAACAGAGGAGCGTTAAAAAGACAAAAATATAATCTAATTAATGAAGTTCAAAAGCATTATAACTTAGAGGAATTTTTTAAAACTAAATTGCCTAATTATAAAGCATTCGCATCATTATATACGTTAATAGAGATATATAATAGCGAGAATTTGTCTAACCCTGACCAAATCATTTCAAATAAATTAACATTATTAGAACATTTATCTTCATCATCTGTTACTAAACAGAAAGTAGAAGATAATTTACTTGAGGAATTTAAATCGTATGATAAAGACTTACGTATTTTAACTTACCGAGTAATGTTAGAAAAATTTAATGGCAAGTATGCTAATTTAAATGATAACCAAAAAACAGTATTAAAAGAATTCATTAATTCAGTTGATTCAGCTCCAAAATTAAAAGAATTTTACAACACTAAAGTTGGAGAAATTAAAGAAGAATTAAAGAGTGTTTCTAAAAAAGTTACAGATAAAGCAATTCAAATTAAATTAAATGAAGTAACTAATATGTTGTCTCCACTAAGTAAAAATGCTGGTGTGGGTAATGATGACTTAGTTAATTTATTACAATACTATGAACTTTTAGATGAACTTGTAACTGCTAATGGCTAACTTTAAATACAAAATAAAAGAAGATTCAACAATAGCCTCTGATTCAGGTTTCACTTCATTCGGCGAGGGTGAAAACCATACTGGTCCTTCACCTCGTAAGTCTACTTACGGTGCCTATACACAAGCAGGATTTAAAAAAGTGAATGAAGGTCCTGGAGCTACTTTAGGACCTGGTCCTAAGGCAGGTCCAACTGGTGTTAAGGATAATATGTATGTTACTAAGTTTAAATACAAATTAGTAAAAACACCAATCAAAGAAGCTGAAGATGTTGATACTTTTTTAGATGATATGCAAATTAATGATCCATCTAGAAGAGAATTTATTGGAAGTCGATTAAGGGCTTTTGATAGTATAGAAGACCAATTAAATCAATTAGTTCCTTTATTGCAACAAGCTAAAAGTAAAACAATTGATTATTATAGAAGCAAACCAGATTCATATAGTGTATTGTATGGTACTGATTTAGCCCAAGATTACTTAAACGATATAATAGAACTATTTAAAAACTAAAACATGGCAACAATACCAGTAAACCCCACCGGAATAGTAACCACAACAACAGCAACAGGAAGTTTTGCCGGATTTACCGTAGTATCTGGTTCAGCTACTATCACCGGTTTAAAAGACGCTAATGGATCTGAATTAACTACAACAGACTGGATTATCCCAGCTGGATTTACTATTCCTATCTATGTAACAAGCGCTTCTTTATCATCAGGAGCAATATTACTTTACCCATAATATTTATAACAAATGGAAAAGACCTTACAACAACAATACAACCTTATTAAAGAAGGTAAAGGAAGTAAAGACGACTTTTTAAAAAGTGCTCGTCGTGTATTTCCTGAGTTTATTGCCCCTTTAACTGATTATAAAACCGCTGTTAATATCTTAAAAGGTAAAAGTATTTTATCTGAAGCAGTCGGTGGTGTAGTTACATTAAAACCTTTTCAACAAGATTGGTTTAAAATCTTTAATGATAATATTGCTGAGGCAGTAGGTGTTAAAGATAAAAAAGAATATGGTGATCAAAATGAATTTGAAAAAATTGATACTGATGTTCAAAAAGATTTAGACAACCAATTTGATAATAAAGATCCTAAAAACATTGATAACCTTTACGGTCAGTCATTCTTAATGGGTTACTACACGGAAATGAAAGATCCTAAAAATAAAGATAAAACAGTTGATGAGTTAAAAGCTATTGTTGCTAAAAACATGGCTAAAGACATCAGTTACTATCATAAAGAAGCTTCATTTGGTGTTAAAGGTATTGGTTATAAGACTGACGTAATCGGCGGTGGTGAACCAGTAGCGCCTAAAGGCAAATGGAAAGCTAGCGGATACGGAGATTTACCTAAGAAAAAATAATGAAACAGGTATTAATTGAAACTATACCATTTAAAGTTGCCCCTATACAACTTACTGAAGGTTTAAAAGCACCTTCTGGTAATCCTATGGTTGTTGGTATTTTAGCAACTGCTGAAGTAAAAAATGGTAATGGTAGATATTATCCTAAAGAATTGTGGGAACGTGAAATTGATAAGTACAATGAAATGATTAGAGAAAATAGAGCCACAGGTGAGTTAGATCACCCTGATTCTTCAATCATATCATTAAAAAATGTATCCCATATTATTAGAGAAACTTACTGGGAAGGAGATAAAGTAATAGGAAAAATAGAAATCCTACCCACAGTGTCTGGTAACATCCTAAAAGCACTTATTGAAAATAATGTTATGGTAGGTGTATCATCTCGTGGAATGGGATCATTAAAAGAAATTAATGAAGGTACATTAGAAGTTCAAGATGATTTTGAATTACTATGTTGGGACTTTGTATCAACACCTTCAAATCCAGGATCATATATGCAGTTAGTAAAAGAAGGTAAAGAACATAAAACATATTCATATGGTAAAGTGAATTCTTTATTAACAGAAATACTATGCGCTAACGGATCTTGCCCTATATTTTAACCCCTCTTGGGATAGTATCCCTTGATTGACCCTCCCTTAAAAAAGGAGGGTTTCTTTTTACATTTTAAAATATTTTGATATACGTATACCCGACAAATATGCTATTTCTATATAGCATCTAGATTTTTAATATCTATTACGCTTCGAGCAATCAACAATAAGCGTATTTCCAACAAAAAAAAATTATTTGAGGACAAAAAACAAATGGCAAACAGAGACTTATTAAAAGAAGCCATTGCCGATGCTAAAGCAGTTAAGGAAACTGCCATCGCCAATGCAAAGGCTGCTCTTGAAGAAGCTTTTGACTCCCGTATGAAAGACCTGTTATCACGCAGAATTTCAGAAATGGACAAAGAAGAAGATTTAGAAGAAGCCGAAGAAAAAATGGAAGAAGGTCTTGAAGAAATGTACGACACTACTGAAGAAGCTATGGACATGGACAACATGGAAGAAGCTGAAAAAAGTGATGAAGTAGATCTTGAAGAACTCCTTCGTGAATTAGATGAATTAGAAATGGAAGAATCAATCACAGAAGAAACTTCAGAGCCCCATGGTAACATTGGTGCCCAAGTTCCTGAAGGTGAACCTTTAGGTTTCCTTGAAGAGGAAGAAGAAGAAATCGACCTTGAAAACATGAGTGAGGATGACCTTAAAAAATTCATTGAAAGTGTAATCGCTGATATGGTAGCCGCTGGGGAACTAGAAGGTGAAATTGACGGTGAAGAAGGCGATGAAGAAGAAGGTGAAGAAGATGAAGAAGAAGTTGAAGACTACAAGAAAATGGAAGAAAACTACAAAATGGAAAAAAAACCAATAAATGAAGTTGATATGGTTTCTGCTATGGCTATAACTAGTGGTATTATTGCCGCTGTTTTTTCTATGGGACTTGTTAAAGCATCTTCTGATGAAAAGAAAGACATTGAAGCTGAAGCTGAAAGATTAGTTAAAACTGGAAAAACTGCTGAGGATGCTGCTACAATGGCTATTGCTTCCGTTAAGGAAAAAGGTAGTAAAGCATATGGTACTGGCACTAAAGCTGCTGGCAATGCTGGATCTGCTTTTGCTGAATCTGAAATGGAAGAAATGAAAGGTGAACTTGAAGAAGCTTATAGCACTATCAAAACCATTAAAACTGAGCTTCAAGAAGTTAACTTGTTCAACGCTAAATTACTTTACACCAATAAAATCTTCAAAGCTAAAAACTTGACTGAAAGTCAAAAAGTAAAAGTATTGGCTGCTTTTGACAAAGCTGCTAGTGTAAATGAAGCTAAATTAGTATTTGAAACCTTATCTGAAGGATTTAAAGAAAAGAAATCTTCTGTTAACGAATCAATGTTAAGAGGATCTGCTTCTAAAGTAACTGGTGTTGTTGAAAAGAAACCAATCATGGAAGTAAATGATCAATTTACCCGCTGGCAAAAATTAGCAGGTATTAAGTAAAAAACAAAACAAAAAACAAAAAAAAAAACAATTTAAAAAAATGTCAAACGTACAACAATTACTCGAAAGCGCAGCTGGTTCTTGGAAGAATTTCCAAAGTGACGCTGCTAAATTGGCCGGCAAATGGTCAAAAACTGGATTGTTGGAAGGATTAGTAGAAGTTGACAAAAATAATATGTCAATCTTGTTAGAAAACCAGGCCAAGCAATTGGTAACTGAATCTAACCAAATCGCTTCTAACTCTTATTTCACATCAGGTGGTCAAGGTGAAAACTGGGCTGGTATTGCTTTGCCTTTAGTTCGTAAAGTATTCGGAACTATCGTTGCTAAAGAATTCGTTTCAGTTCAACCTATGAACATGCCTTCTGGTCTTGTGTTCTTCTTGGATTTCCAATATGGTAACACTAAGAATCCTTACACTACTGGTCAGTCTTTGTACGGTAACCGTAACACTGCTTCTCAGTTCCCATTCTCTACTCCTGCCGCTGAAGGTGGTTTGTATGGTGGTCCTGAAGGTCGTTTCACTTACGCTACTAACCAATTCTCAGCTTCTTTCCAAGCTACTGCTTCTATAGCTAACGCTTTAACTACAGTTGGTGCTGGTACTGGTTCTATCGTTTCTGCTTCATGGGCTGAATTGAATTTCGATTCTGACTACTCAGCTTCTGTAGCTGCTGGTCGTATCTACAAAGTAACTATGACTGCTTCTAACGCTGCTTTACCAAGCTTCGATATGAATGCCGTTCGTGGTTTCGTTCCTACTTCAGGTTCAAACTTCACAGCTACTACTTTGTTGCCTGCGTTCACTAACTTTAACTACACTGCTGGTACTATTGCTTTCTTCTTTACTGCTTCTGCAAACTTTGCTTCTACTCCTCAATCAGGATCTATTTTCACAGTTTACTATGAAAAAGTAGGTTCTCAAGATGGTATTAACGCTGGTTTCACTGGTGCTGGTACTTCAGGTGACAACGTAACTTCAGGTAACTACTCAGGTCGTGGTGATTTCGAAGCTTCAGGTTCTTTCTCAGTTCCTAACGCTGCTAACGCTGCTCAGATCGTTATCCCTGAAATTAACGTTAAGATGCAATCACAGCCTATCACTGCTAAAACCAAGAAATTGAAAGCAGTATGGACTCCTGAATTTGCTCAAGATTTGGCTGCTTACCAGAACATTGATGCTGAAGCTGAATTGACTAACATTATGAGTGAGTACATTTCAATGGAAATTGATTTGGAAATCTTGGATATGTTGATCGAAGATGCTGCTGCTGCTACTGAGTACTGGTCAGCTATTAATAACACTGTTATCACAGGTTCAACTCCAACTTTATCTACTTTATCTTCAGGTTACTACAACACTCAAGGTCAGTGGTTCCAAACTTTAGGTACTAAAATCCAAAAAGTATCTAACAAGATCCACCAGTTGACTTTACGTGGAGGTGCTAACTTCTTGGTTACTTCTCCAACAGTAGCTACTATCTTGGAATCAATCCCAGGATTTGCTTCTACTTCAAACGGTGAAGCTGATCAAATGGAGTACGCTTTCGGTGTACAAAAGGTAGGTTCAGTTAACGGTCGTTACAAGGTTTACAAAAACCCTTACATGACTGAAAACTTGATCTTGATGGGTTACAGAGGTTCTCAGTTCTTGGAAACAGGTGCTGTATTCTCTCCATACATTCCTTTGATCATGACTCCTTTGGTGTACGATCCTGATACCTTCACTCCACGTAAAGGTCTTTTGACTCGCTACGCTAAGAAGATGTTGCGTCCTGAATTCTACGGTAAGATCTATATTAATGGTTTGAACACCATCTAATATTTACCCAATAGGATAAACATTAATTAAAGAGCCCCACGAAAGTGGGGCTTTTTATTTTATTATCAATATTTATCATTATATGTTCAATATTTTTGAAGAGATATCTTGGCCACAATTTGTTCAATTACCTAATGTAGCAAGGTTACCTCTAAACGAACAAGTTCAATACTATAATCAATATTTATTTGAACTATCTGAAGCACGAACAAATTGGTTATCATATCAAAATAAAGGACCAATTCCTCCACCTACACCTATTGAATCAGGATTTTTATTACAAGAAGATTTATTTGATTTATTACAAGAAGATGGAAGTAATATTATAATCACTACACTACCTTAACTATGCCTAATTTACCAATATCCGGATTACCTTCAGCATCTGTTCCTACAGGAGTAGATGTATTACCTATTGTACAAGGAGGTATTACTAGTCAAATTACTTATAGCAATTTAACAAGTAACTTTGTAACAAATTCTCAAACTAGTTCGTTTGTAACAAATTCTCAAACAGGATCTTTTGTAACAAATTCTCAAACTAGTTCGTTTGTAACAAATTCTCAAACAGGATCTTTTGTAACAAATTCTCAAACAGGATCTTTTATAACAAACTCTCAAACTAGTTCATTTGTAACAACTTCTAGTTTTAACACTTATACTAGTTCAATCCAATCCTATTACTTATCTGCTTATCATACAGCATCGTTAACAGCTTCTGTTCAGAATACTCCGTATTCAATGTCTTTTAGCACAACCGATTTTTCTAATGGGATAACTATAGGAGGACCTATTAGAAATCAAATTCAGATAGCTAATGCTGGTGTTTATGATATTCAATTTTCAGCTCAAATAGATAAAACAAGTGGTACTACAGTAAGTAGTTATATATGGTTAGCAAAAAATGGAGAAGATGTTCCTGATTCTAATACACAAATTACTTTAGCAGGAGGAGCAAACGATGCTCAAGTAGCAGCTTGGAATTTTTATGTGTCTGCCTCTGCTGGGGATTATTATGAATTAAGATATGGAGCTACTCAAACTAATTTCCGAATCCATTACAATACATCAGCTGTCATAGGACCAAATGTCCCTTCAGTTATATTAACAGTAGGAAGAATAGCATAAAAATAAAATACTTTAAAGAGAGGCCTAGAGTTTTCTAGGCCTTTTTTACTTATAGGCACCTAGCTAATATTTATACGTAACAGTTATAAAGTATATTTTATGAAAGAAACCCCAAGTCAGTTGCCATTTCAAAGTTATGTAATGAACTTCCCTTTTACCTTATCAACATCTGATCCAAATAATATTTGGATGCAAGAATTAACAGATGAGGAATTAACAGTTAACAAGCCTAAAGCTTATAAACAATTTATGGATCTATATCAGTTTATGGCTGGTGGATCTTTAGTTCATTTATTGCCTTCAGAAGGCAAATTCCAGGACCAAGTTTATGTAGCTAATTTGGGTATTTCTTTACCTCATATTAAAAATGAGAACCATATTATTTTATCTAACTTTACTTCTGACCCTCGTAAAGGTGAAGAGTTAGTTGGTGAAAAGTTCTTTAACATGATGGGTTATAAGACAGCTATTTCTCCTTACAAGTGGGAAGGTGAGGCTGATTTGAAATATCTTTATGGTAACAAATACATTGGTGGTTATGGTATCCGTTCAAACATTAAAGCCTATGAGTGGATGGAGGAACAATACAACATGGATATTATTAAAGTAGCTATGGTTGATGAGTACTTGTATCACTTAGACTGTTCTATCTTTGCTTTAAATCAAGACCAAACTTTGATTTGTACTGAACTATTTGACCCTGAAGAAATTGCTGAACTAGAAAAACATACTGATATTATTAATATTGATGTTGATGATGCTTTAGGTGGATTAACTAATTCAGTTAAGTATGGTAATATGATTTTATGTGCCTCTAATATCTCAGAAATGAAAAAGTCACATGAATACTATGAAGGTGAGGTTCATAAACTTAAAACATTAGAAAAGATTTGTGGTGATGCTGGTATGGAACCTGTTATCTTTAACTTGTCTGAGTATATGAAATCGGGTGCTATGTTGTCTTGCATGGTTATGCATTTAAACCGAGTAGATCATTTAAAAACGTTACTATAATGGCACAAACGTTAACAGAGTGGTTGAATGGTGAGGTAAAACAGTTACAAAAATTACCTGTAGGTGAATTATCTAATACTTTTTTCTTTAGAGATCCAATCCGTCCTAATTTTATAGACTATGAACATTTTTATAGTCCTGCTGATGGAACTATTTTATATCAAAAGTTTATTAAAGATCCTTCTGAACCTATAGTTGAGATTAAGGGTATGAATTACACCTTACAAGATGTAGTAGGTGATGATGAGTACAATAGACCGTCTTTAGTTATTGGTATATTCATGTCGTTCTATGATGTTCACATCAATCGTATACCTTACGGAGGTACGTTGCAATATAAACCACTAGACGCGATACAGTCAACTAATAAGCCTATGTTAGCCGTAGAAAAGGATATTCTTAATAAAAAGATTAATCCTGCTAACATGGAATATTTAAAGTATAATGAGCGTATGTGGAATAAAATCTATTCACCTTCTCTTAACTATACTTACTATCTAATCCAGATAGCTGATGAGGATGTGAATGTAATTGCTCCATTTACTATGGATCAAAATGATATTTTTGCTCAAAATGAGAGATTTTCTTTAATAAGATGGGGTTCACAAGTTGATTTAGTGTTACCATTAGATGATAGATATGATTTCGAGTTATGTTTAGATGATGCCATGCATGTGAATGCTGGTATAGATGCATTGGTAAAGATTAACTTTAATGAATATTTATAATAAATGTTTACTAAAATATATTTAGTTGAAAATTGTTATGATAATCCTAATTGGGTTTATATAGGTAAAACCAAAAACTGCAGAAAAAATGACCACAAGCAAAAATTTGGAAAACAAATTACTTATACTATAATTGATGAAATAAATAGTAATAATAAAAACGATTGGACTCCTATAGAATCTTATTGGATAGAACAATTTAAAGTTTGGGGATTTTTTGTACTAAATAAAAATACAGGAGGTGGTGGTCCTGCTTATAGAACTAAAGAATTTATAGATAATCAAATTAAAAGACAAACTGGATCTAAACAAACCCAAGAAACATGTAATAAAAGAAGCGAATCAACTAAAGGAAAACCTAAACCAGAGGGATTTGCTGAAAAATTAAAAAATAGAAAATATTCTCCCGAAACTCTAGAAAAAATGAGATTAGCCAAAATAGGAAAATCTTCTAATCGTAAAGGAAAATCAATAAGTGAAGAACATAAAAAAGCTATTAGTCAAGCTTTAAAAGGAAGAATAAGCCCTAACAAAAAATGAATAATCACCCCACCCATGAAGATGATATCTTCAAAGAAAAGCGTAAGCCTAAAAACCCTATTAAGTTTAAGTTACAATTAAACGAGGAACAAAAGTCAGCTAAAGCTAAAATATTAGAAAGTACTATTACTTTATTAGCTGGAGCGGCTGGTTCAGGCAAAACATTACTTGCTTGCCAAATTGGTTTAGAAAAATTATTTATGAGAGATGTTGAAAAAGTAATCATTACTCGACCAACAGTATCTAAAGAAGAAATTGGATTCTTACCAGGCGATTTAAGAGAAAAAATGGATCCTTGGGTACAACCAATCTACCAAAACATGTTCTTACTTTATGATAAAACTAAAATTGAAGAACTTATTAAGGAAGATAAAATAGAAATTGTACCTGTTTCATTTATGAGAGGTAGAACATTTGTAAACTCTGTAGTAATTGTAGATGAAGCCCAAAACGTTACTCATGAACAAATGGAAATGATCGTTACCCGCATTGGTAAAGGATCTAAAATGATTGTTTGTGGAGATGATGCCCAAGTAGACTTAAAACAAAAACGCGATTCAGGATTTAAATTCTTATACTCAGCTGCTAAAAAGATAAAAAATCTTTGCGCTATATCTTTAAAACAAAACCATAGAGATCCTATTGTAGAAGATTTAATTAATCTATATAATGACGCGTATGAAAAAGGAATTACATTAGGCACCTCAGGAAGTAACGGGAACTCTAAAAGATAATAAATATTTCCATTATTTCTTAATATTTATATATAAAAAATATGGCTGCTGGAAAATATTCTTTTATCATTGAACAAGGTGCTACTCTAAATTTAGAATTACAATATAAAGACTCGGTTGGTGAACCTATAAGTTTGGCTGGTTATGAAGGTGCTATGCAAATTCGTTCAGCTTATAGCGGTAGTGGTCAAACCTATTTAACTTTAACTTCTAGTTTAGGAGACACTTATAATTTTAATAGCAGTAGTGCTTTTTTAAGTTTTTCAGGTAGTAATGGTACTACATCTGTAACATCAGGCAGTATAGGAATATACGCCGGATGGGCAACAACACAAGATTTAGTCTTTACAGGTAACGCTTATTATGATATTGAACTAACTTCTGGAAGTGAAAAAATTAGATTGCTCGAAGGTCAAGTACAATTAAGCAAACAAGTTACTGAAGTTAATCCTGCCTAAACGAGTTTGTAATGGAGTCAAACTCAATTAATGTAATACAAAGCCAAAATACTATAGTCGTTGTAGAACCGACAGGTAATACTATTACAGTTGTTCAAAACCCTGACTCCAGTTCAGTAACAACTCAAAGTACTGTTTTTAGTCCTACAACAGTAGTACAAACAACTTTAACATTAAATTTAGATAATCTACCTAACACTGTTACGGTAGTAAATACTCAACTTCCTGATAATGTTGTAGAAGTAGCTCAACCTATATCCGCTGTAATTGAAGTTGGACAAGTAGGACCTAGAGGTTCATCTGGTACATCTGGAGCTTCAGGTACCTCAGGTACAACTGGTACTTCAGGTTCATCTGGTAGCTCAGGTTCAGCAGGTTCATCAGGTAGTTCTGGTACAACCGGTACTTCAGGTACTGCTGGTACAGCCGGTACTTCAGGTACTGGCTCTCCAGGTACAGCAGGTACAAGTGGTACATCAGGTACTGATGGTACTTCAGGTTCTTCAGGCGTATCTGGTTTACCAGGTGCTCCTGGTACATCTGGATCTTCTGGTACAAGTGGTACTTCAGGTTCTTCAGGTTCTTCTGGTTCAAGTGGAACTTCAGGTACTTCAGGTATAGATGGTACTTCAGGTTCATCTGGATCAAGCGGTATAGATGGTTCATCTGGTACTTCTGGTTCAAATGGTACTTCAGGGTCAGCAGGTACTTCAGGTAGCGCTGGTACTTCAGGCAGTTCTGGTTCTTCAGGTACAACAGGCACTTCAGGCACTTCAGGTTCTTCAGGATTAACAGGAAGCTCAGGCACATCAGGACAAAATGGTAGTTCTGGTAGTTCAGGTATAGATGGTTCTTCTGGTTCTTCAGGACAATCAGGTACTTCTGGTTCTTCAGGTACTTCAGGCTTATCTGGTACTTCAGGATCTGGTGGTTCAAGCGGCAGCTCAGGAGTTGATGGTACTTCAGGCAGCTCAGGCGCTGATGGTTCTTCTGGATCTTCTGGACAATCAGGAACTTCAGGCTCATCAGGTACTTCTGGTGCAAGTGGTACTTCAGGAACAAGTGGTAGTTCAGGCAGTTCAGGTTTATCTGGTACTTCTGGTACAACAGGTACTAGTGGTTCTTCTGGTTCTTCAGGAACTAGTGGAAGCTCAGGTTTAAGTGGTACATCAGGCAGTTCAGGCACCTCAGGTGAATCTGGCACTTCAGGTAGCTCAGGTTTATCAGGAACAAGTGGTTCAAGTGGAACCTCAGGAGAAGCAGGCACTTCAGGATCTAGTGGTTCTTCAGGTGCGACAGGCTCAAGCGGTACTTCAGGGGCTAATGGAACTTCAGGCTCATCAGGTCAAAGTGCTTCCTATATTGGTACATCAACTGATTCAATTAATTTAAGTACACTTGTAGTTGGAAATAATTTAACCATAACTACAAGTACAGGATTATCATATACAGTATCTCAACACGTAATTGTAGCTCATGCTGTTGGTGAAGAAATTCACGGGGATGTAGTTTCATACAATTCAGGCACAGGATCATTAACAATAAAAATATCTAGTGTTGAGGGTACAGCAACATATTCTTCTTGGACTACAAACCTAGATGGAGCATCTGGTGGAGACGGTAGTTCAGGTACAGCCGGTAGCTCAGGATCTTCTGGTAGCTCAGGCACTTCAGGTGTTGCTGGTTCATCAGGCACTTCAGGGTCATCAGGCGAATCAGGTACTTCAGGTTCAAGCGGTACTTCAGGACAATCAGGTACTTCAGGTTCAAGTGGAACATCAGGTGAAAGTGGTACAAGCGGTTCAAGTGGTACTTCAGGCGAAAGTGGTACAAGTGGTTCTTCTGGTTTAAGTGGGACAGCAGGATCTAGTGGTTTAAGCGGTAGCTCAGGTTCATCTGGTTTAAGCGGTAGTTCAGGTTCAAGTGGTAGTTCTGGTGAATCTGGAACTTCAGGCTCATCTGGAACTTCAGGCGAAAGTGGATCAAGTGGTTTAAGCGGTTCATCAGGCAGTGCTGGCTCTTCAGGTACCTCAGGTACCTCAGGCAGTGCTGGCTCCTCAGGACAATCAGGAACTTCAGGCTCATCAGGTACTTCAGGAGAAAGTGGTACAGCTGGTTCATCTGGTTCAAGTGGTTCTTCTGGTTCATCAGGAACTAGTGGTAGTTCTGGATCTTCAGGTAGTTCAGGTACTTCAGGTACATCAGGCGCAGCCGGAGCTAGTGGTTCAAGTGGTACTTCTGGAGTTGCAGGTAGTTCAGGTAGTTCAGGTAGTTCAGGCGAATCAGGATCCTCAGGTACAAGTGGTACCTCTGGTTTATCAGGCACCTCAGGTAGCTCAGGCAGTTCAGGAGCAGCGGGTACCGCTGGTACTTCAGGCTCTTCAGGCACAGCTGGATCTTCAGGTACTAGTTTATCTGTATCTAACCCATCACAATACGCTGTTTTAGTTTCAGACGGAACAGCAAATGGAGTAGTAACTAGTGTAGGATTTACATACGACAACACATTATTACAATTAACTGGTAGTGATTTTATGATCACTTCAAGTTTAGTAAATGGTATGTACTCATCAAACTTTGTACTTAACACAGTAACGTTTGATGTAGTAGAAAATGATTTAATAGGTTCAGGTAGTAATTTAATTGTAACAATTCCTTTTGGATATGCTTATACAGCCCATATGGAATATATGGTAAGATCTAACTCTAATGTACGTACAGGAGATTTCTATGTTGCGTGGGACGGTTCAATTACGCCAGTCCATTATGATGTTAGTACAGTCGATATTGGAAACACTAACAATGTATACTTCACAGCAAACTATAGTGGTAGCAATACTGTGATTGTATTAGAGACACCAACTTCAGGATGGCAATTAAAAGCACTACTTAAAATATTTTAATATTTATAACAAATAATAAAGAATGGCTAACGAGTTTGTAACAAGAACAGGTTTAATAGTTTCAGGAAGTACATATTTACCTTCAGCTACATCAGCTTCAAAAGGATATATTCTTTCATTTGACGACAGTACTAAACAGGTATACTACATGTCCACCTCCTCGGTTACTGTCACAGTACCGGGTTCAGATACTCAAATCATTTATAATAACGGAGGTGCATTCGGTGCAGCATCCAATTTTGTATTTAGCGGAAGTAACGTAGGTATTGGTACTGCTAGTCCTCAAAACAATCTACATATATCAGGAGCTGCTAGTTCTGATGCTGCTAACATTAGAATAGATTCTACAACTCAATATGGTGGTTTAGTTATTAATGAAAATACTACATTCAGAACTATCTTAGGGTATGGTAACGCTGGAAATATATTTCAAAATGCTCAAACCGATAGTACTGCTTTAAGAGCAGCTAACTATTTACACTTAGGAGCAAGTTCAGCTGCAACTTTAACTATAAATAGTTCTGATAATGTAGGTATTGGTACAACCTCTCCTAACGCTAAACTTGACGTCAGCGGTAGCGTTCTTATCTCAGGTTCACTTACTGTTTCCGGTTCTTCGACATTCACAAACATCGGACCTGCAGTATTTACAGGTTCAATTACACAAAATGCTTCAACGGCCTCGTTTGGTGGGTTGGTTGGTATTGGTACTACTACACCTGCTTATAAATTAGATGTTAACGGCACTGGTAGATTTGCTAGTGGTTTAGATGTAGACAGCTATATCCTTACAAGAACTAAACTTCAAATTTCTAACGGTAGATTATTTGAATTAATAGGTACATCAGACGCGTTAAATATTTACGATGGAAGCGCCGGCTTATCAAGAATTTATATTTCCGGTTCAGGTAACGTGGGGATCGGGACCACTACACCAGGCTATAGACTAGAAGTAAAATCGGGAGCAAGTAACTCATTCTTTACATCATTTACTCCAAGTGCCGGTTCAGGTGCTATTAGTATTTATCAAGATTCTAATAACCACCCATCTATATATGGGGCAAATGCCTCTGGTACTGTAAATATAGTATTAAATACAAACGGAGTTTCTTACTTACAGGGAGGTAATGTTATTGTTGGAGGATCTAATGATGACGGAGCTACCTTCCAGGTAAAAGGAAATATAACTGCAACCTCATTCACAGGTTCATTTTCCGGTAGTATTGCAGCACCTGGTTCTACTACTCAGGTACTCTTTAATAGTGGCGGTGCATTAGCAGCCGCTTCTAATTTTGTATTTAGCGGGAGTAATGTAGGTATTGGTACTACAAGTCCTGTCTACAAATTTGATGTAAGAGGACAAGGTTATTTTGCTACAGTTGCTAATACAAACCAATTAACATTAGGTGATACAACTAACGGTACTATAGCAGCTATTTCTCAAACTAATGAGAATTTATCGTTTTTAACTGGTGCTAGTACTACTAGATTATTTATATCATCTTCAGGTAACATAGGTATTGGTACTACTACGCCATCACAAAAACTAGACGTTCAAGGTGATATTAGTGTAGGAGTTTCTGGAGCAACAACCGTCCACACTTATTATAATAGTACAACAAGAAACCAAATTGTTTATACAAACAATTCATCTTTTGAATTCCACGAAGGAGCAAGCGAAAGAGTTAGAATCGCTGCTGGAGGTAGTGTAGGTATCGGGACTAGCAGTCCAGGAGCAAAACTGAACGTGCGTGGTGGAAATATTCTTATTGATAACACTACGCTCCTTCAATGGGGTTATGGTGATGGAACTACCTACATATATGGTGATGCATCTAACCCAACGGGTTCACTAAAACTTGGCACAGCAAATGCAGACCGATTAACCGTTACCTACGCAGGTAACGTAGGTATTGGCATAACTAGTCCATCTACTAAATTAGAAGTAGAATCATCTCCAAGTAATTCATCAATTAGGACAGGTGGACTAGAGATGCAATCTTACGCGGTCAATAATGGCTGGTATGCAGAGAACTTATACTTTAACGGAGCAACCTGGCGACTAAGGAATACTGGATTTGCTACGCAAATGTATATGCAGGATGGGACAATAGATTTCAATAGGGTTGCAACGGGCGCTGCAGGTACTGCAGCTACTTTGTTGACAACAATGAGATTGGCTGCTAACGGCAATGTCGGAATAGGGACTACCACCCCATCTAACACACTTCAAGTAGCAGGTGGTGTAACAGCAACCTCATTCACAGGTTCATTCTCAGGTTCAGTATCAGCTCCAGGTTCAACAACACAAATTGTATACAATAGCGGTGGTGCATTAGCAGCCGATAGTGGATTGGTGTATAGTGGAAGTAGGGTTGGTATTGGTACTACTAGTCCTGCTAATAATCTTCACATATACGGTACCGGTGACCAAATTATAAAGATTGAGAACTCAGGTACATATTTAATGTATGCAGGTCTTGTTTCTAACGAAGGTTACATAGGATCAACCAACGCTACGCCTTTAGGATTTTATACTAATAATACAAATAGAATGTATATTAATACTTCCGGTAACGTAGGTATTGGTACTACTAGTCCATCTGCTAGATTAAGTTTAGGTGCAGCTTCACAAGGACAAAGAATAACATGGGAAGATTACAGTAATATATTTAGTGAATATAGCAGTGGTGATTTATGGTTATCGTCTAATTTTTATGGTGTTTCCGGTTCAAGTGGATATAAAACATCTATAACAGCTACTTATGGTGCAGCTGGTATCTCTGTTAGTGGTACTGGTGGTGGATTAAATGGAGTACTTAAATTCTTTGCTGATGATGCTGCTTCTAAAACCGCAGGAGATGCTTTTACACCTACTGAACGCATGCGTATTACCGGAGGTGGTAATGTAGGTATTGGTACTACAAGTCCTGCAGGTAAATTAACAGTAAAATCTCCGGGTGAGGTTAGTAGTTACGGTGATGGATTTGTATTAGAACGAAACGCAAACTCAGCTAAACTAGTTAGAATATACGAGTCGGGTGCAGACGGGTATTTAGAAGTTAGAACAGGTAATAATGATATTATTTCAAAACTATCCGGATATTCAGGAACACCTAGTTATTTTTTAAGTAGAGTTGGTATAGGTACTACTAGTCCATCAGCATCATTAAATATAGCTAGTGACGGAAATACCCAATTTACAATAACTAGAACTAACGCTTCAAACTCTAAACAATTTAATATAAATGTTGAATCAGATTCACAAACTTCAATTAGTTATGATTCTAATTCACCATTAGTAATTGGTACATCAACAAATCCAGGTACACAAGCCGGATTTACTGAACGTATGCGTATTACCTCTGGAGGTAACGTAGGTATTGGTGTATCTAACCCAACCTACAACCTCGAGGTTTCAGGCAGCGGATACATTTCCGGCAGCTTAACAGTAGCAGGTACAATCACAGCACAAAAGCTAAACGTACAACAAATTACCTCATCTGTTATTTATTCTTCAGGTTCAAATATATTTGGTAATAGTTTAGCTAATACACAGACATTTACTGGTTCAATTCAGGCAACTGGTAGTTCACATTATTTGTTAGGGAATGTCGGGATTGGGACTACTAGTCCATCTACCAAACTAGATGTATGGAACGGTAACTTAAGAGTATCAGGTTCAACAAATGAACAGTTAATATTAGATTTCGCTGCTTCTGTTGGAAACTATACATATCAATCATTTAATTTAAATGGTACTAATAAGTACAGATACATTGGATATGTTTCTGGTGATTTTGGATTATACAGCGATGTAGCTTCTTCATATCCATTATATATTAGTGCTAGTGGGAACGTAGGTATTGGTACTACTAGCCCAACAAGACCACTAACTGTAAAATCATCTAATATAGGAATTAGAATGGATAACAGTTCTAATTCAAACGCTGGATTAGAATACTATGTTAGTACTGGTACTTTCTATAACTGGCTTTTAGGAGCTCAGTACAATGTAGCAAATACTTTTGAAATTACTCCTTCAACAACAATAGGAGGAACAACATATTCAACCCCTGCATTTGTAGTCAATGCTAACGGTAGTGTAGGTATTGGTACTACTAGTCCATCTCAAAAACTTGAAGTAGACGGAGCTTTAAAATTAACTTCAAATCCTTCAGTTACAGCAGACGCTTCTGCCGCATATTTTTGGAACCAAAGTGGTGTAGGGCCTACAATTGGAGGTTTAAAATTCCAAGTTAAAACCAATGGTGCTACAACAGCTATGACTATTGATAATAGTCAAAGAGTTGGTATAGGAACAGATAGTCCAACTGAAAAATTACATTTAAGAAATGGTACTCTTTTAATTGACTCTGATCCAGGAACTAGTCCTGGTATATGGATGCCTGATATTAATGGTAATCCAAGTTTAAGAATAGTTACAGACCAACAAGATGCAAGTTATACTAGTATTATTAATGGTTGGGGTTCAAGTGCAAATTCTGGTGTTACCGTAGGAACTACTAGAGGCGATGGTACAGCATTCCAAGTTAGATCAGAAGTAACTTTATCCTCTGGATTTGCAACAGATAGTGGAACAACCAGATTTATAGTTTTAGGTAACGGTAACGTAGGTATTGGTACTACTACCCCATCTACTAAATTAGTTGTTTCTGGTTCTCACGTATCAGGACAAGGTATGTCTACCTTTAAAGGTAGTGACTATGCTATTGTAAATTTAGTAGCCCCAGCTGCTGGAGACGGAAGCAACGGGTATTGGGGCTTTAGAGCACAGGATCCAAGCTTTAATGATTTAATGTGGTTTGGTCACGTTACATCATCTACACAATCCGGTTTTGTAGTTGCTCCTAACTTTGACACAGCTAATTCAGCTTCATTATATGTAGCTAGATCTAATGGTAACGTAGGTATTGGAACTACTAGTCCAACACAAAAACTTGAAGTTGCAGGCAAAATTCGTTTAACGGATGATATTCAATTATGGAGTGCTAATCCAACTATTTTATGGGAAAGCGGTGCTTTACGGTTTTACAATAATTCAACTGCTACCGAACGTATGCGCATTACCGATGTAGGTAACGTAGGTATTGGTACTACTAATCCTAGTGCTAAATTACAAGTCAATGGGGCTTCTATTTTAGGCGGCACATTAAATTCAGATTGGGCAGTTAGTGTAGATAATTTAGGTACTACCAATGCAAATGGTATGTATGTTAATATCGGAGCAAGTTCAACAGGTGTTCCCTTTGCAGTATATAAAAATTTTAGTAGTTTATTTTATGTTACTAACTCAGGAAACGTAGGTATTGGTACTACTAGTCCAGATGATAAATTAGAAGTAGAAGGTGGTGGAATTGCCATTAATAATCCTTCAGACCCATATCTTAGATTTAGACAAAGTGGAACAATTGTTTCTGATATATTTACAGACACTAGCGGTAATAATTTAATTGTTAGGGGATCTAGTGGTGTTGGAGTTGAAATTTTAGCAAACGGTGCTTCTGAAGGAGCAGCCCACTTAGTTGTTTCTGGATCAGGTAGAGTAGGTATTGGTATTGCTTCTCCTGTAACAAATCTTCATATTAATGGAGTTTGTGGTCCTGGAAGTAGTGGAGCTTTATCTTTAGCAGCACCAGCAGCTGGTGGTGGTTGTCCTTCATATATCATTATGGGAAATAATGATAGCGCAGGAATAGCGGGTCCTAACGTTATTACATCAGGTAACAGAACCTTAGCTTTTGGAGTTGGTGATAGTTTCTCATCTAATTCTGGAGGTAATTTTACCGGATCAATGTATATTATCAATGGAGGTAATGTAGGTATTGGTACTAATACTCCAGCTGCTAAACTACATTTAGATATACCATCAGCGGCTAGTAATATTGCTGAAATATTTAGAGCTACAGATGGTGCTTTAGCTGATTTCAAAATATTATTAAACAGAAATACAACGCTTGCTAATTCCATATCTGTAGTTAATACAGCTGCTGGAAATATGTCATTTGAAACTTCTAATACCGAAAGAATGCGTATTACTAGTGGTGGGTCATTATTAATAAATACAACATCTCAAGCAGGGTACGGAGGAGTAGTTCCAAAACTAGAAGTGGTGCAAACATCTGTATCTAATACTGATGGAGATGGTGGTACTTTGTCTTTATATGGAAATTCATCTTTTGCTCAAGATACAGGAGCAGCATTAGTTCTTGGTCAAGCATATAGTGGTACTACAACAGCTACAGGTGCAAGAGTTAGAAGCGGTAAAGAAAATAATACCTCAGGGAACTTTGCAAGTTATTTGGCCTTAGATACCAGACCTAATGGAGGAGCAATGACCGAAAGAATGCGTATTACCTCAGCAGGTAACATAGGTATTGGTACTACATCACCATCCTATAACCTTCAAGTTTCAGGATCAATTGCAATAGAGAACCAAGGTACAACAACCATTGAATCAACAACATTCTCAGGTTCACTTACTGGAAATACAAACATTGCTTTTGTACCTACAGGTTCATTTAAGGCAGCATTCTTTGATTACTATGTAGCCTCAGGGTCAATAAGTATGAGAGCGGGAACAATAATGGCGGTTCAAAATAATTCAACCTCACGATATACAGACACCAGCACAGCTGACATCGGTAATACAGCCCCCGTAGATTTTTCAACTTCTGTTGTAGGGGGTAATTTAGTATTAACAGCAAACATCGCAAGTGGAACTTGGGAAATTAAAACAGCATATAGAGCATTATAATAAAACACAGTTATGGCAACAGATTACGATTTTATAATCAGAAAAGGAAATTTAGGGGTTGGTACAGCAACTCCCGGAACTAAACTTCATGTATCCGGAGCAATTTCCGGTTCATCAATTAATTTTGGACAAACTACTTTAAATTTTTATGAAGAAGGTACATGGACTCCTACCCTTGATACTACTAACAATGATTTAGGCTCTGTAAACTACATCACTCAAACAGGAGTTTATACTCGAGTTGGTAATGTAATTCATGCTTGGTTTGATATTGAAATAACCGGCTACACTCCAGGAGCAAACACAGGTACAGGAACTGTTGATGATTTACCTTATACATCAAGTAACGGTATTGCTGTATTTTCTTCTTTAGTAATTACTGAAGGAAGTTTATTAGGTGTAGGTGCGGCAGGTACCCAAGTTAAAGGGTATGTAGCTAGTAGTGAAGATAGAATTACTTTAGATTACTATAATTCAGGTGCTAATGGTTTTGGGTTAAATGGTAGATCTTTATACAATAACACAACAGGTGGTATACTCTCAGGATATATAACATATCAAGTTTAATTATGATCTATAGAATATTTATGCAATTTATCCCTGGACTAGATGATATCTGGGTTGCCCAACTAGAATCAGACGATCCAATTTATGATTATGATAATCTAAAAGAAGCAGAATTAAAAGCCGCTGAATTACAATTAAACGACCCAACAGGAAGACAATACAAAGTAGAACAGATAGGATAGAATTATTGCTTTCTTTTTTAATATTTATAAATAAAAAATATGGCAAACGTTCCTATTTGGCCTGGTTCATCATCATTTTTCCCTGGAGATACACCTTTTGGCTTTTACGATAATCAATATGATTTCCAAGTTGATGCTGATAAAGTAGCTAAGTTTTGCGCTATTCGTTTAGGTTATCCTATCGAAAACGTAGAATTACAAGCTATAAACTTTTACACTGCTTTTGAAGAAGCAACTACAGTTTATGGTAACGAATTATATGCATACCAATTAAGAGATAACTATTTATCTTTAGAAGGTGTGACACAAGCTATTGATATTAACGATAGTATTATTACTCCTTCAATGGCTAATATTGTTAGATTGTCTCAACAATATGGTGAAGAAGCAGGAGCTGGCGGTAATGTAACTTGGTTTAAAGGCCGATTAGACTTAATTCCAGGAGTTCAATCTTATGATTTAGCAGATTGGGCTATATCTCAAAGTATCACAGGTGGTATTGAAATTAAAGAAGTATTTTATGAATCACCTCCAGCAATTAGTCAATTGTACTCTCCATACATGTCTGGACAGGGTGGAGCAGGTTTAGGTGGTGTACCAGCAGCTGGTGTTTATGGGTTTGGATATGGATATGCTAACTACTTAATGATGCCTACAAGTTACACTATACAGAACATTCAAGCAATTGAAATGCAAAACACTGTAACTTTATCTAACTATAGCTTTAATATTGTAAACAATATTATCTCGGTATTCCCAGTACCTGGTACTGGTTTTAGTGGAGAATTTAGTGGTGAAGATGATTTATACTATGGTCAATACTTAGTATTTAAGTTTATTAAGTTAAAAGATAGGCTAGATTCAGCGGTAACAAATGGTATTGGTAAAATTTCTAATTCCTCAAATGTACCATATACTAACCCTAACTATAATGATATTAACTCTGTAGGTAGAAGTTGGATATTTGAATATACTTTAGCATTATCTAAAGAAATGTTAGGCTATACTCGTAACAAATACTCACAAATCCCTATTCCAGGAGCTGAAGTAACATTAAATGGTGATACCTTAGTAGCAGCTGCTACTTCAGAAAAAGATAATTTAGTAACACGGTTAAGAGAATACTTTGATTCAACATCTCGTCAAGCATTGCTTGAAAGAAGGCAAGCAGAATCAGTAGCTCGAGTAGCTGAAATTAGTAATGTACCAATGACAATTTTTATAGGATAATGGCATTATTTGGACAGGCTAGAGATATTTCAATGTTTAGATACATCAACCGAGAGTTGATGCAGAACATTATTTCACAACAGTGTGTATTCTATAAATACAATAGTACTACTACTAAAGTAAACATGTATGGTGAAGCATCTACTGGAAGAAATTTCGCTGACCCTGTTTTATTATATGCTTTAATCGCTACAAGTCAGTTTGAATATCCTGTAAGTGATTTTGGAGCTGATTTTAAATGGAATGTTACTTATAAATTTTTACGAGATGATTTAGTTGACGCTAATGTTTATCCAGACATAGGAGATATTATTATGTTCCAAAATGGATATTGGGAAATAGATAATGTTAGTACAGCTCAATTCTTTGTAGGTAAAGACCCTGAATATCCTTATACAGATGGTAATGGAAATAATCCATATGAAACAGACTTAAACGAATTTGGTTATAGTGTTTCTGTTATATGTAACGCCCACTACACTCCGTCTGATAAAGTTAACATTGAATTATCAAGATTATAATGGCTCAAGTTAGAAAACCCATACCAAAAACTCAAAAGCAGCTTTCAAAAGAGCAGCATGTGCCTACCTATTCACAGTCAGGTAATCCTAATGATTTTAACCCAACCCCTACTAACAATAGAGCTTTAAATACAACTTTTAAAGGTGATACAACTAAACCATTTAGTGTTGGAATTCAAGATATTGATGAGGCTATATTCTATTACTTTGAAAATGTAATCCAACCATCAGTAACACAAAATGGTTCTCGTTTGCCTGTTCCTGTAATCTATGGTTCACCTGAAAAGTGGAAATCATATCAAAAAGATGGTTACTACAGGGATCAAAAAGGTAAAATTATGGCTCCTTTGATTATGTTTAAAAGAACAGACATAACTAAAAATAGAGCTATTGCTAATAAGTTAGATGCTAACAATCCAAATAACTTTGGTGTGTTTACTAAACGTTACAGTCAACAAAATGCTTATGATAATTTTAAGGTATTAAACAATCGTGTTCCTCAAAAAGAATATTATGCTGTTGTAATGCCTGATTATTTAACAGTAACATATGAATGTGCTGTATTTACTTATTATGTGGAACAACTAAATAAAATAGTTGAATCAATGGAATATGCCTCAGATGCTTACTGGGGTGATCCTCAACGTTATCAATTTAAAGCAATGATTGATTCGTTTGGCTTCCAAACCGAATTATCTCAAGATGATGAACGTATAGTAAGAAGTACATTTAGTATTAAAATTAATGGATATATAATCCCAGAACTATTACAAAAAGATATAACTGCATTACAGAAATTTTCAAATAAAACTCAAATATTTATCTCTACAGAAACTACTATTCCTCCTTCAAACCTACCAAGTACTAACTAAAGTTAAAAATTAACTCTAGAGTTTTAATATTTATACGTAAACACAGGAATGGCCGAAAACAGATACAGAGGTAATAATCGTTTAGACAACCCAAACCAAGGTAGAGGTTTTTTTGATAGGTCATTAGCTTTTAATAAATTTAATTTACCTATTGTAACTGAAGGTTGGGAAGGTTACGTTTTAACTATAAACGATGATGGTGTTGTATCTTTAGTTCAAGGAGGCGGAGGCGGAAGTGGAACAGCAGGCACATCAGGCACCTCAGGTACTTCAGGTACATCTGGATCAAATGGTTCTTCTGGATTAGCAGGTTCAAGTGGTTTATCAGGGTCAAATGGTACTTCTGGTGTAAGCGGAAGTTCAGGTACTTCAGGAGGTTCATCTGGTACCTCAGGAATATCTGGCTCTTCAGGTACAAGTGGAACAGCAGGCACAAGTGGATCATCAGGCTCAACAGGTTCATCAGGAACTAGTGGTGTAGAAGGTTCTTCAGGAACAAGTGGAGGAACTAGTGGTACATCCGGCTCAAGTGGTTCTTCAGGAAGTTCAGGTACTAGTGGAACTTCTGGTTCATCAGGATCAAATGGTTCTTCAGGAGCAGGAGGTAATAGTGGACAATCATCTACTTCAGGAACTTCAGGTTCAAGTGGATCAACTGGTACTTCTGGTCTATCACAATCTTCAGGAATCAGTGGTACAAGTGGATCTTCTGGATCTAGTGGTTCTGCTGGTTCAAGTGGTAATGATGGCAGTAGTGGTACAAGTGGATCATCAGGTAGTTCAGGATCTTCTGGCTCAAGTGGTTCATCTGGTTCTAGTGGACAAGATGGTTCTTCTGGAACGTCAGGTTCATCAGGTAGTTCAGGTTCAAGCGGTTCCTCAGGTTTAGCAGGTAACTCAGGTCAATCTTCTACTTCTGGTACTTCTGGATCAAGTGGATCAACAGGCACTTCAGGTTTATCTCAATCATCAGGCACTAGTGGAACTAGTGGTTCTTCAGGCTCAAATGGCTCATCTGGTTCAAGCGGAGTAGATGGATCATCAGGAATATCAGGTTCAAGTGGAACCAGTGGTTCATCTGGATCTTCAGGTTCAAGTGGATTAGATGGCTCATCAGGACAATCATCTACCTCTGGTACCTCAGGCAGTTCAGGTTCAAATGGATCTTCAGGTGTAGCTGGAAATAGCGGCCAATCAAGCACATCAGGTACTTCTGGATCAAGCGGTAGTACAGGTACTTCTGGTCTATCACAATCTTCTGGTACTAGTGGAACTAGTGGTTCTTCAGGTTCAAATGGTTCAGCCGGAACTGATGGTTTATCTCAAACAAGCGGTACATCAGGTACAAGCGGTAGTTCAGGCAGCTCAGGCAGCTCAGGTACTTCTGGTGTTGATGGAGGCTCAGGAATATCTTCAACAAGTGGAACATCAGGTTCAAGCGGCTCATCTGGATCTAGTGGATCAAATGGTTCTTCAGGTATTAATGGCTCATCAGGACAATCTTCAACTTCAGGAACCAGTGGCTCTTCTGGATCTTCAGGTTCAACAGGAGCAGATGGTTCATCAGGTCAATCCTCAACTTCAGGTACTTCAGGTAGTTCTGGATCAAATGGTTCATCTGGAGTAGCAGGCAATAGTGGTCAATCAAGTACTTCTGGTACTTCAGGTTCAAGTGGATCAACTGGTACTTCTGGTCTATCTCAATCATCAGGTACTAGTGGAACAAGCGGATCTTCTGGCTCAAGCGGTTCATCTGGTTCAAGCGGGTTAGATGGATCATCAGGTCAATCTTCAACTTCAGGCACTAGTGGTTCCTCTGGATCAAACGGTTCTTCTGGATTAGCAGGTAGTAGTGGACAATCTAATTCTTCTGGTACAAGCGGTACTTCAGGTACATCTGGATCTAGTGGATCAAATGGTTCTTCTGGAGCAGCGGGTAATAGTGGACAATCTTCAACTTCTGGAACTTCAGGTAGTTCTGGATCAACAGGTACCTCAGGTCTTTCTCAGGCAAGTGGAAGTGCTGGAACTTCTGGTACTAGTGGTACTTCTGGTTCATCAGGGTCAAATGGTTCTTCAGGAGAAAGTAGTTCTAGTGGTACATCAGGAACAAGTGGTTCATCAGGGTCAAATGGTTCTTCAGGACAAAGTAACACATCTGGGACATCTGGTTCAAGCGGATCTTCTGGATCGTCAGGTAGCTCTGGCTCTTCTGGTACATCAGGATTAGCAGGAGCTAGTGGTATATCAAATACATCAGGTACTAGTGGTTCAGCTGGATCAAATGGTTCAGCCGGTGCCTCAGGAAGTTCTTCTACTTCTGGTACAAGTGGATCTAGTGGTTCATCTGGATCATCAGGATCAAATGGTTCTTCAGGAGTGTCTAGTACTTCTGGATCAAGTGGTTCATCAGGTTCAAGTGGTTCATCAGGTGTTGATGGATCATCAGGACAATCAGCTAGTTCTGGAACATCAGGTTCAAGTGGATCAAATGGTTCTTCTGGAGTGGCAGGTAATTCAGGACAAAGTTCAACCTCAGGTACTTCTGGTTCTTCTGGATCAACAGGTACTTCAGGTTTATCACAAAATAGTGGTTCTTCAGGTACTAGTGGAACTTCAGGTACATCTGGTTCAGCTGGATCAAATGGTTCAGCAGGTGCTTCAGGCACAGGCAACACTTCAGGTACCTCAGGAACTTCAGGATCAACAGGATCAAATGGTAGTGCAGGAGTATCAGGTAGTAGCAATACTTCAGGTACTTCAGGAACAAGCGGTTCATCTGGTACTTCAGGTATAGCAGGCGCTGCTGGTCTTTCAGCAGTAAGTGCTACTTCTGGTACCTCAGGAAGTTCAGGTTCTAATGGTACTGCTGGTGCTTCTGGATCATCTTCTTCTTCAGGCACTTCTGGTACTTCAGGATCAAGCGGTTCTTCAGGATCAAATGGTACTTCAGGAAACGCAGGAGCATCTGGAGAATCTTTTACTTCAGGTTCAAGCGGATCATCTGGTTCAACAGGGAGTTCAGGTACAGCAGGTAATTCAGGGCAATCAAATTCTTCAGGCACTTCTGGTACTTCTGGTTCTACAGGATCAAATGGTAGTGCAGGAGCTAGTGGAGCATCACAAACAAGCGGCTCATCTGGTTCTTCTGGATCTTCTGGTTCAACAGGTACTTCTGGTGTTGATGGAGGTTCAGGCGTTTCAAGTACTTCTGGTACTAGTGGATCATCAGGGTCAACAGGTTCAAATGGAACAGCAGGCCCTTCAGGTACATCCTTTACTTCCGGTACTTCAGGTTCAAGTGGATCAACAGGTTCTAATGGAACTGCAGGTCCTTCTGGATCTTCTAATACATCAGGAACATCTGGTTCTTCTGGATCAACAGGATCAAATGGTACAGCAGGTCCATCAGGTTCATCTAACACTTCTGGCACTTCAGGTTCTAGTGGATCATCTGGTTCAAGCGGAACATCCGGATTAGCAGGAGCTAGTGGTATATCTAATACATCTGGAACTTCAGGTTCAGCTGGTTCAAATGGATCATCAGGTGCAGCAGGTAATTCAGGAGCATCATCTACTTCAGGTACAAGCGGTACTTCAGGATCAACCGGTTCTAATGGTACAGCAGGTCCATCTGGATCCTCCAATACTTCCGGCACTTCTGGAACTAGTGGTTCTACAGGCTCAAGTGGTACAGCAGGGAACTCAGGTTTATCTAACACATCAGGTACTAGTGGTTCTACTGGTTCTAATGGAACGGCTGGAGCTTCAGGCTCTTCTAATACTTCTGGAACTTCTGGCTCAACTGGTTCTAATGGAACAGCAGGTGCCTCTGGAAGTTCAACAACCTCAGGAACAAGTGGTACATCCGGTTCTTCAGGTACTTCTGGTATAGCAGGTGCTGCTGGTCTTTCAGCAGTAAGTGCCACTTCTGGTACTTCAGGTTCATCAGGATCTAACGGTACAGCAGGCGCTTCTGGTTCTTCAAGTTCATCAGGAACATCTGGTTCTTCTGGATCAACAGGATCAAATGGTACAGCAGGTCCATCAGGTTCATCTAACACTTCTGGCACTTCAGGTTCAAGCGGATCTACAGGTTCAAATGGAACCGCAGGCCCTTCAGGTTCATCTAATACTTCAGGAACATCTGGCTCAAGTGGTTCGTCTGGAAGTACAGGTACATCAGGAGTAGATGGTGGTTCAGGTGTATCAAGTACATCAGGAACTAGTGGTTCTTCAGGTTCAACAGGTTCTAATGGAACCGCTGGCCCTTCAGGATCTTCAAACACATCAGGTACTGCTGGTTCTAGTGGTTCAACAGGATCAAATGGTACAGCCGGTCCTTCTGGATCCTCAAACACTTCTGGTACTTCAGGCTCAAGTGGTTCTTCAGGCTCAAGTGGTACTTCAGGACTAGCAGGAGCAAGTGGTTTATCAAATACTTCTGGCACTTCAGGTTCAGCAGGTTCAAACGGAACAGCAGGAGCCTCAGGATCTTCTAACACTTCAGGAACTTCAGGTACGAATGGATCAAATGGTACTTCTGGAGCGGCAGGAGCTTCAGGAGCGTCTCAAACTTCAGGCACATCAGGCACATCCGGTAGCTCTGGTACTTCAGGTATAGCAGGGGCTGCTGGTTTATCTGCAGTAAGCGGTACTTCAGGTACAAGCGGTTCAGCTGGTACTTCAGGTTTATCATTTAATGGTACTTCTGGTATTAGTGGTGGTACGTTTACTAATCAACCTGATTATCTAGTTAGAACTACAAGTACAACTCAAATACAAAGTGTATCTTTCCTATATGCTGATGTTACAAATAGTAGATTAGGAATTGGTACAGCATCTCCCGGATATCCTCTAGATGTTTCTGGTCAAATTAATGCTTCAACTGGATATTCTATAGGAGCAGCTCCTGGATATACTGGAGTTATAAACATCCCAATGAACCCTCCAGGAACTCAAAACATAAATGTTGTAGGAGGAATAATTACTGGTGTTTTCTAAGATAGTTTGGATATTTAAATTATTTTTCATATATTTATTGATATAAACTGTTATTAAAATAAATTTATGGCTACAAAAAAATTAACTAAAAAAGAGATTGACGCTCTTAAAGAAATCCAACAAAAAAACACTGCTCTTGTAAATGAATTTGGTAATCTTAGAATTGCTAAATTGCAACTTGAAGCTAGAGAAACTGAACTTGTTAAATTCTTTAATGATTTAAAAGAAGAAGAATCTGAAATGGGTAAAACTCTTTCTGACAAGTATGGTGCTGGTACTATCAACATTGAAAGTGGTGAATTTATCCCTACTGAAGTTGAAAATACCAAAGTAGCTTCATTCTAATTTTATTTAACAAAGGTTATGGAGAAACTACTATATGTAGCGCCTCATTTATCGACAGGAGGATTACCTCAATATTTAGCTAAAAAAATTGAACTATTAAAAAATAGTTATGATATTTATTTAGTTGAATGGGTTGATTGTACTGGTGGTATATTAGTAGTGACTCGCAATAAGATAACGCAGTTAGTTGCCCCTGAAAAGTTCTACACATTAGACGATAATAAACAGCAATTAATCAATATTATTAATAATATCCAACCCGATATTATTCATTTAGAGGAAATACCTGAGTTTTTTATGGATAGTAAGATAGCTGAGCAAATTTATACTCAAGACAGAAAGTATAAAATTGTAGAAACATCTCATGACTCATCTTATGACACAACTCAGAAGAAATTTTTCCCGGATAAGTTTATGTTTGTATCACAATGGCAGATTAATCAATATAAAGATATAGACATTCCTAAAGTATTAGTTGAATATCCTATTGAATATATTGAAAGACCGGATAGAACAGGGGCACTACAAAAATTAGGATTAGATCCTAATAAAAAACATATTCTTCATATTGGATTATTTACTCCCCGTAAAAACCAAGCTGAGTTTTTTGAATATGCTAAAGCGTTACCTCAATATGAGTTCCATTGTGTAGGTAATCAAGCCGACAACTTTAGACATTATTGGGAACCGTTAATGAAAAACAAACCCAATAATTTAACTTGGTGGAATGAAAGAACAGATGTAGATGCTTTTTATCAAGCAATGGATCTATTCCTATTTACATCCAGGGGCACAAACAATGATAAAGAAACAATGCCTCTAGTAATTAGAGAAGCAGTTTCATATCAAATACCTGTTTTAATATATAACCTACCTGTATATCTTAATTATTGGGATGATTATAATGTAAATTACTTAGACTTTACTGATTTTAGTTATAATTTAAGTTTAATTGAATCTACTTTATATTATTCTAATTTACCTAAAACTGAAGAAGAAGCAATAGTAGTTTCAACCTACCCAATTTTAAACTCTATAGTTGAAACAACTAAAGAATGTATTGAGTCTTTAAAGAAAACAGGTAGAAAAATTATATTAACATCACACTTACCAATTCCTAAAGAACTGCAAGAAATAGTTGATTATTGTATCTATGATAATAATAATCTTTTAACTAAACATACATTCTATAGTTATACTTGGTTTGATTATAGTAGTTGGAGAGTAGATTTGATGTTATCTGGAGAAAACAATGATGTTTATCATGGACCATCTGTGTATACTAATTATTACAATGCAGCTTCATTAGCTAATAGTTTAGGTATTAAAAAAATATTCTTTTTAAATTATGATTATATTTTAGAAAATGCTTCTTATATCGACAATGTATCTTTAATATTAAATAATAAACAAGCATATGTTGGTTTAAGAAAAGAACTAGAAGGCAATACAGTTATTACTTATTTTTTAGCTACTAAACCTCAATTTTATTTAGATCATTTTTTACCTATTAAAACATCTAAAGAATATGATTCATTAATGGTAAAATGGGGTAGTGAATCTAACGGATTAGAAAATTTAACATACCATACTTTTAATCAAGATGCTGATAAAATATATTGGGAAGAAGAATCTGAATTTACTAAATTAGTAAAAGATAATTTTACCCATAAAGATTACTCCCGAGTAGAATATTTTTCAGTACTACCTATTAAAGAACATCCAGACCAATTTGCCGTGTTTTTAAATATCGCTAATTCAACTGATAGTAGAAATATTAACATTACAGTTTACGAAGATGAGAATATGCTTTTTGAAGAAACAGTAAATGTTTTACATAAAATAGCTTGGTTTAGACAAGTTATGTTTGATCCTAAAAAAACATACATTATAGTTTATTCATCTTATGATATACATGATCAAACTCAAATAGAAAATAAAAAAATAATAGTTGATGAATATTATATTGAAAATCAATTACCTAAAAACGGAGTCTTAACTTTATATTAACTATGAAAATAGAAAAAACAAAATTTAGTTTTATTATTCCATGTTGGGAACAAACACACTTGCTTAAATGTAATCTTCAAAGTATTGTTTGTCAAACTTATAGTAATTGGGAAGTTATTTTAGTGCATGATGGTTTTAATAATAATCATAAAAATCAATTAGAAGATTATCTTAAAGATCCTAGATTTAAATATACAAATACAGAAATAAGACACGGCCATTGGGGTCATCATAGCAGAGAAGTAGGTACCCAATTAGCAACCGGTGATTGGATTATCCATACTAATGATGATAATTACTTTATGCCTATTTTGCTTGAAGAAATTAATCTAGCAATTACTAGGAATCCTGAAGTAAATTTTGTATATTGGGAAATGATTTTAGGAAAATATAGTAATATTCATAGTCATAATAAAAAAGATTATGGACATTTTATTCCTAAAATCCAACATAGTTATATTGATTTTGGTCAATTTACTACAAAAAGTGAAGTTATAAAAAAATATTCAATAGATAAACATGAAGCAGCAGCTGATGGAATATTAGTAGAAAATATGAAACATGAGTTAATTCCATATTTTATAGATAAGTGTTTATTTGTACATAATTAAAAATGAAAATCTGCCAAGTAAATCCAGGATGTGGAATACCAATTCCTCCACCCACATGGGGAGCAATAGAAAAAATTGTATGGGAATTTACATGCAATTTAAAAGAATTAGGTCATGAAGTAGATATAAAATGGGCTAATGAAATTAAAAAAGGAGATTATGATTTAGTAATGGTTCATGTTGCTAACTTAGCCCTAGAATTAGCAGACAAAGGCATACCTTATATCTTCCAGCATCATGACCACCATGCTTACCATTACGGTAAAGACTCAGATGTTTATAAACAAAATCGAAAGGCTATGGAAAAATCTATTTTTTCTTTAGTACCTGCTCGTTATTTAGTTGATTATTTTGAATTGCCTAATGTGCATTATTTTTCTCATGGAGTAAATACAGATACATTTAAACCAAATGATACAACACCTGTTTATCATAGTTTATTAATGTTAGCAAATAATGGTTTAGGTGGATATGGTTCTTATGATAGAAAAGGATTTGAATTAGGTATTAAAGTAGCTATGGCTTCTAATTTACCTATCACAATAGCTGGTCCAAAAAATAATGAAAATTGGTTTAATGACAATCCTTGGATATTTGGTTATCCTAAGTTAAGTATTTTAACTGAGCCGTCTAATGAACAATTAAGACAACTTTATAACTCACATACAATCTTTTTACACCCATCAGAATTAGAAGCAGGTCATCCTAATTTAACTATATTAGAGGCAGCAGCTTGTGGTTTACCTATACTTGGATGGATTGAAGAAGAAACTACATTCCATGGGTTATGGAGATCACCTCGTGATTTACAAGAAATGTTACGTGGGTTAGATACAATCATAAATGAATATAATGACTACAGGAAATTATCTTTACAAACCGCTGAAAAATTGTCCTGGTTAAATCGTTCTGCTGAATTAATAAATTTATATGAAAGACATATTGGTTAAAGAATATAGTAATACTAAAATATTAAATATTAAAAACAAAAAACCACAAAACACTTTTAATGTTAATTTTGTTAATGGTGCTTTCTTAGAAGTTTTAGGACCATCAGAACAAGAATATAAAGTTAAATTTATTAATAAAAAAACAAATCGTGTATTACATGAAAGTACAATTAATAACAATATGTGGACTCGTACCAACATTAAATATTGTGTTAATTGGCGTATAGAAGTTTATAGTAACAACAATTTAGTATTTGATCATGATTGGTGTGTAAAAGATAAACGCGTTTATATACACATTGATTCTGGGGCTATGGGTGATACTTTAGCATGGTTCCCTTACATTGAAGAATTTAGAAAAACATTTATGTGTGATGTAATTTGTTCTACATTCCACAATGAATGGTTTGAAGGAAATTACCCACATATTGAGTTTGTAAAACCTGGTTCTCAAGTAGATAACCTTTATGCAATGTATAATCTTGGTTGGTTTTATGATGATAAAAAAGTTATATTTGATAAGATACCAATTGACTTTAAAAAATATCCTTTACAACAAACAGCAAGTGAAATTTTAGGGTTAAAATACTCTGAAGTTAAACCTATTATAAACTCACCTAAAACAAAAACAGATATTAAAGGTGATTATGTTGTTATTGCTCCTCATGCTTCAGCCCATGCTAAGTATTGGAATTATAAAGGAGGATGGCAAACTGTTATTGATTATTTAAATGATAAAGGTTATAAAGTAGTAATGCTTACTCAAGAGCCTTTAGGTGATGAATGGCATGACTCTAAACTAGGAGGTACTTTAACAGGTGTAATTAATAAAACTGGAGATTTACCATTACAAGACAGAATGGTTGATATTAGGGATGCTAAAATGTTTATTGGTGTAGGTAGTGGATTAAGTTGGTTATCCTGGTCTTTAAACACACCTACAATTATGATTTCAGGATTTAGCCATCCATATACTGAATTCCAGGAATGTGAACGTGTTTATCCTGAAGATCCTAAAACATGTAAAGGATGTTTTAACCGCAAATGGTTAGATCCAGGCGACTGGGAATGGTGTCCAGACCATAAAGATACCCCTCGCCAATTTGAATGTACTAAAACTATTACTCCAGATCAAGTAATTATGTCAGTTAATAAACTTTTGGATATTTATTAATATATGGCAGGAATTTGGATGGCAACCGGCGTAGGTGCTAATAACACAGGATCATTAGATACTTTTTGGAATGGCCAAATGGCTTCTAGTAACTACAACTATGCTTACTTAGGCATCACACCTCCCTCTACTCCAAATAATAAATTTACATGGCCTACTGGAAGTAGAGGAAATAATGCATTAAAAGACTTTCAAATGTATACTCCCTATCCTGTAGGAACAACTAGAGGTAAATTATACTTCGTTCAATTATCGGCTTATACTATAGACTCTGCCTCTATTGCTACAGCAGCACCAGGAGTAACCTTTACTTCACTTAATGAACCTGCAGGTAATGCTTACTACATAGTAACACCTTCGTTGAATGATTCTACATTCGCCGCTGGATCTCACATAGTACAGTACGCTTTCACCGACGAAGATGATTTATTTCAGAATGGATGGAAATCACAAAGAGGATTACCTAATTCATCTAACCCACTAGCATCAGAAGGAACTTGGGTAAGTTTGATAAATAATATTTCTTGGACACAACCACCATTTAGCTTTAACTTAGCTACACCTGGAGACAAAGCTAGGATTGTAGCAAATATTTTAGCTTACACAGAAAACAGTTATACAATACAGAATACACTTGGTTTGAGTGCCGGTAACTTAGTTAAAGGAGCAGTTGTACTTGGAGGAGACACAACTCCATTTAGCATAACTGGAGAACCACTCTACGCCGGGATAGTCCCGTTACTAGGGTAAAAGAAAATAAAAAGTTTTATAAATAATGAAAAGTTTTGAATTAATAAATTACAATTTTGATGAACAGCGAATTGATCTTCGTGTTTATCACCCTGTTAAGAATGGTTACATAGTAGCTAAAGACATTGATTTAGATGCTACTATATACAAAATGAAGATATGGGACGTACAACCCGGTCTTTATGTATTCTTCCAACCAACCCCTAAACACGGATTTGATTTTAGTAGAGAGGATTTTGGAGGTTTTACCTTAGAATTAATTGATGAAGGTGTAGTCTTAGACAGAATCATTTTGAGGTTTAGATACACTAATCTATACAAGCATAAACAGAATATAAACGATTACTACCATCCATCATTTGTTAATTACCGAGAGTTTTTTGTTGATGACAAATATAAAGACTTTGATTTGAGTAATTGTGAGAAGGTAATTGACGCTGGGGCCAGTGTCGGTTTATTTACTCAATACATTTTAAATAAAGGAGCCAAGCTTGTAGCTGCTATAGAATGTGATGATAGAAGCATCAAGGCTTTAATTAGTAATTTTTTAGATAATATTAATATAACTATTATCGGTGAAGCACTATCTGACCGAGAAGAACAAACCGCTTTATACTGGAAGGAAGATAATCCTTTAATCTCAACTTTAGATATTCAGCACAGTGAATTTTCTACTTTCGATAATCCTAATACTAAAATAGTACAAACAACAACCCTGCAGAATGTAGTAAATACTTTAGGTTGGAATAAAATTAATCTTTTAAAATTAGATATTGAAGGTGAAGAATGGAATGTTATTGATAGTACATCAAATGCTATATTCGAAATAACAGATAAAATTCTTTTAGAATACCACAATTCACAAGGACGTTTAAATTCTATAGTTGAACGTTTTAATTCATTAGGATTTAAATGCCAATTTGAAGATGGATGTAATATTGAAAGTGAAAACGGAACAGTATTCTTTTTTAGCTAATGAAAGACATAAGTATACAGGAATTAATTGACTATCATGTTAAGGATTTCCTTATCGAACCTACTTTATTCCAGCAGGTTTATGAGGAGATAACTACATTTGGTTACTGGCTTAAAGGATTTCAAGCTAACAATATCCTAGAAATTGGATTTAAAGGAAGTTCATTTCATATTATGTCTCAATTATCAACAGGTAAAAAAGCAGCTGTTGATTATGAGGATAAAGGTAGAACAATTTGGTCTCACTATATGATGTATGGAGAAGACTTTAAGTTATTTATAGCTGATTCACAAACTGAAGAAACAAGAGATAAAGTTAAAGAGTTCTGCCCTGAATATGATCTAATTTTTATTGATGGAGATCATTCATATGAAGGTGTAAGACGTGATTTTGAATTATATCAAGAATTATTGTCACCTAGAGGGTATATTGTGTTTCATGATATTGATCCTGACCATATCTTTAGAGATGGTGCTGGTGGACAGGTATATAAATTTTGGCAGGACCTATCTTATGGTTCTAAAACTAACATAGTTACTATAAAATCATCAGGTAAAACAACTTGTTTTGGACAAAAAGAACACTTCGGTGGGATAGGAATCTGGAAACCATGAAATTTAGTATAAGCACATCATTCTATAGAAGAAGCCATTTAGTTGAAAAACTATACAAACAAATTCTAGACCAAACCCATCAAGATTGGGAATGGATTGTTACTGATGACTTTTCAGACTATAACAATGCTGAAGAATTACTAAAGGAAATTTGTAAAAAAGATTCTAGAGTAAAGTACTATCAGCAGTCTAGAAAAAAAGAATGCTTTTATAATCCACAATCTGGAACAACCGGAGAAATAGTAATTCAGTTTGATAGTGATGATTATGCTTATCCTCGCATTTTAGAGGTTTACAATCACTTATTTTTAAAACATCCTGATGTAGCGGGTATAAGCTGTTATTCAAAAAATATAAATGAAAAAGGTGAATTTGTAGAAATTCAAGGAGGAGGCCACTATGATTATGAAGAAATATCTACTTTTAACTATACCCCAATGGGACGGGCTTGGAGAAATATTATACCTAGTTTTGACGAGGGTCAATTAAAGTGGTATCAAAACGATACTAACATAGTTAGATATGTTGAAACTAAAGGAAAATGGTTGTATATTCCTAGAACCTTATATGAGTATAACTACTCAATAGACACATTTTCAAGAGAACCAGGAAGATCAGGTGAAACTTATGCTGAGATTGAAGCAGAAAGATTATTTATTGAAAGCAAGTTCCCTTACTTAAACAATCCAGACAAACTAACAACCTCATTATACTACCTACCTATCAAGTATCAATCTAGAGATTTTGCTATGGGTGATTTTAATACAGCATCTTCAAGACAGAGTATACTTTATGTAAAAGAAGATATTAAGGTATATGAACGTCAGCTACTAAAGGAATTATTCTTTGATCATGATTTGTACTTTGATAGTACTTCAGATATGAAATTTGACGAAGTTATAGTTTGCCTTAACGAACAAACATTCAGTAGTCTAACTAACATTATAGATAAACTAAAACAAACTAATCCAGGCATCCACATTAAACTAAAGTTTGATGAACGTAGTAACATTCCGGAAAATTCTATTCATGATTTAATGAGTGAGAAATTCCCACTTGGTTACGGTTGGTGTCATGGAGGATATGAAACTTACTTCATTACTGCTTTATAAAGATACAATATTTATAACATATAACTGTTACTAAATGGCGAGTATACTCAATAATTCCTCTTTTATTTTTAATCCTGCGGGTAGTATAATTTCTTATCAAGAAGATAAGGTATATTCTGTTTTACCTAATGATGGTACTGTTGATGGTGCTGTTGGTGGAAATAGTGGAGGTGGTACTCGAGTTAACCAACAAGGTTATATTGAAACAGTACCGGCTAATTTAATAAATCAAAGTGAGGCAATTGGATCTAGTCCGTGGATATTAAATGATACATCTGTAACAGCAAACAGTACTATAGCACCTAACGGAACAACAACTGCAGATACTATAGCTAATAATAGTAATAATGCCGCCCATAGAGTATATCAAGGAGCATTTACAGGGTATGGAAGCCCACAAACAATGTCTTTTTCTCTTTATGTAAAATACAATAATCACCAATATTTTAGTTTTGGTCTTACAGATGATAGTGTCTACAGAAGTCAAGTAGTTGTTGATTTAGTAAATGGTACAATTACTCAAAATTTTGTAAACACAGGGGGTGATACTCTAACTTCTACAATAACAAATGTAGGTGGTGGTTGGTATTATGTAACTGGAACTTTTACATATGCAACTTCATTGATTGGAGGTAACTTATACTTTTTATGTATGTTATTAAACCAATCAACATTTACATCTGCCGGTTACGTTGGCACAGGTACAAGTGTATTTGTGTGGGGTGCTATGTTTAATACAGGTGGTGTAAAACCATACCAACCAACAACAGACCGTTTAGGTTATCCTCGAATTGATTATAAAAATGGTAAAGGTAAATTATTACAAGAACCACAAAGAACAAATGTAAACACTTATAGTCAAGATTTTACTAATGCTGTTTGGGGTAAATATAGTGTTACTGTAACAGGAAGTGCTGCTATCTCTCCTGACGGTACTATGAACGCATCTAAACTAGTATTAACAGCTACTAGTGGAGAAATAGGAACATCAGCTCCTGTAAGTGACGGATATACAACTATATTCGCTAAAGCAGGAAATGTTGGTAGATTAAGTTTATATAGAGGAAATACATCTTTTGGTACAGAATTTAATTTATATAACGGAACTATAATAAGTGGAACAGGTACAATTGAACCTTATAAAGATGGATGGTATCGCATAGGAGTTAAAATGGATGCTAACCGATCTATTAATCCTTATTTTGCCGGTGGTTACGCAGTTGGGGATTATGTTTATATTTGGGGAGCCCAAAGCGAAGAAGGAAATTTTGCAACATCATACATCCCAACAACTTCAGCAACAGTAACTAGAGCTGCTAATGATGTTGTTTTCAATTCACCTGGTCCTACAAAAGCATTTGCTTCTAAACCTGGAGTTATATTATATGATTTTGATTTTTATAATTTTGAAAGTGGAAATCGTTACGACACATTTTTATATAATAACCCGTCTGCAGGATCAGATTATTTTTATTTTGCTAATTTAGGAGGATCAGGACAAATATATTGGGATGGAAACAATAGTGGTGGATATTTTTATGCTGGGAGTTTTACTCCTAAACAAGGTAAAAATAGATCTGCTTGGTATTTTACCAATACCAATTCATATTGGTATGTAAATGGATCTTTACTATATACAGGAACATATTTTGATGCTCTTTATTTTACAAATATGCAAACTTATGCTGTCCCTGGTAATAATTTTGCTGTAAATACATTAGCTTCTATTCCTGATACTTCAATAAGTCAAGCCCAAGTTCAAGCTTGGACTAATTTCAATTCAGGTTCAGGTGGTACAATTTCATATTCAGGACCATTTACTATTCATACATTTACAGGTTCAGCAACCTTTACTCCTTCATTTACAGGTCAAGTAGAAGTACTTGTTGTTGCTGGAGGTGGTGGAGGTGGAGGAGCTGAATCTAATGTTAATGGTGGAGGAGGAGGAGGCGGAGGTGCCGGAGGATTACTTTATGTATCTTCTTATGGTGTTTCCGCAGGTAGTGGTATTACTGTAACTATTGGTGCCGGTGGTAGTGGAGGTACTATTGATCAAAACAATGCTACTAACGGGTCAAATTCTGTATTTGGCGGATTAACTGCTATTGGTGGTGGTAGAGGAGGTGCTGATCAAAATCCAAATGTACCTAGTATAGGAGGATCTGGTGGTGGAGCTGGTGGTGACTCAGGAGTAGCAGGTGCTGCAGGTATTACTGGTCAAGGTAATAAAGGAGGAGATGATCTTAATAGTTCAAGATCTGCAGGTGGAGGTGGTGGTGCTGGTGAAGCTGGTGAAAACTCTACAGATACCTCAGGTGTTCTAGATGGAACAGCCGGTGGAGATGGTTTAGCATATTCAATTACTGGATTTTCTACCTATTACTCAGGTGGAGGTGGAGGTGGAGGTAGTCATAACTTCTCAGGAACTATTCCTAATTCAGGTCTTGGTGGACTTGGAGGAGGAGGTAATAGTGTTGGATTAATTAATGGAGTTTTAACCCCTAATACTTCAGGTGTTTCAAATACAGGTGGAGGAGGTGGTGGTGGTGCTAATGCTACTACAGCTGGAAATGGTGGCTCAGGTATAGTAATAGTACGTTATTTAACTTAATATGGATATTTTTGAACAATATTTAGGGTTATGGGGTGTAGATGTAGCAGTTAAAAAATTACGTCCACATGCTCAATTTGAATTATATAATACAACATTTACCAAGTGGAATGATCCTACAGGAACACAACCTCCTACTTGGGAAGAAATAAACGAACAAATAGAAAAAGATAAAACACAATGGGATACTTCGCACACATAAACCAATACAGTGTTGTTACTACTGTTATAGTAGCCACTCAAGAATTTATCAATACAGGCGCCGAAGGCGATCCTACTAATTGGATAGAGACATCAATAGACGGTTCATTCCGCAAACAATACGCGGGTATAGGTTATACCTACGATGCTGAAGCAAATGTATTTATATGTCCCCAACCTTACCCGTCTTGGGTTTTAGACTCAAATTATGATTGGGTAGCTCCTGTGCCTTATCCAAATGATGGTAAGTGTTACGTTTGGGATGAATCAATTATTAATTGGGTAGAAGTACCTTGTATGCCAACTGGATCAATTTAATATGTATCAATACAGAAAATATTTAATGAATGATTTATCTCTATTAAATGAGATAACACAAAGCATTACAACACCTGGTGGTGAAACAACTTGGCAATATACCCAAACAGTTTATGTTATGGGTCCAATTTGTGAACAGTATGTAAGCGCAAGCTCTCCTATGGGAATGCCTATTATGTCTTGCTCACTTTGGTCTACAGCATCAGCAGTAGATATTTTATGGAATCAAGAACCATTACCTAATTTCAGTTCAAGTGAGGTATGGCCTTTTCCTGGTACAGAGTTAACCACATTTGGTAATGCAATGCCTATTTACCAAAAAGATTATTGCGAACGATTTGAATGTCCTACAGGTTCAGCACCTACCGGTTCTCCATATTTATAATCATACACTATGCCAAACCCAGTAGCTGTTAATGACCTATCCCCAATTTCAGGAAGCTTACAGACATCCAGAGTTAGTTACGGGGTAGAAACTGCCGGAAAAAATTACGGGCAAAACTACAACAGTACTAATTGGTATTCCGATATTCCAAATAACGGACAATTCTATACAATTATTTCAGATAATTATACAGCTAACTACTATGTATCTCGCTCAAACGCGGGAGGTGCTTATGTTGAAGGCGGTTTACCTGCAGTAGATGAATATTCAGCTCCTGTGTTTTGGGTAACAGTAGGTACATCTTCTTTAGATGTTATAACAATTGTAAATGGTTTACCGGATAGAATAGGTCAAACTCCATTTAACTCTGGTTCACAAGCGTTGAATTGGATTGCCTCTTCTAGTAATTATTTTGCTGTTGGGCCTGATTATTATGAGCAAATTGATGCTGATAATTTAGGGTTATATATTCATGGTAATCAAATTATTTCATACCCTACAACAGGATCTACTTGGTATGATATAAGTGGTCAAAATAATAGATTTAATTTAATTAACGGGCCTACTTATAACTCAAACGGATGGATTAATTTTGACGGATCAGATGATTATGCTGTAGCTGTTAACACAACTTTACCAAGTAATACTACTTCTTCTTTTACATTAACTGCTGTAGCTAGAACTAGTGGTGGTGGTACTTACCAAACAGTATTAGGTACAGGAGGATTACTTTCTCAGATTGGATTTTACAGTAATAATGCTTTCATGTATGGTAGAAATGGAGGTGGGGGTGGATTACTTTACACCAACGGAGGCACTATAGCTACAGGACGTTTTTATCATTTAACAATGACTTACAATGGTTCAACAGCAACTGCTTATTTAAATGGAGTAGCAACTCAAACGGGAGTTAATATTGGAAGTAATGGAGGAACTAACGGAGTACATGTTTTAAGTTCCTATACTCCTTCAGCAGCTAGTGAAATATTAACTGGGGATATAGCTCAAGCTTTAGTTTATCCTAAAGCACTCACAGCAGCAGAAGTAGCTCAAAACTACTACGGTGGTCCAATAGTAACAAGTGGATTAGTATTTGCTTTAGATGCTGGTAATTTAGTATCATATCCTAAATCAGGAACCGCATGGTACAATTTAACAGGAAGTGTTAATGGTACTTTAACTAATGGACCTACGTTTAGTCCTAAAGATGGAGGTGTTATTGTATTTGATGGAACTGATGATTATATAAATACTACATACAATTCAGCATATGATTTTGCTAATGCTAATTTTTCAATAGAAGCATGGTTTTATGCTAATATTGTACCTAATGGAACCTACGAAATTATATGTACTAGAGCAACTTATGGTGCTAATGAAAGAAGTTTTGAATTGTACATTGCTAATGATACAGGAACTCCATATATTTGGTTTGGAGTGTTCAATTCAAATTGGACTTACGTAAATAATCCTGCACTTACAAATATACAATATAACCAATGGAATCATGTTGTTGCCACATCAGATGGTGCAGGTAATGGTAAGGTATATATCAATGGTGTATTAAAACAAACTAATTCAAGCTTCAATACAGCCGTAACATCAACAACAGTTCCTGTTCAAATAGGAGCTTATGTTGGGGGAGCTGTTGGTGGATTTTTTAATGGTAACATAGCTAGTGTTAACTTATATAACAGAGGATTAACAGCAGACGAAGTCTTACAAAACTATAACGCAACAAAATAATGAGTAGATTTGAAGGTCCACAAGGTATAGTAACAAATGGTTTAGTATTAAACCTAGATGCAGGCGATCCGGATTCATACACTCGCTCACAACCTCCATATGTTGAGGTATTAGTTGTTGCTGGTGGTGGTGGAGGTGGATTTGACTTTGGTGGTGGCGGAGGTGCTGGTGGTTTAATATATAACAGTGCTTATCAATTAACTAATGCCGCTGCTATTACTGTAACTGTTGGTGCTGGTGGATCTGGTGGACCTCCTGCTGGTCAAAGTACAAGTGGAAATAATTCTGTATTTGGTTCACTCACTGCTATTGGAGGTGGAGGAGGAGCTAATGGATCCGGAGCTTATGTTTATGGTCCTGTAAAGAATGGTGGCTCAGGAGGAGGAGCTGGAGGTTGGGTTAGTAGTGAACGTACAATCTTCGGTTTAGGAACGGCTGGGCAAGGATTTAACGGTGGTATAGGAGACCCAAATACTACTAGTGGTGGTGCTGGTGGTGGTGGTGGAGCTGGACAAACTGGTCAAAATGCCAATGGGAGTACAGCTGGTAATGGTGGGAATGGAAATGCATATTCTATTTCAGGAACCTCTACTTATTACGCAGGGGGTGGAGGTGGTGGAACATACCCAAACCCACCAGGAGGCACAGGAGGACTTGGTGGTGGAGGTAATGGTGCTGGTGGAATTAATGTAAATGGGTTTGCTGCTACTGCCAATACTGGTGGTGGCGGAGGAGGAAACTCTGGTGGTGGTGGTGGAAGTGGTGGTAACGGTGGCTCAGGCATAGTTATAGTACGTTACCCAGGTCTCCCAGCAGCAACCGGAGGTACAATTACATACCTAAACGGATACACAATCCATACATTTACCACTAGTGGAACGTTTACACCATATTTGTGGAATGATGTAAGTGGGAATAGTAATAATGGAACGTTAGTTAATGGAATAGGGTTTAATTCTTATCAAAATGGGGGTACTTTAACATTTGATGGTAGTGATGATTTTGTTACAATAGCTGGGGGAACTTTAAATAATGGAAGCACTTTAGAAATGTGGTTCAAACAAACAACCAATAAACAAGTTGAATTACTAAAATATGGAACAGGTACTATTGACACCCCAGGATGTCACGCTGTTTATTATACACCTAACACACTACGTTGTTTGAACTTTATTAATGGGACAAGAACATTTGTAAGTTTAACTCATACAATTAATCTTGGGGACAGTACCTGGAGGCAACTTTTATTATCATACACCGGTAATCTAACCGGAGGCACAGCTTCATTATATATTAATGGACAACTAATAACTTCAACATCAGCAACATCTACAAATTCAAGTTTTGATGGTCCTGGGTTTAGCTCAAATTCATCTTATGCCTTTCCAGGGAATTTATCTACTTTAAGAGTCTATAGTAGAGGTCTATCAGCTGCTGAGGTTCTTCAAAACTACAATGCACAAAAAGCAAGATTTGGTTTATAATTAATATTTATAACAAAATAATAAAATGACAACACAAGAAGAATACGCAAACAGACGCTTTGTAATTTTTAACGTTACAGAACTTCCTTTAATCGACTTTAATCAAGTCTATGAAACCTCAATTGATACAGTTCGTAAATCAGTTGATAAAACTCAAACATTCGTTAAATACGATATGCCTCAACCTTCATCAGTTGCTGCTTTAACTACAAAATCAATCGAATACACATACGATGAGATTTTAACTATTTTAGCAACTCCAGAATGGACAGATCCTAATCCATTCCCTTCAGGTTCAGCAGCTTAATTAAATGTCTAGACCTATAGCATATAATGCTTCTGGTCCTTTATCAGGAAGCATCAGGGGAGGTAATGTTAATTACACTGTAGACAGTGGTAATAGGGACTATACTACCTTTGCTTCTAAAAAATGGGTACCTTCGGCAGACGGTGCTGCCCCAATTGTTTTTGTAACAGACACTTATACTCAAGGGTTTGAAGGTAATCCTAGTCTAGCAGTACCATTGTTTTATTCTTGTAATGGAACAGGTTCGGCAGCTATTTTATATACGGCTAATCGTATACCTGGTTCACCGGGTAATTATTCTGATGCCAATGTTGCATTAAACGATTTAATAAATGCTAGAGGTTATTTTATTTTAGAGTCAAATGATCCATTTGAGGGAGTAGATGCTGATAGTTTAGCATTTGATGTAGATGCTTCTAAAATGTCTTCATATCCACAAACAGGGACTAACTGGAGAGATTTAAGTGGGAAAGGCACAAATGGAACTTTAACTAATAGTCCTACATGGAATTCAAATGGATATTTTGCTTTTGACGGTACTGATGATTATGTAAACTTCCCTAATGACACAGCATTAAATAGTGACAGTATTACAGTTAGTAGTACTTTTTCTCCAGCATTAGCATCACAAAATGGATTTTTATTTGAAAAAGGATATGTGAATACTCAATATGCTTTATTTTTTGAAAATCCTACTTTTAAATTAAGGTTTATGTTTAATGGGATTGGAATGCAAGATTTCCAAGTTGGTAGTTCAACTTATTTTATAGCAAATAGATGGTATAACACTATTGTTACTTATGATGGTAGTGTTGCAAAAATGTATATCAACGGTACTAATGTTTTATCAACAACATATAATGCCACAATCCAAGTCAATAATAACGGTGAAAGAATTGGTAGTTGGTATAATGGTTCAACTACAGGATATCACTTTAATGGAAGTATAGCAAACACTCAAGTTTATCCTAGAGCTTTAACAGAAGCTCAAGTCAAACAAAACTATTTTGGAGCACCAATAGTCACAGACGGTCTAGTATTTGCTGTAGATGCTAATAATATAGTATCATACCCTAAATCAGGAACAGCGTGGTATAATTTAACAGGTAGTGTAGGTAATGGTGCATTAACTAATGGACCTACTTTTAACATAAACAATGGTGGTTCAATTGTATTTGATGGTACAGATGACTATGTTAATTTTGGTTCTACAGGTTTAGATTTTGGAACAGGAAACTTTAATGTTTCTTGTTGGATAAAAACTTCTAATCAAAGTTCAAGTGACTATATGGGAGTTGTTTCTAAATATGATGATGCAGCTGGTACAGGATTATGGATTCAATTAAGTCCTACAAATAGATATGTTGGTTTTGGCTGGGATGGAGGTGCGTTTTTAATATCTACAACATCTGTAAATAATGGAGCCTGGAGGCATATATCATGTCAAAGAACAGGAGCAACAACTGCTGAAATATATGTTGATGGGGTTTTAGTATCCTCTGGTGCTGGAGCAAATACAAATAGTAACACTACAGTCCAATTAGATATTGGAAGAATAAATATCTCAGGAAGATATTTTGATGGTACTGTAGCCAATACTAAAATATACAATAAAGCACTCTCCGCATCCGAAATCCTCCAAAACTATCAAGCTGAACAATACAGATTTGAAACACCAGCTGGCCCAGTAACAAACGGATTAGTACTTAATTTAGAAGCAGACAATTTAGATTCATACCCAGGAACAGGAACAACATGGTATGATATTTCAGGAAATGGAAATAATGTAGCATGGTTACAAAATCCTGTCGGTGGAACTAATGGTAATTCACAAATAAATTGGAACCAAGTACCCGGTGGAGGTATGTTTAATTGGAATCCTACAAATAGTGATACTGACTACTTCTTTAGAACAGATACTACTACAAGCTTACCTACAGGAAATCCTAATTATAGTATTGAGATTGTAGCTAATATGCTAAACAATGGCAATAACTGGCATTTATTTGCTTATGGCCAACAAAATCCCAATCAATCTAACGGTATATATTATAATGTTGGAGCTGATGGTTTATATAAATATTATTTTGGTAATGATTATGTAATGGTTCCTAATTTTTCAAGCAATGTAGGATTTGGAAATAATTTTCATTATGTTGAAACTTACAATCCTTCATCAAGTAATTTAAGATGTTATTTAAATAATAATTTAATAGTTAATGTTACTGTTTCTCCAACTCCAAATATTACATTATACAGTTCTGGAAGATTAGATATTGGAGGAGGAGTAATCACAGATGATAGGCCAGCTTGGGCTGGAAAGATGGGAATATGTCGGTTATATAATCGAACTTTATCATCAACAGAAGTAACTCAAAATTATAATGCTATTAAATCTCAATATGGAGTTTAATTATGGAAGAATCAACTTATATAATATTTAACACTTCTGAAATAGGAACTATTGATTATTCTCAAGTAGAAGAAATTTCACCATCTACTACTAGAAAAACTCAAAATGAATCCTTATCAACAGTCAGATGGCTTGGAGAGATACCCTCTTCAGTTAATGCTTTAAATACCAAACAAGGTCCTTATAATTATAATGAAGCTTTAGTTATTCTTTCTCAACCAGAATGGATAATAACTGGATCTTTATATTACTAAAACTAAATGCCACAACCAGTATCATATAACCCCGGAACACCAGTATCAGGTAGTATACAAGAAAACAGTATCTCATATGTTGTTGATGGACAACAGCGTAACTACAGAGGAGGTTTTGGAGGACTATCTTGGATGAGTGAAGTACCGGCAGAAAACAATGTTATCTTTATAGGTAATTCAACTAGTTTAGGTAGAGGACCGGCAGGTAAACCTTTATTTTATCCGGCTTATAATAACAGTTCGGCAAATATTGTTTATGCCGCTAATACATTACCGGGTTCTCCTAGAAACTTTACTACAACAGGTAGTGCTTATAACTGGGTTGTAACAAATAATTTCTTTATTAATAACTCGGATAATCCTATTCCTAGGATTGATGCTGATGAGTTAGTTTTGTATGTTGATGCTAATCAACCTACATCATATCCACAAACAGGAACTAGTTGGTATGACGCAAGTGGTTTTGGAAATAACGGCTCTTTAATTAACGGTCCTACTTTTAATTCTTCCTTAGGAACTATTTTTTTAGATGGTGTTGATGATTTTGTTACGTGTAGTATAACTAATATAGCTCCTACTACCTTTAATAATCAGGATATTACATTCGAAATGTTATGTAGTACAACAACTAATGATAATGCTTATCATACATTAATGTCTGTAAATGACATAAACTATCCATCAGGCAATTATGCTCATATAACTTTAGGTCAATGGAGAAACGGATTACAAAATGGTAGTTTTTATTGGCAGATAGATACCACTGTTCAAAGTTACTTAATTGATTCTTCTACTACTTATACTTCAACAAATATAGCTACAGGAAAATTTTTCCATGTTGTGGGTACATGGAGTAAAAATGGTGCATCGTACACAGGGACTTTATATGTTAACGGAACTTCTATCGCCTCATCAAATTCTGCTATTACAACTTATACAGCATCTAATGCTACCAAAGCTTATATAGGAAGTGATATTTATAATTCTTATAGACAGGGTAATATAAATAATTCTAAAATATATTCTAAAGCATTATCACTTTCAGAAGTTAAACAAAACTATTTCCAAAGTAATATTGTTCAAGATGGATTAGTATTCATGGTAGATGCTAATAATTTAGTATCATATCCTAAATCAGGAACAGCATGGTATAACTTAACAGGTAGTGTAGCTAGTGCTACATTGACTAACGGACCTACTTTTAATAATATAAACGGTGGTATTATTAATTTTGATGGAGTAGATGATTATGCTGTAACATCTAATTTCCCATCATTATCTAATTGGAGTACAGAAATGTGGTTAAATCCTAATGTTTATACTACAGCTCAAAAAGTAATCCTAGATGTGAATTTAGGAATTAGATTTGAAATATCAAATGGTTTTTTTAACTCACATTTTGGAGATGGAAGTGGATGGATTTACACTAATTTACCTTCAACTACTCAAATAGCTCCTAATACCTGGTTTCATGTTATTGTAACAGTAGATGCTAGTGTAAATTACCAAGCTAAAGTTTATGTAAATGGAGTACTGGAAAATACAACAGGTACATCTTCTGGCACTACACCTAATGTACCTCTGTATATTGCAAGATTTACGGGAGCAGGAGGATATGAATTTAATGGAAAAATTGCAAACACTAGAATATATAGTAAAGCACTCACAGCATCAGAAGTCCAACAAAACTATCAAGCAACTAAAGACAAATTCCAAGGCCAACAAATAGTAACAAACGGATTAATAATTAATTTAGATTCAGCTAATAAAGATTCATACCCCGGAACAGGAACAACATGGACTGATTTAAGCGGAAATGCTAATAACGGTACTTTAATTAATGGACCTAGCTTTAACATTGATAGCGGTGGTTGTATCGACTTTGATGGAATTGATGACTCCGTTACTGGTAATAAACCAGTTCTCAGTGCTGTAACTTTAGAATACTACTGTAAATTAACAGGTAATTCAACTGGAGGATATCCACATTTGGTAATGAGTGGAAACACGTTTATAGGCCTTGTAGGGAACACGTCTTCTGCTAGATTTAGGATAGCTATTAATCCCGGAGCTGGTTATTCAGAAATTACTTCAGACTTACTAAATCCTTCAGCAACTTTTAAACTATACAGTATGACTTATGACGGCACTACTGTAAAAATGTTTGTTAACGGAGTTCAACAAGCAAGTACTATGAATATAGCTTCTACATTTGAATTAATGACCGGAAACGCTTACCAGCTTTCTGCAGTTACAACACCCTCTTATGATAAAGCTCCTAATAAGATGGCTGCTTTTAGAATATACAACAGAGCATTATCTGCAACCGAAATAGCTCAAAACTATAATGCAACCAAAGGAAGATTCGGACTATAATTTAAAACTTAACTAAAAAACATATATTTATTAACATATGGCATTAAAAACCCTCTCTACATCAGGTATATCTAACGGTAATGTTATATTACCCGGACAAGTAACTCAATCAGTTGACGCATTTACTGGTACTGAGGGATACGCCATAACATTATCTGGTTCATTTGCATTCTCTGGAGCGACTACAGGTAGTGGTTTTTTTACTAATGCTGTTTCTTCTAGTAAAATATTTGTAGCTAGTAATGCTTCTACAAACAATGAATATACATTAGTATTTAAAAACTCAACAGCTGCTTTAGATGATTATTATCAATTAGCAGCGGATGGTACTAACGGTCCTTACTACAATCCTTCTCTTAATGTGCTAGGTGGACTAGGCGGAATGACAGTTTCAGGCTCAGTAGGTAAATTTACCTCTATTACAGGTTCATTATCTGGTAGTGTAGCAGGAACTGCTTCTTATGCTGTTTCAGCCTCTAATGCTGTATCAGCTGCTACTTCAGATACATCTACTTCAACTTTAGGTAATACAAGTTATTATGTACCTAGTGGTTCAGTAGTAGCAGTAGCTGGTATATTAAAAATGTTTGCTGGAGCTGGTAAAACATCAACAACCCCTCCATATCAGGCTGTAGTAACTGTAAGCCCAGTTGATTTAACTGGCAAAACATTAAATCAAAATTTATTTTTAGGATTAGCAGTATCTCAATCTAATCAAGTGGTGACCGCTCTTACAAGTAATAATACATCAATTACTTTTGAAAGTGCTGCTCCTGGTGGTGTTGATTTTACATTTATTGGAACTTATATTTAAAAAATAACATATGGAAACAAAAGTTTTAGAACAAGAAGAAATCCAAGCAATTAAGGATTTAAAAGTGAAAAGAGAACAGTTAATGGCTGATTTTGGTTTTATTGAAATAAGAATCCAAGAATTAACTTTACAAAAAGAAACATTAACTAATCTTTTAGTAGAAGTTATGAACTCAGAAGCTACATTAAACAATACTCTTCAATCTAAGTACGGTAACGGAAGTATAGATTTGGACAAGGGAGAAATTACTGTAGTGGGTTAATTTTGATTTTTTCTATGATATTTATCATAGAATAAAAATCATTAATTTTTAAAACATGGCAGAAACTTTAATATCCCCTGGCGTACTCGCACTTGAAAACGATCAGTCATTTATCACCCAACAGCCAGTAACTGTAGGAGCCGCTCTTATTGGTCCTACTGTTAAAGGCCCTGTAGAAATTCCTACAATCGTTACTTCATACAGTGATTATCAGAATAAATTTGGTACTACTTTTTTAAGTGCTAGCCAAGTTTACACTTATTTCACCTCAATTGCTGCTTTCAACTATTTTAATAACGGTGGAGAGACATTGTTGGTATCACGAGTAGTGAGTGGTTCATTCACTTCAGCTACAACCGCTACAGGTTCAGTAACTGGTGGATCAGGTGGTGGAGTATCTATTTTAAACTCAGCCTCAGCAGCTGAAGCTTTAGTATTAAATACTATTTCACAAGGTAAATTAATGAACAGTTCTTGCTCATTAGATGCTAGTGGATCATTAACAGCTTCAGGTTCAGCTGATAATATCAGATGGCAAATTGCAAACCAAGATACCGCTAACGGTACTTTTAGTTTGTTTATTCGTCAAGGTGATGACACTACAAATAACATTACTGTATTAGAAAGTTGGACTAACTTATCAATGGACCCAACCGCTCCTAATTTCGTATCTAGAATAATTGGTAACCAAGTAAAATCTTACAATTCTGTAGATAACCAAATTTCAATCACTGGAGACTATCCTAACAATTCAAGATACGTGTATGTACAAAGTGTTAAAACTCCTACACCATTCTATTTTGATAATAACGGTATAGCTAAATCAACATTAACCGGATCTCTTCCAGCTAACGCAAGTGGATCATTCATAGGTGCTGTTGGTGATTTATTCGGTTCAGGCGCTGATTATTATAATAACATTGATGTTGCTTCAACTAACACTCAAGGTTTAACAGGCAGCGATTACAGTGATATGATTAGTTTGATGGCTAATGCTGATGACTACAGATACAATGTATTGTTAACTCCTGGTTTATTTGCTAATACAGCTACTATTGGTGCTTCCCAAGTAACATCAATCATTAGTAACACTCAAAATCGTGGAGATGCTATTTATGTAACTGATTTAGTACCTTTTAGTTCAAGTGTTAATGATGCTACCTCAGCTGCTAACGCTAAAAATACTTCATACGCTGCTTCATACTGGCCTTGGGTTCAAACAGTTGATCCAGATTCTGCTCAATTGGTTTGGGTACCAGCTTCAACTATGGTTGGTGGTGTTTATGCTTACAATGATACAGTATCAGAGCCTTGGTTTGCACCTGCAGGTATTAACAGAGGTGGTTTAAGCACAGTGGTAAGAGCTGAAAAGAAATTGACTCAATCACAACGCGACACTTTATATCAAAATAAAGTTAACCCAATTGCTACTTTCCCCGGAACTGGAGTTGTAGTTTACGGACAAAAAACATTACAAACTAAAGCTAGCGCTTTGGATCGTGTAAACGTTCGTCGTTTGTTAATTGCTCTTAAATCTTACATTTCTCAAGTTGCTCAAAACTTGGTATTTGAACAGAACACAATTGCTACTCGTACTAGTTTCTTGAACCAAGTTAACCCATATTTGGAATCAGTTCAACAACGTCAAGGTTTGTATGCTTTTAAAGTAGTAATGGATGATAGCAATAACACTCCTGATGTAATTGATAGAAACCAATTGGTTGGTCAAATTTACTTACAGCCGACTAAGACAGCTGAATTCATTTACTTGGATTTCAACATCTTACCTACTGGAGCAACTTTCCCAGCGTAATTTTTTAAAAACAGAATATTTATAACAAAACAAATAAATAAATAAAATGGCAGTATTAGATCCAAACGAAATATTTTTCACAGCCTTTGAACCCAAACAGGCAAACCGATTCATTATGTATATTGACGGTATACCAGCGTATGAGATTAAAGGTGTTGGTGCAGTCACATTAACTCAAGGTACTGTTCCTTTAAACCATATAAACGTTCAACGCTTTGTAAAAGGTAAAACCACTTGGGGTACTATCCAATTTACATTATTCGATCCTATTACTCCTTCAGGAGCTCAGGCTGTAATGGAATGGGTACGTTTACACCACGAATCAGTAACTGGTCGTGATGGTTATAGTGATTTCTACAAGAAAGACTTAACTTTCGATGTATTAGGACCTGTAGGCGATATCGTATCAGAATGGATTATTAAAGGTGCTTTAATCACAGATGCTAACTTCGGTGATTACAGTTGGGATACTGTTGATACTGCTGTTAACATTACAATGACTGTTCAACCTGATTACTGTGTGTTAAATTTCTAATAATAGTAAAAATAAGATTAAAAGAGCTCGCATTTTTTGCGAGCTTCTTTTTTTTATTAATATTTATAACAAAATAAGTTTATGAGCGAATTTAAGTTTCCAACAGAAGTTGTAGAATTGCCCTCCAAAGGATTAGTTTACCCGGAAGGCCACATTTTAAGAAGCGGTAAAGTAGAAATGAAGTACATGACCGCAAAAGAAGAAGATATTTTATCAAACCAAAACTTTATTTCAAAAGGTATTGTGTTAGATAAATTATTAGAATCACTAACACTAGGTAAATTTGATATTAAAGACCTAATCACTGGTGATAAAAATGCTATCTTAGTAGCTTCTCGTGTTTTAGGTTATGGTAAAGAATATTCATTTACTTATGGTGGAAAAGAACATACTGTTGATTTATCTACTTTAGAAAATAAATTATTTAATGATTCCTTAGTATCTAGTAAAGGCACTTTTACATTTACTCTCCCTACATCAGGAACTAAGTTAGAGTTTAAACTTTTAAATGAAAAAGACGAGGAAAAAATTAAACAAGAAATTGAAGGTTTAAAAAAGATTAATAGAGAATCTTCAACAGATGTTACAACAAGATTAAAATACCAAATTATTTCTGTTGATGGTAGTGAGGATAAAACAGCTATTAAAGATTTTGTTGATAATTATTTACTAGCCTCAGACTCACGTGCCTTAAGAGCATATATAAAAATGATATCTCCTGATGTTGATTTAATAGCTAAAGTAATGATTGATGGTGTTGAGGAGGACATCGACATTCCTATTAATCTTAACTTTTTTTGGCCTGACATTTAACAATACTGCTGAATTTAGATTAACTATTTTTAATCAAATTCATGAAATAGTATTCCATGGTCAAGGTGGCTATAGTTATGATGTTATTTATAACATGCCCATTTGGTTACGTAATTATACATTTAATAGATTAAAAGAATATTATCACCAATCAACTAATACTAAAAATGAAGATAGTTGGACTCAAGGTAGTGTAAAAGAAGAAGCATCTAAAAATAAACAAGTACAAGTACCTACATATGTAACAAAGGCATCTAAAAAATGATGCCTTTTCATATTTATAATAAACTATTTTAAATGACTGACGACAAAAAGATAAAACAATTAGAAAAGTTAATAGCTGAGTATGAAAAACTTAGTAAAACTAAGTATGAATTTAATATTGATACATCTAATTTAAAACAAGTTGAGTCACAAATTAGAGTAATAGGTAGAGCTGTAAAAGATCTTAAAGATGAAGCAGCTAAATTAGATAATACTTTTGGAAACTTACAGGGTGAACTTGAAGGTATTGTAAAAGAAATGGGTAACTGGGGTTCAACTACTAGTAAAGCAAATAAAGCCTTTAAAAATATAGCTGATATTACAAACAGATTAAAGTATGATGAAAAAGGATTAAGTGAATTATCTAAAAAAGATCTTGAAAGACTTCAGAAAAAACTTAAAATCAATAAAGAAGAATTAGTAGATGCTGCTAAATCAATCCAAATAAAATATAAAATTACTGATTTAACAGAAGAAGCAATAAAAAATACTCAAGATTTATCTGAAGAAGAAGCAGCTATTTTAAGAGGTTATTTAGATCAATTTGGAATTATTGATAGGATAAATAATAAAACTAAAGAAAGATTAATTGAAGAAAAAAAGATTGAAAAACAAATTGGTTTAGCTGGTAAAGCATTAGATGGTTTAAAGAAAATTCCTATTTTAGGAGATATATTAAACATTGATGATGCTAAAGAAGATATGAGAGACCTTGCTAAACAAGGTAAAGGTAGTTTTGAAATATTAGGGAAAGGATTATCGTCTGCTTTTAGTGGATTAGGTCCATTAGCAATTATAGCAGGAATAGCTAAAGCAATTCAAATGCTTGTTGGGGTTATGTTTGATGCTGATAAACGAATTACTTCTTTATCAAGAAATCTTCAAATAACTAAAGAAGAAGCTCAAGGTGTTGATACTTATTTTAAGTCTATAAAAAGTAGCCTTGAAACCCAATTTAAACTTACTAAAGAAATATACCAAGCCCAAGCTGAACTTTCAGAATTATCTGCTTTATCTAGTTTTTATTCTAAAGAAGCAATAGATGCTCAAATTATTTTAACCAAAGAACTAAAATTATCAGTTGATGAAGCTACTAGTTTAAATAAAATTTTTGAAGTAAATAATGAGAAAAACACAGATGCTTTAGATACTGCTTATAACACAGTAGCTCAATATGCTAATCAAAATAAATATTTATTTAGTGCTCAAAAAATATTAAGTCAAGCTTCAAAAGTTAGTGGTCAATTATTAGTATCTTTTAAAGGAAGTTCTAAAGCATTATTTCAAGCAACATTAGAAGCTAATAAATTAGGCACTTCTTTAGAAAAAACTAAAGGAGTAACAGATTCATTACTTAATTTTGAAGAATCAATTTCAGCTGAATTAGAAGCAGAATTATTAACTGGCAAGGATTTAAATTTAGATAGAGCTAGAGCTTTAGCTTTACAAGGAGATTATGTAGGTGCTACTAAAGCCGCTCTTGAAAATGTAGGTGGATTAGCTGAATTTCAAAAGTTATTACCTATACAACAAAGAGCTTTAGCTAAAGCTGTTGGTATGACTGGTGATGAATTAGCTGATGTTCTTATACAAGAAAAATTAATAGAACAAAATCAAAAAGAACAATATGATAGGTTTATAGAAGCAGGACAAGAAAGACTAGCCCAAAAATTAGCTGAAGGTAAACTAACGCAAGATGATATTAAAGCTGCTAATACACGATTAGATGCTCAAGAAAAATTTAATTTAGCTTTAGATCAAGCTAAAGAAGTATTTACTGATTTAGTCACTGGTGGTACTTTAGATAAATTAATAACTGCTTTAAAAGCTTTAGCAGATGCTTTATCTGAAGGTGGGTCTATTTTTTCACTACCTGAACGATTTTCAAAAGCTCTAGAAAAAAGAAAAGAACAAGAAGCTAAACAAACTATAGCAATGTTCAATGAAAGAGTAAAAACAGAAGGTGTTAAAAAAGCGGATTTATCTCCTCAAGAATTAACTAAATTAGAAGAAGCAGAAAATTATTTTAAAAGAAAAAAAGCAGCTGATGAAAATTATAATAAAAATTATAAACCAACCGAAAAAAGAACAGCTATAAACACTGCTCTTTCAGGTGGTAATTTTGCAATGAGTGGTTTTCTGGGAGATATTATTGATAAACAAGCTATTAAGGAAGGTGTTATTCCTGTTAAAGATTATGTTATTAAATCTCTTCCTGAAGACACAGTAGTAGGAGCTGGTGGTACTAAATTAGGCAGAACAGATGAAATGGTTACCCTACTTAAAGAGCTTATAGCTATATCTTCAAAACAATCAATGCCTAAAATATACTTAGGAACAACAGAATTAAACACAGCAACATCTATGGGTACTTATGCTTTAAATGAAGGTGTTACAAGTTAATATGTATAATAAAATAAAACTATGGATCTCTTAAACAAACTACAAACTCAAGGATCAAACCTAACAAATTTAGACGGAGGTACTCCTGAAAAATTTAGTGGGGCTTCTAATTACCCAAAAGGTTTAGCTGCATCTCAATTAGATTTAGATGGTAAAAAACCTTTAGCTTATGATAGATCCTCTAAATATCAAGAAAGTTTAGCTAAATCTCAATTAGATTTAGACGGTAGAACCCCTAACAAATATTTAGATAATCCTCCTCGTTAATGGGATTAATAAACCTAAAAACGGATCTTAAGTCCCTACGGTATGGGAATGACAGGGTCAATGGAGGTAATAGTGGGCAACCATATATTACCACTCCCATTCCTGATAGGATTGGTCCTTATATAGGTACAACTGATTTCTTATTAAGAGGTGGTATTAATGCTGTTAGAGATACAGCCGCGGATGTTGAACGTTTAACTAAAATGTTTAGAGATACCAAATCACCAAACGGTATCTTATTTACAGCTAAACAACAATTATTATCTCGTACTGCTGTTCGTACACAAACAAGCAGTATATTAAATGAAGGTGCTTATTCACCGCTAAATACATTAGCACAAACAGGTGTTGTTGCTTTTGGTGGACATTTAAATAAACAAGGTAGAAATCCGTCTGCTGGAACTGGTGCTTTTGCTAACAATGAAAATTTATATGATGTTAGAGTAACTCCAACAGTAGCAAATCCAAAAACAAATACTAATAGATTAATTAATTTATTAGATGCTAATATCTTACAATCATCAAAAACCAATAATAATATAATCCTTAATAATGGACCAGATGTAATGACTTACACTGGAGGACCAGGTTCAAATTTAGGAATAGGAAATACAAACATAAGATATTCTAAAACATCTAAAACCTTTTTATCTCAACCTAGTAAAAATTCCTATTTTAATAATGATACTTGGGTTTATAATTCTACATTAATTAGTAAACCTTTTGCTCCTTCAACTGTTCCTTTTCCTCTTTTACAAACTGGACCCCAACCTAATTCTTTAAGTACACCTAACGGCAGCAAATCATCTCCAGAAATTCAAGATTTTAGAAAAATTTTAAGAAATCAAATAGGAGATTTAAAACAAAATGGTAGAACATCTACAGAAAGTGGAGCCACTCCTTTAGCTCCTGATTATCAAACCCAAAATTATGACCTAAGAACTAACTTAGGCCAACCAGGTCGACGATCCGGTAAAAGCTATGCTAATTATACTGATGGTTTATCATACACTGGAGTAAGTATTACATCACCCGGAGCAACCAATCTTGGATCTTTTCAACCTGGATTAGATAAAATTAATTCTGTTCCTATTTATCGAAGTCAAGAAGCAAGTACAGATTCTAATTTAGATGATTTAGTTAATTTTAGAATAGCGGTTATTGATAATAATGAACCAACGTTTAAAACTTTTTTACACTTTAGAGCATTTTTAGGTGGGATGTCTGATTCATACCAAGCAGAATGGTCACCGTTTAGATATTTAGGAAGAGGAGAAAATTTTTACACCTACAATGGGTTTACTAGAACTATTACATTATCTTGGACAGTAGCAGCTCAATCAAAACAAGAGCTTATACCCATGTATAAAAAATTAAACTATTTAGCTTCAACAACTGCTCCTGATTATAGTCCTCAGGGGTATATGAGAGGAAATATAGTCCAATTAACTGTTGGAGGATATGTTTATGAACAACCCGGCATTATAACTAGTTTAACTTATGATATTCAGGATGATTCACCATGGGAAATAGGAATTGATACAAATGGAGGTGTAGATGATAGTGTTAAACAAATGCCTCATATTATACGAGTTTCATCTTTTAACTTTATACCTATTCAAAACTTTATTCCATCTAAACAATCATTAACTTTTTCAAATAGAGCAACTGAAGATTTCAGCACTGATAATTCTGTAGGATTTGCTAATGCTTATGGTGACCAACAATTTATATCTTTAGCTAATAGTAGTGGTAATGATTATCCTATAAAAACAATTAAAACACCTGAGCCTACTGGCGGTCCAACTAACTTTACAGGAAATGCTCCTATTAGTGACAATCCTGAATTAGTATTCTAATAATATGAATAGATATCAAAACATACCAAAAACTAAAATAGATAAAAAATTAGTATATGTCACTTCTCGCTATCCAGAAGTACCAGTTACTTCTGATGATATCTATGTTTATACTGTTCAAGGTGACAGGTTTGATGTTTTAGCATTACAATATTATAAAAATAGTTCTTTATGGTGGGTTATATCCATAGCTAATACAGATAAATTACCTCAAAATTCATTAGTTATTCCTGAAGGATTGCAAATTAGAATACCTGCTTTTTATGCTGGAGTAGTAAGTGCTTTTAATACAATAAATTCTTAATTATGTCAAATATAATAGGGGAAGGTTTTGAATCATTTGTTGATGAACAAGTTAATAAAAGACAAGAAATCTTAGGATCAATTAATAGAACAACAGAACAAATCCTTTGGGCTAATAGTAAAACTAGTTTTGTTAAATTAGTATCATCAGCTAACATAACTGACTTAAATATGTTAGGTGGTGGATTTGCTAAATCTGATGAGTTAGCTATTAAATATGTTTTATTTAATGGTGTTACTGATGAAATTCCTAGAACTAATCCTGGTATTGAAAACTTTCAAAGAGCAGGAATTGACTCAAGTAGAGTTTATGATAATATGGGAGCATATGGTTTAGGAGGAACAGAATGGGGAATTCAGCCTATGCCCGGTATTGTATCTGCTAATATAAAAAGTGAGACTATGGGCTCTCTTAGAACAGGTACAGTTCAAATTAAAGCTAACAATAAAACTCAATTTGATATAATTAGTACATTATATTTAAGAGTAGGTTATACTATGTTATTAGAATGGGGTAATACATCTTATTTTAATAATATAGGAAACTATGTTTCTGATAATATAACTAGTTTAGCTGACTCATTTTTAATTAAAAAATATAATTTCGGTTATATAAAGGATGAACTAGGTACAGATGTTGTAACTTATAATAACTTACTTAAAGCTGTAGCAATCCAACGAGAATATACTGATGGTAACTATGATGCTTTAATAGGCAGAGTAGTAAATTATAGTTGGACATTTAATAGAGATGGTTCTTATGACATAACTATTATTTTAAGAAGCGCAGGTGATGTTATAGAAGCACTTAAAACTAACCTTTTACTTCCTGGAAAACCTACTTTTCTCCAAACAGAAGGACCAACTAGACCTACTACTTTTAATCTAAGTGAAGCCCTATCAGCAGGATTACCTAACACTTCTGAAGACACAATAGTATCTTTTGCTCAAAGCAGTACTATAGGAGCTGTGTTTGCTGAAATTCAAAAATTGATTCCAAAAACAAATACTATAGGGACTAATACTTATTCTCTTGATGGATCAAAATCTGTTGATTATTTCTCTCAATCATACACAACAGGTCAAACCCAATACTTTGTTCGATTTGGTACTTTTTTACAACTAATAAAAAATAGTATCATCCCAACAATAAATGATACTAGTGAGAAAATTTTAAATGTTGGAGATACTGATAGTGATAAAATATTAATATACACTCCTCCAAAACAAATCCCTTCAGATCCTAGGATATGTGCTTTTAAAAAAACATTACCTGCTATTGAAGTAGAGTATAATATACCTGGAGCTACTGGTTTTACTTCTACAACACCTGAACAAACTTTATATCCTGATATTGACGATTTTGTAATTAGTAAAGGTAATAACTCCTATGGTAAACTAATGTTTTGTTATTTTAATATGGTTTTTATTTTAAAACTATTAGAAGATTCAAAAGATACAGATGGGAATATATCTCTTGTTTCTTTATTAAATAGTATAATGTCTGGGTTTTGTAAGGCAACAGGTAATTTTAATAGTATAACTCCTAAAATAGATTATGATACTAACACTATTATTTTTATAGATAAAACATCATTGCCTGATAGAAGTACTATTATAACAAATAAAAAAACAACACAGTTTAATGTATATGGATTAGAAACTAATGAATCTGGGTCTATTGTAGGTGGTAGTTTTGTTAGAGACTTACAACTTAAAACAGAAATTACACCTGATTTAGCTACTATGATTACTATTGGTGCTACAGCAAGGGGTTATGTGACTGGACAAGATGCTATTGCTATATCTAATTTAAATAAAGGAACAGAAGACAGAATTAAAAAAGAAATATTTAGTCCATCAAATACTAAAATACAAAGTGAAAATGATAATAAAGATACAAATGATACTTATCAAGAAACACTTCGTATTTTTGATTCATTTATATCATCATTAATTGTACATCAATGGAATGAAGATTCATTTGCTAACTTTACAAATACTCAAAAACAACTTTTAGAGTATGATCAAAAACAATCAACACTAGCAGTTAAAACTACTAACCCATATTCATCATCACCAAACAGTGGATTTTTACCTTTTAATTTAACTTTAACTATGGATGGATTATCTGGTATGAAAATATTTAATAAATTTAATATTGATTCTAGATTTTTACCTAAAAATTATCCTGAAGCCATGGAGTTTGTTATTATGAATATATCACATACTATTCAAAATAATGCTTGGACCACTAATATAACCTCAGCTGCTATACCTTTAGACCCTGTAGGGACTAAACCTGGAAAACAAACATCTCCTATTAAAACTCAACGGTCAAGTCCAAATCAATCTCCTTTACCTTATACTAATGATCCTAAATTATCTGATATTAGGAATACTATAGTACGAATAGCCAGAGGATATATAGGACAAAGAGAAATAGGTACTAATGAAAAATTTGTAAGTACTGATTTTGAAAATAAAATGAAATCTGTTGGTTGGAGTAGAGGAAACGCTTGGTGTAACTTCTTTGCTGATTTAGTTTGGAAAGAAGCTTATCAAGAAGTAGGAAGTAAAGATGCTAAAATTAAAGAATTTTATTTAGGTTTGTTTAATAGTTTTACTCCTGGAAGAATGCCATTAGCAGGATCATGTGAGACCACTTTTCAAAATATGAAAGCAAAAGGATACGCTGAAGAATACATCCCAGGAAGAACAGTAATTAAACCAGGGGATATGATTTTTTATAAGCAAAGTCATATTTCTATAGCAGGCGCTGTTTCTAAAAATGGATTTGAATCTATTGATGGTAACTATGGAAATGAAGGAAATGGTAAAGTTAATTACCAAGCATTAAGAACAAATAAATATATTGAAAAATATCATGGTGGTATTAGAGGAATAATTAGAGTACCTGAATAATTATAAACAAATATGTCTTATTATCCTCTGTCCCAAATAACTCTTAACTTATATACTAATGGTAATGAGTTGTATAATGCTACTACTTTTGAGACATACATAGGATATTACTATCAACTATCTAGCGGAAAATATTTTTCAGGCAAAACACCTCAAGATCTACCTAGCTTTGAATTAATTGAAAATCCACCAACACTTTATCCTTCTGTTAATTCATTCAATTCTCCTCCAGAATATTCAATTAGTACTAATGGTGGGTTTTTAAACTTTCCATACCCTAATGATTTTAATTATAGAGATTATCCTAAATATTTACCTATAAATAGAATTTTACCTTATTATAATCCTGTTTTACCATCTCAACAAGATTATCAAATTGGAGAATTTAAAAGATATTTTTGTAAAAAAACAAATGAAAATAAATATATTGAAATAAATCAAAATATATTTGATCAATTAGTAGCTAAAGATCCTAGAATACAATTTACTTTATACATTCCTTTCTATTTAGATTGGCAACTAACAGGAACTAAAGAACAAGCAGCTAAAGTAAATAGAGATAATACTTTATTAACTTCCACTACTTTAAAATTACCTGCCTTAGATCAATACTTAAAATTTGATTGGACAAAATACTACCAATAATTTGGTTGTATAATATATTGATGTTATATTAATATCAATAAAGGTTATGTTTTGGCTAATTGAGACAGATAAAGATTTAGAGGTATTACAACAAAAAGTAATTAAGGAAGCTTTTGTTGAAATTATTCCTTACCATGATAATGTTCATCCTGCCTTAAATAATATATCATTAGTTTATATTAGGCCGTTTAACGACACTAAAGGCTATATGTTATGTGTTTCGCATAGCGAAACAGCCTCGCTTAATAAAACGTTAATAAACGCTATACTACAAAAAATAGAACGAGTATGGGTACAAGATAAAAAACAGGCATTATATTATTTTCCATTAAAATGCTTGTGCGACCTATCCCAACTCACTCCTCCGTATATACAAGATCCACCTAAAGTATATAATTACTTTTACTCCAAATATCCTACATATAAAGAAACCAATAAACTAATACCGGTAACTAAGCACTATGAGAAGTGTGAACATATTTATAGTCACGTTCGTAGTGTTTTACCTAAGGAACTACCCGATTGGTTTGATTTTTATAACAGCAAGGTAGTATTAGCATTCTTTGGTATTGAAAAAAACGGATTAAAAATAGATAAATATGAATTTGATAAACACTATGAACTCAATCAAGAATTTTATTCTATCCAAGATGATAGGATCTACACAAGTTACAATTTGGCTACAACAACCCGTAGACCAAGTAACTCTTTTAATGGTGTTAATTTCGCAGCAATAAATAAAGAAGATGGCTCAAGGAGAAGCTACATATCGAGTCATGGATTTGTTGAGTTCGATATTAGCGCATATCATCCTACTATTGTCGGTCGCTTACTTACCTATGATTTTGGCGTTTCAGATGTCCACCAGGCGTTTGCAGACCTCTACCAAACCAGTTATCAAGAAGCAAAAGAAATCACTTTTAAACAACTCTATGGTGGTGTATTTAAAGAGTATGAGCATCTGGAATTTTTTAAGAAAGTAAAAGAATTTGTAGCAATAAATTGGGAGGCGTTTAATAACTCCGGTCAAGTTACTGTACCAATTTCAGGTTATTGCTTTGAAAAGGATAAGCTGGAAAATATGAATCCACAAAAACTTTTTAACTATATGTTGCAAAACATAGAAACAGCTATTAATACTAGGATATTAATGGATATACATAAGTTATTAAGGGGTAAGAAAACTAAGATAGTGTTATATACTTATGATAGTTTTTTGTTTGAACTAGGAGATAAGGAAGAAGGTATTGAACTTGAGATAAATAAAGTATTTGAAAAATATAAATTAATTACAAAAACTAAAAAAGGTTATGACTATGATTTTACAAGAGGATAAACATATGTATAGTGGATACGATTTTGATTTAACCACCATACGCGACGTGAATAATAAGTTATTTTGTACATTTACTACTTTAGAAAGCTTAGATGATTTAATTAATGATCTGACAAGAGCTTATTCTATTATGTATAATAAGATGTTTGTTTTGTATGTTAAAAGTACAGATGAATATGTTATTACTTATAATGTAGAGCAGGGTAATGTAGAAGGTATTCCATTGAATACTATTTTAGTACATAGAAAAAAAGAAACCAATACGCTTTATACTATTAATGCGTTGAATGATTTGATAAAAAAGTTAAACGGAGGAGTGGTTGACCCATCTTACCGTGTAAACTGGCAGCACTATAAAAACTGTATTTTGTTAACCAACCATAATGAGTTGAAACAATTGAATACAAAAGTTTATAAGATTGTTGAATTGTAAAAAACCGGTTTGGCAATTTAGGATTTCTTTGTTATATTTATAACATATTGATAAACATGAAAAAAGCAGACAATTTTAACGCTAAACAGTGGTTAGTAGAAAATAAAATTACCACTCAATCTCGCTTAACTAAAGAAGCTAAAGATCCGGATAGTGCTGTATCTCAGGAAGCTAGAGACATGTTTTATGATGCTGTAGCTAAAGTAATGAAAGATTTATATCAAGCAAATATTACGGATGATGATATTATAGACGATTATTTAGGTACAGAAGGTGGATTATTAGGAGATGCTATTGAAGCATTCCTACACAATGATGAAGAGGATGAAGATTAATAAATAAAAATAAAATACGGGCCCTTCAAAAGAGGGCCCACCTTAACTTGGTTATACAATACCTCGTTCATATATTTCCGATATTAAACTAATAAATAAAAATCATGGATATTGCATCAATCAAACAACGACTAAATTCATTACAGTCGACGAACAACACAGGCAAGAAAGAAAAAATTGATTACTCAAAAGTTTACTGGAAACCAAAAGAAGAAGGAAAGTACCAAATTCGTATTGTTCCTTCTAAATTGAATCCTAAAAACCCATTTCAAGAGGTTTTTGTTCACTATGGATTTTCAAAATTTCCTATCTACGCCTTAACTAACTGGGATGAAAAAGACCCGATTGTAGAATTTGCTGCTCAACTTCGTAAAACCAATGATCGTGAAAACTGGGTATTGGCTAAGAAATTAGACCCAAAAATGAGAGTTTTTGCTCCTGTAATTGTACGTGGTGAGGAAGAAAAAGGAGTACGCCTTTGGGAATTTGGTAAAGAAATTTACATGCAACTTTTAGGTATTGCTGAAGATGAAGATTATGGAGACTACACAGACATCAATGATGGTAGAGACTTTACCGTTGATGTAGTTAAAGGTGACATTGGTGGTCGTCAAGGTCTTAAATCATCAATTCGTATTAAACCTAAAACAACTGCATTAAGTTCTGATGCTTCATTAATCCAGACATTCCTTAAAGAACAACCCGTATTGTTAGAAATTCAAAGAAAAATGGAATTTGATGCTTTAAAAGAAGTATTGCAAAATTGGTTGTCACCTGAAGATGCTTCTGGAGATGTAGATGAGGATGAAGAAGAAGCAGTAGTAGAAGTAGCTCCAGTTAAAGCTTATGCTTTAAAAACACCTATGGCTCCTAAAGCCAACAAAGCTGATCAATTTGATTCTTTGTTTGAAGACGAAGATGAAAGTAATGATTTGCCGTTCTAATTAAATTAAAGTTATTTTATGCCAAGACCTAAAAAAAGCGAATCGCTAACGGAAGCAATCTCTACAGAGATTAAATCAAACTTCAACCTTGAGAAATTCAAGGAGAAGAAATTATTGAATGGAACTGTTAAGTTTAAAGAACAAAAATGGATCCCATTCTCAAAAGCACTACAAGATTCAATTTCTGTAGCTGGTGCTCCAGTAGGTCACATCACATTATTAAGAGGACACAGTAATACAGGTAAGACTACAGCATTACTTGAGTTAGCAATTAGCGCTCAAAAAATGGGTATCTTACCTGTTTTTATTATTACTGAAATGAAATGGTCCTGGGAACACGCTCGTACAATGGGTTTCCAACTTAATGATGTAGTTGATGAAACTACAGGAGAAGTAGTTGACCATGATGGATTCTTTATTTATAAAGATAGATCATCGTTAGGTACTATTGAAGACGTAGCTGAATTTATTGCTGATTTGTTGGATGAACAGAAAAAAGGTAATTTGCCTTATGACTTGTGTTTCTTCTGGGATTCAATTGGTTCAATACCTTGTAAAATGAGTGTTGAAGCAAATAAAAACAATCCTATGTGGAACGCAGGAGCTATGTCTCAACAATTTGGTAACTTTATTAATCAACGTTTCCCTTTATCTAGAAAAGAAAACGCACCATTCACTAATTCAATGGTAGCTATTAATAAGATCTGGGTTGCACCAGCTGAAAATATTATGGCACAACCTAAAATGAAGATGAAAAATGGTGAGACTATGTTTTTGGATGCTTCTATTGTATTAACTTTTGGTAACATTACTAATAGTGGTACAAGTAAAATTAAAGCAACTAAAGACGGTAAAGAAGTAGAATTTGCTGTAAGAACTAAAGTGTCATGTGATAAGAACCACGTTACAGGATTACAAACAAAAAGTGTTGTAATCGCTACTATTCATGGTTTTATTCAGGACGATAAAAAAGAAATTGATACTTACAAGAAAGCACATTCTATGGAATGGAAAGACATTCTAGGAGATGGAAAGTTTGAAGTAATCGAAGATTCATCAGATTGGAATGAATCAACCAGAGATATTCCTCTAGACTTAATGGATGGGGAATAAGTTTGGCCTATTTAAGAAAATTTGTTATATTTAAATAACATGAAAAAGAGCGACTTGATAAACCTTCTAGGCAAAGTAACCAAAGAAGATGAAGTACTAACAAACCCTCATGAGCGAGTATTGCTTATTGATGGGTTGAATTTGTTTTTTAGAAATTTTGCTATGATGAAGATGGTTAACCAAGATGGAGCGCATGTTGGTGGCCTAGGAGGTTTTTTACGCTCATTAAATTACTTAGTAAATCAATTACAACCAACTTCTGTATATGTTGTATTTGATGGAGCTGGTTCTTCTATAAACAGAAAGAATCTATTACCTGAGTACAAATCAGGTAGGAACTTAGTTCGAATCACTAACTGGGACGTTTTTGATTCACTAGAAGAGGAACATGATTCTAAGGTTAACCAAACTGTTAGGTTAATTCATTATTTAAAATGCTTACCTGTTAAAACAGTTAGTATGAATAAGGTAGAAGCTGATGATATTATCGCCTATTTAAGTGATATATTGTCTACTAAACATGGTTCTAAGGTATTCATTGTATCTAATGACCAAGATTTTATTCAATTAGTAAACAATAAAATAACAGTATATAGACCAGCTGAAAAAGAATTTTATACCAAAGAAATGATTAAGAGCAATTATGGTGTATTAGCTGAAAATTTTATTTTATACAAAACACTGTTAGGTGATAATTCAGATAAAGTAGAGGGTATTAAAGGTTTAGGTAAAAAAGGTGTTACTAAAAAGTTTCCTGAATTACTTGAACGCCCTCTGTCTTTTGATGACTTAATGGGCATTGCCGAATCAAAATTAAAAGAGCATGTTATTTACGCTCGAGTACTTCAAGATGAGGATCGATTAAGAAATAATTATAAAATTATGGATTTAGGAAAACCACTAGTTGATGAAGTAGAAAAACAATACCTAGAAGAATTCTCAGAAGAATTACCTCCAGCTTTGAATACCAAAGCATTTATGTTACTTTATAATGAAGATGGATTAAATAAACTAATGAAAGATCCTGAATTAACAATTACCAATACATTTAAAGTAATAAACAGTTTTAAAAAATAAGTTATATGACATTACAAAATCTTTCACAATACGGAATAGGATTCCAGGTTAAAGTACTGTCTTCACTTTTAACACATAAAGAATTTCTATTGAACATTCAAGATGTGTTAAGTGAAGAATACTTTGACAACACAGCACACCGTTGGATTATTAAAGAAATCCTAAAATATTATCAAAAATATCATACTACTCCAAGTATGGATGTTCTTAAAGTAGAACTTAAAAAAATTGATAATGAAGTTTTACAAGTATCTATTAAAGAACAATTAAGAGAAGCATATAAAGCATCAGATGAAGATCTTAAGTATGTTGAGGAAGAATTTTCTAATTTTTGTAAAAACCAACAGCTTAAAAAAGCATTGTTAACAAGTGTAGATTTTCTTAATGCTGGAGATTATGATTCAATTAGATCAATGATTGACAATGCACTTAAAGCAGGTGGAGACAAAAATATGGGTCATGAATATAATAAAGATGTTGAATCAAGATATAGAGAAGACCATAGAAAAATTGTTCCTACACCTTGGGAATCATTTAATGAACTACTTCAAGGTGGCTTAGGTAATGGTGACTTCGGATTAATATTTGGTAGTCCAGGTGGTGGTAAATCTTGGTCACTAGTTGCTTTAGGTGGTTATGCTGTTAAGTTAGGTTATAATGTTTTACATTATACTTTAGAATTAGGAGCTGATTATGTAGGACGAAGATATGACGCTTTCTTCACTAACATATCAGTTCAAGATATTACAAAATATAAAACTAAAATTGAAGATGTAGTCAATCAGTTGGAAGGTCAATTGATTATTAAAGAATATCCAACCGGCAAAGCATCTATATCAACTATTGAATCACATATTAAAAAATGTATTGATCTAGATTTTAAACCAGACCTAATTATTATTGACTATGTAGATCTTCTTCGTTCAAAGAAAAATAATCGTGAGCGTAAGGATGAAATAGATGATATTTATATTAGTACTAAGGGTCTTGCTAGAGAATTAAATCTACCTATTTGGAGTGTATCTCAAGTAAACCGCGCTGGTGCAAAAGATGATATTATTGAGGGTGATAAAGCAGCAGGTAGCTATGATAAAATGATGGTTACTGATGTTGCTATATCCTTATCAAGGAAACGTCAAGATAAAGTAAATGGGACAGGAAGATTTCACATTATGAAAAATCGATACGGAATGGACGGTATGACCTATTCTGTCAAAGTAGATACCTCAACAGGGCATTTTGAGGTATCATCCTATTTAGAAGAAGACGAAGAATCATCTTCACCACAAAAATCTAATACTTTTGGAGGTATAGATTCATCAGACAAGGCACTTATTAAACAAAGATTTTTCGAACTATCTAACTAAAAAATTATTAAAAAAACAATGTTAACTACAGAATCACAAATTTTGTCTGAAATCACTACCCACCTCAAATACGCGAAATTCGTACCTGACAAAAACAGGAGAGAGACATGGGACGAGCTAGTAACTCGAAACAAGGAAATGCACTTGAAGAAATTTCCTGAATTGGCTGAAGAAATTGAAGCCGCTTACAAGTTTGTTTATGACAAAAAAGTACTACCATCTATGCGTTCAATGCAATTTGCTGGTAAGCCTATTGAAATAAACAACGCTCGTATTTTTAACTGTTCATATTTACCAATTGATGATTACAGAGCATTTTCTGAAATTATGTTTTTGTTACTTTCAGGTTGTGGAGTTGGATACTCAGTTCAAACCCACCATGTAGAACAATTACCTGAAATTAGAAAACCTTTGAAATCAAAGCGTTATCTAGTAGGTGATTCTATTGAAGGATGGGCTGATGCTGTTCGTATGTTGACTAAAGCTTATTTTGGTTACACATCAACTGCTCCTCTATTTGACTTTAGAGACATTAGAGCTAAAGGTGCTTCATTGATTACAGTAGGTGGTAAAGCACCAGGTCCTGAACCATTGAAAATTGCTTTAATTCATATGCAAGCTATTTTAGACCGTAAACAAGATGGTGAAAAATTAACAACAGTAGAATGTCATGACATTATTTGTCACTTAGCTGATGCTGTGTTATCCGGAGGTATTCGTAGGGCTGCTTTAATTGCTTTATTTAACCTACATGATGAGAATATGTTAACTTGTAAGTTTGGTAACTGGTGGGAAAATAATCCACAACGTGGCCGTGCTAATAACTCAGCAGTATTACTTCGTAACATGATTGATAAAGAAACATTTATGAACTTGTGGGGTAAAATTGAAGCATCTAACAGTGGTGAACCAGGTTTCTTATTTACAAATGATAAAGATGCTGGTACTAACCCATGCGCTGAAATTAACTTGAAAGCTAATCAATTCTGTAACTTGTGCGAAATTAATGCTTCAGATATTGAAACACAAGAAGAATATAACTCAAGAGCTAAAGCAGCAGCATTTATTGGTACACTACAAGCCTCATATACTGACTTTCATTATTTGAGAGATGTTTGGAGAAAAACAACTGAAAAAGAAGCATTGTTAGGTATTGGAATGACAGGTATTGCTTCAGGGGCTGTATTTAAATTAAATATGAAAGAAGCAGCTAAGGTAGCATGTGATGAAAATGAACGTTTAGCTAAAGTATTAGGTATTAATAAAGCAGCTCGTGTCACTACAGTTAAACCTTCAGGTACCACTTCATTAGTACTAGGTACAAGTTCAGGCATTCACGCTTGGCATGATGATTATTATATTCGCCGTATTCGTTTAGGTAAAAATGAAGCACTTTATGCTTACTTAAGTATGTACCATCCTGAAATGTTGGAAGATGATTTCTTTAAACCAACATTACAATCAATTGTTTCTGTTCCTCAACGTGCTCCAGAAGGTTCAATCACACGTAAAGAATCAGCTATGGATATGTTAGAACGCATTAAAACAATTAATAAAAATTGGATCAAACCAGGTCATAGAAAAGGTGCTAATATGCACAACGTATCAGCTACAGTAACTATTAAACAAGATGAATGGGGTACTGTTGGAGAATGGCTTTATGAAAACAAAGAATACTTTACCGCACTTTCATTCTTACCTGAAGATTTAGGTACTTATAAGCAAGCTCCTTATGAAACAATTACTGAGGAACAATTTAATGAGGCAGTAAAATCATTACATCAAGTAGATTTATCCAAAGTAATTGAGATGACTGATAACACAGCATTGATGGATCAAGCAGCTTGTGCTGGAGGTGCTTGTGAAATAGTGTAAATATTTATAATTATGAATCTTATACAAAAACTTAGAAACTTAATTTTTGGTAAAAGTAAAGTAGTTGAAACTCCTGCTCCTGCGGAAGTTAAACCTACAGTGAAAGAAATGGTAGCCGCTCAAGAATCTCCTGCCCCAAAACCAAAACGTAAGTACTACAAAAAGAAAAAAAGCAAAGGTGAGAGCGAATAAGCTCTCACCAGCTTAATTTTTAAGATTATGTTTGAAAAAATCAAAGAAAGAGTATTCCCATTCATAATTGCTCTTTCAGCACTATCAGTAAGTGCGTCCGCAGCCGTTTATAGTATTACTGGTCTCAGCATGTTATTTGCTGGGGCTAGTACTGCTGTGATGATTATGGCCTCTTCTTTAGAGATATCTAAATTAGTAATTGCCTCTTTATTATATCAATACTGGAATAAATTAAATAAAATACTAAGAATTTATTTAACTATAGCAGCTGTTATTTTAATATTAATTACATCAGCGGGTATCTATGGTTATTTATCTTCAGCTTACCAAAAAACAGCTGACCAAACTAGTATTGTTGATTCTAGAGTAGCATCTTTAGAAACTAAAAAGAAATTATATGAAAATACTAGAGCAGGTATTTTACAAGAAAAACAATCCTTATCTGAATTAAAAGGTAGCTTATCTAAAGGATCAACAACCCAATTTACAGATCGTAAAGGTAATTTAGTAGTAAGATCTAACAATGCTTCTATTAAACAAATTGAGAATGCCTCTAAATCAGATGATAAATTATCTTCTAAATTAGATATAATAAATGACTCTATTTTTTCAATTGAGTCTAAAATATTAGAAGTTAAAACTAATGCTACAGCGACTAGTGAGTTAGGTCCTTTAAAATATTTAAGTGCTCTTACTGGTGTTACTATGGACCGAATCATTAACTGGTATATATTAGTTATTATATTTGTATTTGATCCATTAGCTATTGCTCTTGTTATAGCCGCTAACTTTGCATTTGCTCAATTACGTAAGACACCTATAAACAAACTAACAGATGAAGATAAAGAATGGTTAGAAGCTGAGTTAGGTGAAAATGATATTTTAGAGGAAGAAGAAAAACAATATGAAATCTATAAAGAAAAAGATAAAGAATATTATAAAAATAAATTAGATTTAGATGGAGATGGTATTGTTGAGGAAGAAGAACTTAAAGAAGTATTTGATAAAGCAGATACTAATGATGATGGGATTATAGATGAGGAAGAAGCTAAAGCAGCTAACCTAAACATAAAAGACACTCAACAACTTAATCAGTATATGGAAGCTATTAATAAACTAGAAGATGTAACTAATAGTTTTACTACAGCTGAAAACTGGAAAAAAGAAAAAGTTTTAAATGAAGTAAGTAATCTAAAAGACTTACTAACAAAACAATTCCAGTCTAAAAAAGATGATAATACTATAACTTATTTTTAATCTCTTGTTTGGCCTTGTTAGATTTTGATGTTATATTTATAGCATAATAAAAATAAAGGTTATGATTTATAAAACTCTAAAACATATTGATTTCCAAGCCGCTCAGGAGCTTTTCTACAACAAAGAGGTTTTAACCGCTGAAGAAGCTCAATTGGTTAAAGAATTTATGCCTAAAGCAGCTAAAGAATATTTATTTTATCATAATTGGAATGATACTTATTTAAATCTTAATGTATATTCTGAGGTAGAAAAAGAAATATATGATTTACAAAAAGAAATAGGTTTCTAATATGCATTCTAGAGAAGTTATTCAAAAACACTTATCACAACTTAAAAAACTTAATTACAGTCCATTTAGATGGTGGAGAAATTATGATGTTCCAAAACCACTACCTAAGTCTGCTCATATTGAAAAAAGAATAAACAATGGTGACTTTGATCCATCTCCTTATTTTTGGATGGCACAATCAGCACTTTGGGAAAAATATGATAATGACAATGCTGGTTTAGAACCATTTGATAGAGCTAAACGAGGCGGTTTGTTGTTAAGTAAATATGAGCGTTTAATGACAGACCATTATAATGATGATGATTCTAAATTAGAGAATTTTATAGATGCTATTTATGATCATTTTGAAATTGATAAACTTTTAGTAGAAGAAGAGATTAAATTGTTTGGCTCATCTGTAAAGGATTATTATCTTTATGCTAGTACAAAATACAATGTTAGGAGAGTAGCTCCTAAAAGACGAGGTAGACCTAAAAAAGTAAATATATGAAAATAAGTCATGAAGTTCCCTTATGTTTGTTAGAAGATAGTCTTGATTTTAATGACTATGATTATTGTTTAGTTCATCTTTTAGATAAAGATAAAGACTATGTTGATTTCTTTATGAAAGCAAAACAACAAGGTCGTTATATTATCTTAGATAATTCACTCCATGAATTAGGAACAGCATACCATGATTCAGGTCTATTATATTGGGTAGATAAGTTACGTCCTAATGAGTTTATTGTTCCTGATGTTTGGCAAGATACAAATGCTTCTATTGTTAATGCTAGAAAATGGACTCAAATTAAATTACCTAAAGAAGTTACTAAAGTAGCAGTTGTTCAAGCTCAAAACTTTTTAGATGCTGTTTTATGTTATCAAACATATAAAGATTTAGGTTATAAAAAGATAGCATTTTCATATGGTGCTGAATATTATTTAAATCACTCTAATCATCCTAATGAAAATCTAGCTAAAGCATTAGGTAGAATTGAGGTAATAAGTAGAATGTATCATATGGGTTTGATTGTAGATAATGATAGAGTACATCTATTAGGCTGTCAAGTACCACAAGAATTCAGTTGGTATAAAGATATGCCTTTTATTGAAACTATTGATACATCAAACCCAATTATGGCTACTTTAGATGGTATTCAATATGGTAGAAATGGTTTAACTGAAAAACCAAAATCAGATATGAACCATAATTTTTACACTACAGATATTGATTATAACTTACTTGATTGGAATTTAAGAATGTTTAGAAAACTATTAAAATAATGCAAGTATTTCTCCCATACCCCGACTTTAAAACATCACTTGAATCTCTAGATGATAAACGTTTAGGTAAACAACGAGTAGAAACTTATCAGTTAATTGCTGGTCTAGAAGGTAGACCAACACTGACTGGTAAAGCATATTCTAAAAGCCGAGTTAACCACCCTATAAGCCAAATGTTCAGAAATAACATACCTGCGTTAAAACAATATTTAAACGACTCTATAGACGTTTGGGTTGCTCGAGGTAAAAATAATACTATGAAAAAAGAGGTTATTACTGAAGAGATTGTTATGCCTGTTTGGTTTGGAGATGAAGAATTTCATAAGTCTCACAGAGCAAATTTGTTAAGAAAAGACGCTGTTTACTATGGAGCTCATGGTTGGAATGATAACCCAGAATTACCTTATAGATGGTATGACATGAATAAAGAACAATGGTATGACCAAACAGCAGGCACTAAAGAAAAAATATATTTAAAAAAATAAGTTATGGAAGAAATGTTATCACTTTATGATTACTTAGGCAAGGCAGCAGGTCAAGAACTAGGTAAAGATGTTTTTGCAGCTGCAACTGCTAAAAAAATTGTTACAACTATTAAACAAGTATCAAATCCTGTTTATAAAGGTAAAATTGTAATGTACCCTAAATCATTTTTAAACGAATATTTTAACAAATGAAAAAAATAGATATTAATCCAGCTTATGAAGCTGAAATTAAAAAAGTACTAGATGCTATTTGGGAAAATCGTTTTCGCCTAAGCTTGTCTAATTTAGAACAGTTACGTAGATTAGCAAATAAAACAAAACTATGACAAAACAAGCAGTATTATCACTAAGTGGAGGAATGGATAGCTCTACCTTGCTGCTTCATCTACTCGCCAATGGTTATGAAGTTACAGCACTATCCTTTGATTATGGGCAAAAACACTCAGTTGAACTTGAACGTGCTCAAGATTTAGTTAACTATTTAAATAGTAAAGCTGATGAAACTAAGTACAAAAATGATACAACAGAAGTTATCATGCATCATTTTCCAAAAATTAATTATCAAGTAATTAAATTAGATGGTTTGTCCCAATTACTTAATTCAGCACTTGTAACCGGAGGAGATGAAGTACCTGAAGGTCACTATGCTGAAGAAAATATGAAGGCAACTGTAGTTCCTAATCGTAATAAAATCTTTTCATCTATTACTCAAGCTGTAGCTTTATCTATTGCTAATTCTAAAAACACAGAATGTGTTATTGCTTTAGGCGTACATAGTGGTGACCATTCAGTTTATCCTGATTGTACAGATGAATGGAGAAAAGCAGATGAAGTAGCGTTTAAAACAGGTAACTGGGATTCACATTTAGTAAATTATTATGTTCCGTATATGGAAGGAAATAAATTTTCTATTTTAAAAGATGGTGAATTATGTTGTGAACAACTAGGCATTGATTTTGATGAGGTTTATAGCCGTACAAACACAAGTTACAAACCAATGATTCATTTAGTGTTTGATAATTATGGAAACCCATCACCAGAATGGTTTTCAGATTATAAATCAGCATCATCAGTTGAACGTGTAGAAGCATTTCTTAAGTTAGGTAAAAAAGATCCTGTAAACTATGCTGATGAATTTGGACCAGTAACTTGGGAATATGTAAAAGAGTACGTATCTTCAGTATTAGATGATTACGAAAAGACAGTATAGAAAATCAGGACCGTACCCACAAATGTATGTTGTGGTTAATAAGCATGGTGAGGTATTTACGGGACTAATCAAAGGATCTATTCAATGGTCTTATGATTGGTCTCAAGCCAAACCATTATTTAAAGAAAATACCTCTCGTCTCCTAGAGGAAAATTTTGGAGCTGAATTAGTTAAAGAAGAAGAAATTATATGAAAAATGAAAGTATTATTAATGATGAAATTCATTATAGAATTTTAAATGAAAAACAAAAACATCCTGATCCTAAAAAACATCAGATTGTTAGCTTTCTTAAATCAGCTGTTAGGTTGACTGGGTATGGAGCATTGTTGTATAGTATTGGATTAGGAGTTTTTATCTTAATCCTTAGTGAAATTATTGGAATTATAGAAGAATTAGTATGAAACAGATATTTTATTTTACCGCACCATGGTGTGAACCATGTCGAACCTTAGGTCCTATTATGGATAAAGTAGGACAACAAATTAATGTTGAAAAAATTAACATTGATTATGAAGCAGATAGAGCACGTTCAGCTAATGTAATGAGTGTTCCTACAGTAGTACTAGCTCAAAATGGACAAGAATTACGTCGGTTTGTAGGAGTTAAAAGTTTTGAACAAATAATGGAATTTATTAATGGGTAGTTTTAGATCAACAAAAGTATTTGACGGTTACTCAACTGTATTCCGTCAATGGAAAGCTATAGATACTCATTGTCGTTTCCTACATGGTTACGGAGTAAGTTTAAAAGTATGGTTTGAAGGCGATCTTGACCACCGCAACTGGGTATGGGACTTTGGAGGTATGAAGCGTTCCCAAGGTACTATCGACGGTATGAATCCTAAAGCATGGATGGATTATATGCTTGATCATACTACAATCATTGCAGAAGATGATCCATATCTTTCTCATTTTCGTAACATGGATGCCGAAGGTATAATCCAATTACGAGTAATACCTAATACAGGAGCAGAATGTTTTGCTCAATATTTTTATTACAAGCTAAACACATTTATTCAAAAAGAAACAAATAAGCGTGTAAAAATAGTTCAAGTTGAATTTAGGGAACATGAAAAAAACACAGCATTTTATAAAGGATAATAATGGAAAAAGAAATTAAAAAACCAGGTCGTATTCTTGACTATAATAAAAAATTACCTGTACTTGAGGTTTACACTTGCATTCAGAGTGAAGGTTCAAGACAAGGTAGACCAACAGTAGCTATTAGAACTACAGGTTGTACTCACAGATGTTGGTTTGGTGCAGGTGGATGGTGTGATAGTTGGTATACAAGTATCCACCCTGAAAAAGGTATTTATACATTTAATGACATTATTAAAATTTATGATGAGAATCCTGAAATTACAGAAATGATGTTAACTGGTGGCTCACCTACTATGCAACCTGACCTTTGTAATGAATTAACTCACTTTGCTCATGAGCGTGGTATATGTATAACCATTGAAACAGAAGGTAGTCATTTTATTGAAACTGATTACCCGTTTGGGTTGGTATCTTTATCTCCAAAGTTTAGTAATTCTGTTCCTGCTCTTGACGTTACCACTCCAATGGGTAAGCTCGTGGATCAGAAAATGATTGACCAACACAACAAACTTCGTTTGAATAAAGAGGCAATTCGTAAAACTTTAGATTACCATACAGACTATCATTACAAACCAGTTTATGATGGTACTAAAGAAAACATTCAAGAAATTGAAGCATTTAGGGTTGAAATGAATATTCCTAAAAACAAAACTTGGTTAATGCCCGCTGGTGATAATAGAGAGGAATTGATTAAACAATATCCTATTAGCTTAGAAAAAGCATTTGAAATGGGATATAATTGGACTGGTCGTGACCACATAATCTCATATGATACTCGCAGGGCTGTATAATGGATTTACTATCAACACACCCAGTTAAAAAATCAGATTTAGGTTTCCACGGTAATCTATTTGGCGGCAAATTGCTTAGCTGGATAGATGCCGCGGTTGCTGCTTATGCAATGGAAAAATGTAGAAGTCAAAACATGATTACTGTTGCTATGGATAAGTGTGTATTTTTAAAACCTGCTAAAGAAAAACAACTTGTTAAAATATATGCTGAAATGTTTAAAGTAGGAAACACATCAGCTACTTTTAATATTGAGGCAAGAGGATATAATGTATTTAGGGGTGATGAGGTTATTTTACTAGCTACAAATATGACATTTGTTAGAGTAGATGAAGAAGGAGCCCCAATACCTATTTCAGAACAAGTAAAACGTGTATTTAAACTCCCCGAATCAAAATTATAATATTTATAATAATGAACATAACATTTTTCTATAATGATGAATGCGGCAAATGTGCCGAATTAAAACCTATAATGACTGAGTTTAGTAAACATACTAACATTAAAATGGTTAATACTTATGAAGAAGATTTAATCACTGAATCTTTTAATATTGAATGGGTACCTACTTTAGTTATTGAAGATAAAAATGGTAAGCACTTATTTGAAGGTGCTGATGAAGTAAAAGATGTATTGAAAAAATTAGTAAAATGATAACTTTATTTACAGAACAAGAAATTAAAAACAAAGTAGGTGAGTTGGCCTACAATATTACAAAAAAACAACATGATTATCCTCCCGTTTTTATTTGTGTTTTAAATGGGGCGTTTATGTTCTTTACAGATTTAGTGAAGCGTGTAGGTGATTGTCATATAGACTTTATACGTGCTAAATCTTATGAGGGTATAACACAAAACACAATCCAAATTTCTAAATCAATTGAAACTAATATTGAAGGAAGAGATGTTTATATTGTAGATGATATCTACGATTCAGGTAATACAATGAATGCTTTAATAACTCATTTAAATTTATCAAATCCAAAATCAATAACTCCAATAACTTTGTTTAAAAGACACACAGTTAACAATCCTGATCTAATGTATGGTTTTAATTTAGAAAATGAGTACTGGCTAGTAGGATATGGTTTAGATTCAGTTGATGGAACTAAAAGAAACTTACCACATATACTTGGCCACTTACCTGAAGATTAATATATTACAATATAAGTTATGGAAAAAAATAAAACATTTACACTCGATCTAGAGTGTGTAAAACAAGGTTATGCTAATGGTATTGCTCCTGGTTTCCCATTTACTGAGAAAGAAAAGTGGTCAATGGTAGATGAGGCAGCAGAAGCTTATGGTAAATTTTTAGATGCTTTACAATGTGATTGGAGAAATGATCCTAACAGTGCTGATACACCTCGCCGTGTAGCTAAAGCTTATGTATTTGATTTGTGGAAAGGTCGTTACGATGCTATGAGTGACATTACCTCATTTCCAAGTGATGGGTATCAAGGAATTGTATTAGAAAAAGATATTCCTTTAATTAGTCAATGTTCGCACCACCACCAAACAATTATGGGAGTAGTTCACATTGCTTACATCCCCGGTCCTGAAGGTAATGTGGTGGGTTTAAGTAAATTAAACCGCATTGTTGATCATTTTGGACGTAGAGGTGCTATTCAAGAACAACTTACTATGGCTATTCATAATGCTATTGACAAAATTTGTGAAGGAAATGTTGGGGTAATGGTTATGGTTAAAGCAACACACAATTGCGTCTCATGTCGCGGTGTAAAACATCAGGGTGCTTCTATGATGACAAGTGAAGTAAGTGGAGTTTTTGCTGATCATACTAAAACAGCTAAAATGGAAGTTTTAGAGATGATTAAAATGGGTTAATTTTTAGTTTCTATGTGCATATGTATAGACACATAGAACATAAACATGGCTAGAAAAAAATCATCAGAAAAAATTTGTATTACTTTTTTTAAAAAAATACAATCAAACGCTATCAAAAGAGGTTTAAGTTTTGATTTAGATATAGATTACTTATGGGATTTATTTTTAAAACAAAACAAAAAATGTGCTTTAACAAAGGTAGATATTAATATTGTAAACGCTACAATATCTTATAATTACCATTTAAACACAGCCTCTTTAGATAGAATTGATAGTTCCAAAGGATATGAAAAAGATAATATTAGATGGGTCCATAAAGCTATTAATCACATAAAATCAGATATTGATGATAATGATTTAATATACTTATGTCATTTAATAACTAAAACTAATCCTACCTATACAGAAGTAAACATAGATAAAATAGGTATAGCTAAAAAAAGATCAACATCCCTCAATACAATCCAAAGAATGAAAAATGCTAACCCCCATAAAAAATCAGTTATCCAATGTGATTTATCTGGTATTCCTATTAAAGAATGGGATAGCATAAATGAAGCTAGAGATTATCTAGGTTATAAATCAGAAATGGGTATAATAGGAACATGTAAAGGAAGACAAAAATCATCAGGTGGTTTTATTTGGAAATATAAAGAAATTTAAAAACAGATTTGGCTTTTTGAAATAATGTTCGTATATTTACGGTATAGAAATAAAAGTTATGACAAACAATAAACAACAAACGGAGATGAACAAAGAATTTGTACCCTACGAACTTGCTTTAGAGTTAAAGCAACTTGGATTTGATGAACCTTGTTTAGCTTTTTATGATGGAAAAAATGCTGAATCATTTTACTTTAACAATATAAGAGATGCATCAGGAGATTATATACCTTTTCAAAAACATGATAGGTTAAAATGGTTCGGAGCACCAACATTCTCACAAGCATTTAGATGGTTTAGAGAGAACCACAATCTTAGATGTCAAATCAATTATATTGGAGGACTAATTAATAAAACTACCTGGTGGGATATTTCTGTTATTGGTCATTATAATACAGACCCTAAACAATGGGAGATGAAATATCAACCATACGAAGAAGCAGAACTTGCTTGTCTTAAAAAATTAATTGAAATAGTAAATGGAAAACAATAAACAACAAACGGCAGTAAAACAATTTGTAGCAACTTTTAAGACAAGTATTCAAATTGGCCCAGATGATTGGAAGGTTATAAATCCATCAATGTTATGTAATCAGAATACAACATTGGGTGAAATTGAACATTTTGTCAATAGCAATAACAATGTCGGTATACTTGAGTTTAAGGTAATTGAATTAACCTACGAAGGAGGTAACAAATGACAAACAATAAAATAAGTAAACTTAAAAACATAATTCATCTTTACACAAACACAGAAAATATGACAAACAATAAACTGGCAGTAGATTGGTTAGCAAAATCTTATGTGGATTTACTTACAAAATTAAACAATGAGGAAATATCACTGAAAGAATTTGAGATTCAGTATATTAAATTACTTGAAAAAGCCAAAGAAATGGAGAAAGAAAGAATTGAAACTGCATACAACAAAGGAACAGTTCATGGAATTGATTATCCTGAAAGTACACTACCACTAACTGGTGAACAATACTACTACGAAACCTACGGAGGAGGTGAACAATGAAACTATACACAGAAAAGCAATTAACAAGATACCTTTTAGATGAAGGTATTATGGAACTATCCGACCTTGCAAATAATTTAGTGCCATGCATCGAACTACCAAGTGATGAGGAGATTAAAAAAATGATGGAGTTGGATGGTATGGAGTTTGATGAATTTGATCCTTACGATGTATCTTACTTAGGTGGTGCAACTTGGATGCGTAATAAAATACAAGGAGGTGAGCAATGAAACTATACACAGAAGAACAAGTAAAAAAAATGTTAGATTTAGCAAGGTTTACTTATAATTCAGAGGATAAAATACTTTTATCTCAAATTCCCATCCAACTACCAAGTGATGAGGAGATAGATAAAGAAATTGAATGGTTAGACAATCCTTTAGAAAGATTAAATTTTAAAGCAGGGATTAGATGGATGCGTGATAAAATAAGAATACAAGGGAGGTGAGCAATGACAAACAATAAACAACAAACGGCAGTGGAGTGGCTAATTAAACAATTTGAAACAACAGAATTTTACAGTGAAGAATCAAAAGAAAATGTTAAAGAACAAGCCAAAGAAATGCACAAAAAGGAAATGGTAATGTTTGTACTAAATGTTATGGGTAAGTATAGAAATGGTGATGTTTTAGCAGAAGTAGCAACAGAATTATATGAACAAACCTACGGAGAAGACGATAGTATTAAAATCAATAACGGAGGACATCAAATCTAATGAAGCTAGGTGGGTTTGTTGAAATAGCAATTCGTGTAATTACATTTGGACAAGGCCACCGAATTGCTTTATTTATAGCTAAAAAAATGGGCTATAATGATTGTGGTTGTAAAGCAAGAAAAGACAAGTTAGACTTGTTTTGGGACAAAATATTAAGTAAATTAAAAAAATAATGTTATTAAATTCAAATCAAATTTCAAATTATGTTATCGAATCTGAGTTTTCAAAACGAGCTCAAATCGGTATTGACTTATCTGTTCAAAAAATTGAATGGATTACAGCTGGTTCAGTAGTCTATAAAGACAAAACACATATTGATCCTGCTTTTTATCATGAACAACCATTGATTAAAATTGATGGCAGGGATTGTTGGAGGCTATCAAAAGGTGTTTACTCAGTAACATTTAATGAAGGTATTAAAGTGCCTGATGATTGTGCTGCTAAGATTACTCACCGTTCATCTTTATATCGTACAGGAACAGAAATTGAATCACCTTGGTGGGATCCAGGTTTCCATTGCGAGGTTATGAACACTACAATGATTGTTAATAATTCAATCATTATTGAAAAAGATGCTAGAATTGCTCAAATTGCCTTTTGGAGAGTAGAAGAAGTAGGTGAACAGTATGATGGCCAATGGCAAGGATTAAATACTGCTTATAAAAAATAATTAAAACACTTTTGAAAAGATAGGCTTGGGCAACCAAGCCTTTCTTGTTATATTAATAGTATGTATCAAGCTCTATATTTCGATAAAGACGAAAAACAATATTATTTGCGAGATGATAGATGGGATGGATTTAAAACAGTTAAATACTGGCCTACCTTATATCAAGCAGACCCTGATGGTGAATTTGAAACATTGGAAGGTACTAAAGTAACACCAGTCAAAAAGATGGATGATTGGAAAGATCCTAAGTACTATGAAAAAGATGTTGATAAATTAACTCGTTTTTTAGTAGACCACTATTATGAAACAGATGACACTCCTAAATCTCATAACATTATTTATTTAGATATTGAGTGTGTTGTTGCTGGAGCATTAACTGAAGAAAATATTAAAGATCCTAAAGGTGAAATAACAGCTGTTGCTTTATATGATCATAATTCTAAAAAATACTATTGTATGATTTTAGATAAAGATAAAACACTTAAGGATGTTAAAGAAGAAAATAAAGAAGTTATACCTTACTCTACTGAAAAAGAATTACTACATGGATTTTTAGATAAATGGTATGAACTTGATCCTACTATTATTACAGGTTGGAATAGTGGTTTCTTTGATATTCCTTATTTATATTATCGTATCAAGAAAGTATTAGGTGAAACAATAGCTGCTACTTTATCTCCTATCAATAAAATTAAATTCACCCCTCAATTTGCAGACCAACCAGTTAATTTAGGAGGTATTAATCATCTTGATTATATGCTTTTATTTAAAAAGTATATTATGAAACAAGAACCATCTTATCGTTTAGGAGACATAGGTAAAAAATATGCTAAGTTAGAAAAAATAGAATATCAAGGTTCACTTGATAAACTATTTAAAGAAGATCCTCACACATTTATTGATTATAACTTACGAGATGTAGAGATTATTGTTGAACTTGAAAACAGAATGAAGTTTATTGAGTTAACAGTTACAATTGGTCATTTATGTCATACTGAGTATGAGGCTATTTATTATTCAACTATGTTGAATGAGGGAGCTATTTTGACTTACTTAAAACGTAAAGGAATTATCTCACCTAATAAACCAACTACTTACAATCCAGCTTTAAGAACATTAGAAGAAGAATATGCTGGTGGTTATTTAAAAGATCCTACACCTGGTTTATATGAGTGGGTTATTGACTTGGACTTTACCTCACTATATCCTTCTATTATCCGCTCTCTTAATATGGGTATTGAAACACTAGTAGGTAGGATTGTAAATAAAGACAAATACGATAATCAATGGTCACTCCAGGAACTTAAATCTATGAGTCCTGATAAAATTATCTATATTGAAAAAGTTAAAAAGAATAGAACTTTAGTTCGTTCTGAAATAACAGTGAGTGAAATTATTGATGTTATTGAAAAAAATAATTTAATTGTATCTGCTCCTGGTGTGTTGTTTAGAAAAGATAAATCAAGTGTGGTTTGTGAAATCTTAGCTGACTGGTTTGCTAAACGACAAGAATATAAGAAGTTAATGAAAAAAGCATATAAGGTAGATAATGATCCGGTTATGGGTGCTTTTTATGACCGACGTCAACATGCTTATAAAATTAAATTAAATGATGTTTATGGTGTGTTTGCTCAAAATGGTTGGAGATACACAGATGGAAATAAATTTATTAGTAAAGCTATTACTTTATCAGGCCAAAGACTATTACAAGAAAGTATTAGGAACATGAATGAATACTTAAATAAAGAATTAGGTAATGAAATTCATAAAGATTATATTGTTACTAGTGATACAGACTCATTGTTTATTCAATGTAAGGACTTATTAATAGCTAGACATCCTGATATTGATTTTAATAATAGGGAAGATGTTATCAATAAAATATTAGTTATAGCTAGTGAGTTACAAAAAATGGCTAATGAATTTATTGGTAACTTTGCTAAAACAGCTTTTAACTTAGGAAAGGACGCTACTCATTACTTTGAACTAAAGCAAGAAGTTGTACTTGATAGAGGTTATTTTGCAGGTAAGAGGAGATACGCCCAACATATTGTTAATAAAGAAGGTGTACCGGTAGATGAATTGGATGTTAAAGGATTAGATTTGATGAAATCTAATTTTCCACCCCTATTTAGAAAGTTTGGGGAAAACATTATTAATGAAATTATGTTTGGTAAACCTAAAACTGATATTGATAAACAAATCTTAGATTTTAGAACTGAATTAAGAACCATTGATTGGAGAAAAATTCTTAAACCTACAGGCTTAAAGAAAATGAGTGAATATTTAGCAGCACCACCTCGTGCTGGTGAGGTATTTTCTAAATTAGGTTCAAAGTGTCCTATTAATACTAAAGCTGCTATTTACTATAATGATATTCTAAGATTTAAAAATCTAGATAAAAAATATCCTACATTTCAAATAGGTGATAAAATGTTTATTGCTTACTTAAAAGATAATCCCTATAGAATTGATGTGGTCGGATTTAATGGATATAATGACCCTCCAGAACTAATGGAGTTTATAGAAAAATATATTGACCGAGATGGCTTATTCGATTCAGTTTTGAAGAACAAATTAGAGTCATTATATTCAGATTTAGGATGGGGTGCTGTAGTGCTTAACCGTAACATTAATAAATTCTTTAAATTTTAAATATATATAATAAATAAGTTATGATTAATAAATTAGATTTAGTTTCAATTATTTCCAAGTATTACTTGAATGGAATGAATGAAAAAGTTAAGTGGGACATTCAAGATAGTAAATTAATTATTAAATTCAATTCCCCTGACAATTCAATGATCGGAACAGTAACATGTGATGATTTTGAATTAGAAGATGCAACAATTTCAATCAGTAATACATCTCAATTACTTAAATTATTATCTATTACAAATGGTTATTTAGATTTAAGTTATATAAGACAACATAAGTTAATTACTAAACTTATTGTAGCTGATAATCAATTTACTCTTAATTATGCTTTAGCTGATAATATGATTATTCCTAAGGCTGGAGAGTATGTTGGTGATGGTGTATACAATATTGAAGCCACGTTAGATAATGAAAGTATAAACGCTATAATCAAAGCAAAATCAGCACTCGCAGACACTGATACAGTTGTATTTAAGCCGTTTATAAACGCTGATGGTGATTTACAATTGGAAATGATGTTTGGAGGTAACATTGAATACTCAAATAAGGTATCTTTTTACTTACCAGATATTACTACTAATAATTTACCTAATGAATTTAAAGCTCATTATAATTCTAATTTAATTAAAGAAATCATGTACTGTAATAAAGATGTTGCTAATTGTACTATGGAAATTAATTTAGATGGAATTATGAGACTAGCATTTGACAATGGAAGTATCAAAAGTGAGTATTATGTAATTGCTAAAGAACTATAATATGGGTATACCATTAATTACTATCAAAGATGACTTGTATCACATCATTAGAGTAATTCCTGAACACACAGGAATTGATACAAATTTATTTAAAGGTTATACAAATACAACTAATGTATTTAGAAAAGATGGAATGTTTTGGTTTGTTCGTTTAATAGAAGAGGCTGAAGTGATTGAAGATGAACAACCACTTATTGAAGAAAGTTTGGAACAATAAAAAAAGAATGTTATATTAATGTTATGAGTACTGAAAAAGAATATACCCGTTTTATTAATGATCCTGTTATGGAACCTTATTTCATTTCTATGGATGACAACTGTATGACTGTTAATATTAAAGTCACACCAGACACTAGATATAGTGATTCAGGTAAAGACTATAATAAAATTGTAGGTCATTATAGTAATTTAGGAAGCGCTTTAAGATCAATCGCTAAGGATAAAGTAAATAGTAAATCATATGACTCATTACAAGAGTACATTGGTGAATATAGTGATGTAATTAATTCATTTACACAAAAGTTTAATTTTTGATATGTTAGAAGCAATTTATAATTCAGTTATCGTTAAGCCTGTTGAGTCTGAAGAGACGTCATATGGAGGCATTATTGTCCCTGACTTGGGGAATGAGAAAAACAAACTAGGAGAAGTAGTAGCAGTTGGAAAAGGTTACTATTCAGCTACAGGAACTTTTATTCCTACTATGCTGAGTGTAGGAGATACAGTTGTATTGCCTACAATGGGTTTTAGTAAAATGGAATATGAAGGTCAAGAATATTGGCTGGGTCCTGAAAATCAAGTTTTAGCTAAAGTAAATAAAGATTAATATGAGCAAAGTTATAGAATTCGGTCCCGAAGCAAGGGAAAAAATGATTAGTGGTATTGATAAACTAGCTGATGCTGTTACAGCCACTTTAGGTCCTAATGGACGTAACGTAGTTATTGCTAATGGAGGTATTCCTCAAAGCACTAAAGATGGTGTCACAGTAGCTAAATCAATCACATTAGAAGATCCAATTGAAGAATTGGGAGTACAATTAGTTAAACAAGCAGCTATTAAAACTGCTGATAATGCTGGTGATGGTACTACAACATCTACTTTGTTGGCTCGTGAAATGGCTAAACAAGGTCTTAAATATCTTAACCATGGTGAAAATGCTGTTGAGATTAAACGTAGTATTGATAAAGCAGTAAAAGAAGTAATTGAACATCTCCGTCATGAAATTAAAGAAGATATTTCAAATGAGGAACAACTTAAACAAATCGCTACAATTTCAGCAAACAACGATCCAGAAGTAGGTGAATTAATTGCTACAGCGATGCAAAAAGTAGGTCGTGAAGGTGTTGTATTCATTGAAGAATCTAAAAACGGTGAAACATATCTTGAAACAGTAGAAGGTATGCAGTTTGATAGAGGTTACAAATCACCTTACTTTGTAACTGATAACAATTCAATGACTACTACTTTACAAGATGCTTTGATTTTGATCGCAGACAAGAAATTTACTCAAGTAAAAGAGTTGTTGCCTATTTTAGAAGCTGTATCTAACCAAAATAAACCTTTAGTTATTATTGCTGAAGATGTAGATGGTGAAGCGCTTGCTACTTTGATTGTAAACAAAGCAAGAGGTATTTTGAAAGTTGTAGCTGTTAAGGCTCCTGATTTTGGAGACCGTCGTAAACTAATTCTTGAAGACATTGCTATCTTGACTGGTGGACAAGTATTCAGTACTGAAAAAGGTATGAAGTTGGATAAGTTTAGTTGGGATTGGTTTGGTCAAGCTCGTGTTGTGACTGTAGGTAAAGATGAAACTACTATTGTAGATGGTAAAGGTGAGTCAGACAAAATCACAGACCGTATTGAAGAACTTCACAATCAAATTGAAAAAGCAATTTCACCATATGAAAAAGAAAAGTTGCAAGAACGTTTGGCTAAGTTTATTGGTGGTGTAGCAGTTGTTCATGTTGGTGGGTTTACTGAAGCGGAAATGAAAGAAAAGAAAGATCGAGTAGATGATGCTCTTCAAGCAACTAAAGCTGCTTTAGAAGAAGGTATTGTACCTGGTGGTGGAATGGCTTTGTTACATGCTCGAAATGGTATTAGTGATCTTAATAGTATTGGTGGTAGAATTGTTTATAATGTTTGTGCTGAACCATTTAAGAAAATTTTATCTAATGCTGGTTATGAATTAGAAGACATTTACAACGCATTATCAGGAGCAACAGGAGGTGATTATTGGTACGGATTCAATTTGTTTGATGAAGATTTTCATGACATGAGAGAAATTGGAGTAATTGATCCAGCTAAAGTAACTCGTACAGCACTCGAAAACGCTGCTTCAGTGGCTGGTACTATCTTATTAACAGAAGCTGTTATTGTTGACAAACCAGAAGAAAAGAAAGGTGATGAAGGGTTTGGCAACATGATGGGAATGATGTAAATTAACAATTATGCAAGATGCAGTATCATTAATTGGAAAACTTATTACTATTGATGGTCAATTATTAACTATCAAAACATTATATTTTATTCCAGGTACTGATAGGATTTATGTGGGTATGGCAACAGCAAACCATACCTACATAAATTATCCTATTGAGAGTTTAATTCCATATTTTCAAGATCAAATTAAGTTATGAGCAAAATAGAAATACAAGAAAAACTAATCGAGATTGGTTCTCGTGTCCCTCCAGGTGACAATTGGAAGATGAGTAATGTTAATGAGGTTCAAAAGTCTATTACAGATGCTCTAGAGGCTTGGTATCAAGTAGCTGTAGTTAAACCTAAAGCATTTAGATTAGATCTAACAGCAGGAAAATTATATGCTATTGTAAGTGATGAGGTTGAAATTAAAGAACCAGAACCTAAAAAATATTCAATATACGGAGACTATGAGTTCTAAGCAACATACACTTTGGGTTGAGAAATATCGTTCTCAAAATCTTTCTACATATGTAGGAAATGAACAAATTAAAGGTACTATTTCAAAGTATCTAGAACAGAATGATATTCAAAATTTTATTTTCTACGGCCCTGCTGGTACCGGTAAAACTACTCTTGCTAAACTTATTGTTAATAATCTCAATTGCGATTATCTCTATATTAACGCTTCCGATGAGCGTGGTATTGATACTATTAGGGATAAGGTCCAGGGCTTCTCATCTGTGGCCTCGTTTAAACCTCTTAAAGTTGTTATCTTGGATGAAGCAGATTTTCTTACAATCCAAGCACAAGCATCATTAAGAAACATTATTGAAACATTTGCCCGTACTACAAGATTTATCTTAACTTGTAATTATGTTGAGCGTATTATTGATCCTCTTCAATCACGCTGCCAGGTACTTAAAATTGTACCTCCATCAAAACAAGATATTGCTTATCATATTATAGACATTCTTAAAAAAGAGAATGTTGGGATGGGAGCTGAGGACTTAAAACTAGTTATTAATCAATTTTATCCTGATCTACGTAAAATGCTTAATACACTTCAAATGGGTGTAACAGGTGATGAGGTAGTCATTGATAAAAATATATTAGTGTCTAGTAACTACAAAAATCAAGTACTCATGGAATTATGCAAACCAACAACAAAGTCATTTAATAACATTAGACAGATTATAGCTGATTCTAGTGTTAATGATTTTGAAGAATTATTTAGATTTTTATTTGATAATGTAGATAAATATGCTCCTACAAGTATGGGTGAAGTTATTATTCATATTGAAGAATATCAATACCATGCTAATTTTAGAATTGATAAAGAAATAAACATTATGGCTTTGATATCTAGAATTTTATCATTAATTTTAAGTAAAAGAGTAATATGAAAAAATTCATCCACTTTTTTATACTTTGGGTAGCAAGTAACTTATCTGTTCCTTTTTGGATGGTAGGTCATGTTCACCTAACTATGAATGTGTATGATGATATTAAAGAAATTATAGCATCATTTGGAATGAATACCTTAGTTGCTGTAGGATTTTATTTAGAATGGAAAAAACATAAAGAAAATGAAAAATAATCAAATGAACCTTAATTTTGATTTGTCTAAGACAACATCAATGGAAACACCATCAGGTGGTAAAATTTGGAGTCAAGGAGTTATCCTTCGAAAAGTATCTCGTTTTGTAGTAGGCGCTGATGAAGATGCTCTTATTCCTATTCCTGTATTTTATGATGTAGAAAGTGGAGAAATTTTACTTGAAGCATTGCCTAAGGAATTAAGAAAAGAATACGGCGGTGACGATATTTGATTGGTTAAAAGAAATCACCACTAATAAAACGTCCTGGTCTTCTTTTACGGAAGACCAGCAAGAGTCATTTAACTCTTATATGGTTCATAGATTTGTAAGTATGTATGAAGGATACACTGAGGTTGCAAATTTTGGCCAAAGAATACCCTACCCTGATAAAGAAAAAACTTATAAATACTATTGTTCTATGTTACCTAAAAAGAATGTCTTCCTCAAATACATCAAAACTTCAAAAAAGAAGCCTAGCAACTCACTACTACAACATGTAGCTAATTTTTACACTATATCATTAGGTGAGGCTGAGGATTATTTATACATTCTTAAAAAAGAAGGAGTAGAATACATTCTTGAAAAATCAGGAATTGATGAAAAAGAAATTAAAAAGTTATTAAAAGAAATCCAATGACAAAAAACAGTGATTTAGGTTTTAGAGGAGAACATCCAAAAACAAGAACCATAATTGAAACAGACTCAATTGTAGACTCAGTTATTGATGAGCATATTAAAAGGGCTGAGATGGGTAAAAACAAGTATAACAATACTTTAGATAGAACAGATTTATCTGTATTAGACTATCTACAACATGCTAAAGAAGAAGCAATGGATTTAGCTCTATATCTAGAGAAAACAATCCAGATGCTTAAAGGTAAAAAATAAGTTTTGAGTAAAAAGAAAAAAATACCTGCAATTGTAAAACAAATCAAACAACATACTCTAAAGGAAATTAATTATGCTACTGAAAAAGCAATTTCCTATAGTCAAATGTCTATGTTTTTGTCTTGTCCTCGTAAATGGTCTTTACAATATAGAGACGGTTATTATACATCTGAACAGTCTATTCATATGACATTCGGAACTGCACTACATGAGGTTATACAACACTATATAACAACTATATACAATATTAGTGGTGCTGAAGCGGACCGAATTAATTTAGAAGAATATTTTGAGGAACGCTTTAGAGAAACATATTTAAAAGATTATAAATCTAATAAAAATGTTCATTTTAGTGATCCTGTTGAAATGAGAGAGTTTTATGAAGATGGTTTAGCTATTTTAAATTTTGTAAAGAAAAAACGAAGTGGGTATTTTGGTAAACAAGGATGGTTTTTAGTGGGCTGTGAAGTACCTCTATTACTTAATCCTCATTCTGAATTTAGAACTATCTTATATAAAGGCTACTTGGATGTTGTTTTGTATCATGAACCAACTAATACTTTTAAAATTATAGATATTAAAACATCTAGAAGCGGTTGGGATGATAAAACTAAAAAAGATGAAACTAAACAACTCCAATTAGTCCTTTATAAAAAGTTTTATAGTAAACAATTTGGAGTACCTGAAGACAATATTGAAATAGAATTTTTTATTGTTAAAAGAAAAATATGGGAAGAATCACCATTTCCAATATCTAGGATTCAAGAATACACTCCTGCTAGTGGTAAAATTAAAATGGGTAAAGCAACTAACACTATTAATTCATTTATAGAAGAAGTATTTAACCATGATGGTTCATATAAAGATAAAGTATTTGAACCAAACCCATCAAAATGGAACTGCATGTATTGTCCTTTTAAAAATAAAAAAGAACTTTGTACCGCTAGTATATCTTAAAAAATCTTCATATATTTATATATATAAAAATTAAATAAAAGCTATGACAAATAAAAAGGATATGACATTAACCTCTGTGAAAGTACAGAGTGAGTTATTTGAGGATTTCAAGATTGCATGTGTTAAGTACAAATTTTCTTTACAAAAACTTGCTGACCGCACTATTCATTTGTATCTTACAGATGAAGATTTTAGAAAAAAAGTTCATTCACACAACAACCTAGAAATTAAAAACTAAAAAATACATGAATTCAAGTTTTGCTTACTTACCTCCTGATAAGAGGAAGAAAATTATGCTTATCTGTGATGACATTAGAGTTACTTCTGGTGTAGCAACAGTAGCCAAAGAAATTGTAATCCACACTGCTCAACATTTTAATTGGGTTAATTTAGGAGGTGCCATTACACATCCAGAAGCAGGTCAACGTTTAGATCTATCTCAATCAACAAATGACATTACCGGACTAACTGATTCATCCGTAGTAATGTATCCTGTAAATGAATATGGCAATTCAGACATTTTAAGACAATTGATTAAAATTGAACAGCCAGATGCTATTATGTTGATTACTGATCCTCGTTACTTTGTTTGGTTGTTTGCTATGGAAAATGAAATTCGTAAGTCAATTCCAATTACTTACCTAAACATTTGGGATGACTACCCAGCACCATTATATAACTTACCGTATTATGAAGCTTGTGATTTGCTGATGGGTATTTCAAAACAAACAGTAAATATTAATAAGCTTGTTTTAGGTGATAAAGCAGATAAAAAAATTATTAAATATGTTCCTCATGGACTGAATCATGAAGTCTTTAAACCATTAGATAAAAAGGATTCTAAATTAGTAGAATTTAAGAAAAATTTATTTAAAGGTAAAGAATATGATTTTGCTTTATTCTTTAATTCAAGAAACATTCGTCGCAAACAAATTCCAGATACAATGTTAGCTTATAGGTATTTTATTGATCAGTTGCCTATTGAACAAGCTAAAAAATGTGTGTTGGTACTTCATACTGAACGAATAAGTGATCATGGTACTGATTTAGAAGCTGTTATTGAGTTGATATTGAATGGAGATCAATATAATGTCATTTTTACTGATGCTAGATTTGATCCAACCCATATGAATATGTTATATAATAGTACAGATTGTCAAATTTTATTAACATCTAATGAAGGATGGGGATTAAGTTTAACAGAAGCAATTCTATCAGGTAACCCAATCATTGCAAACGTGACTGGGGGTATGCAAGATCAAATGGGATTTGAAGATGAAAATGGAGAATGGTTTACACCTTCACCAGAAATTCCTTCAAATCATAAAGGTACTTATAAAAAACATAAAGAATGGGCCTATCCAGTATTTCCTTCATCACGTACACTTGTAGGTTCACCTCCAACTCCTTACATTTGGGATGACACTTGCCGTCCTGAAGACGCTGCTGAACAAATCATGAATGTGTATAAATTAACTCCTGAAGAACGTAAAGTTCAAGGTTTAAAAGGTAGAGAATGGGCTATAAATGAAGCTGGATTTACTGGAGAAACTCAAGGTAAAAGAGTAATTGAAGCATTTGATGAGTTATTTTCTACTTGGCAACCAAGAGAAAGATTTGAACTTATTAATGCTACTGAAGCTAAAGATAGAATTATTAATCATAAATTATTATATTAAAAAAATGAAACCGTTATTTGTAATTAGTTGTCCATTTGATACTTTCTCTGGGTATGGAGCACGAAGCAGAGATTTAGTTAAATCTATTATAGAAACTAATAAATATGAAGTAAAACTTTTATCTCAACGATGGGGAAATACACCTTTTGGATTCTGTAAATCTAATCTAGAATGGGAGTTTTTACTAAATCATATGATTACTAATCCAACAAACCATCAACAACCTGATATTTGGATGCAGATTACTGTTCCAAATGAATTTCAACCTATAGGAAAGTTTAATATTGGAGTTACAGCAGGTATTGAAAGTGATATTTGTCCTGGGGATTGGGTTGAAGGTATTAATAGAATGGATTTAACTCTTACTTCATCTAATCACTCTAAAAAAGTATTTGAAGACTGTGTATTTGAAAAAAGAAATAAACAAACAAATGTTTTAGAATCTACTATTAAAATAGAAAAGCCTATTGAAGTATTGTTTGAAGGAGCTAACACTAATGTTTATAAAATATTAGATAAAATACCTCAAAGTGAATTATATACTTCATTGATGGGTATTAAAGAAAAATTTGCTTATTTGTTTGTAGGACATTGGATGGAAGGCGATATGGGTGAGGATAGAAAGAATGTTGGTTTGTTAGTTAAAGCGTTTTTTGAAACGTTTAAAAATAAAATGAATAAACCTGCTTTAATTTTAAAAACATCTCAAGTAAGTTCATCTTATTATGATAGAGAGGAAATTCTTAAGAAAATTAAGAAAATTAAGAAAACAGTAAACTCTAAAAACTTACCTAACATATATCTTTTACATGGTGAATTCTCAGATGAAGAAATGAATGAACTTTATAACCATCCAAAAGTAAAAGCAATGGTTAATTTAACTAAAGGAGAAGGTTTTGGTCGTCCATTGCTTGAATTTAGTTTAACTAAAAAACCTATCATTTGTTCTGGATGGTCAGGCCAAATTGATTTCTTAGATTCTAAATTAACTTGTTTATTAGGAGGTCAATTAACTAATGTTCATCCAAGCACTAAAAATCAGTTCCTGTTACCTGAATCAAAATGGTTCACTGTAGACCCTGGTCAAACTGGTTTTTATTTAAAAGATGTTTTTGAAAATTATAAAAACTATACTGAGAATGCTAAACGCTTAGCTAGTAAAAATAAAAATAATTTTAGTTGGGATGCTATGAAGGAAAAAGTAGATGAATTACTTATTAAATATATTCCTGAGTTTCCTAAAGAAGTTAAACTAGCATTACCTCAACTTAAAAAAATTGAAATACCTAAATTAAAAAAGATAAATGGATAATTTAATAATTTGTGACCGCTGCGGCTCAGACGCATGTTACGTAGATGAAGTAAACCAAGACATTAAAACCTATTTTTGTTATGGTTGTGGTTTCCAAACAAATTCATTAATGGTTGAAGATGGAGAGTTTTTAACTCAACAAAAAGAAATACTACCTGAACTTTATAAAGATTTATTCCATAAAGATGAAAAAGGTAAAGTATGGATGCCATCAGCTATCAACTTACATGAAAAAGGAATGATTTTTGCTAACGGAGCCTCTGCTTTTAACTGGCATTGGTCAGCAGTAAAATCAGTACCAGTTAAAGAAGAAGAAAAACATAAATACCCTAATCCTAAAAAACCAGGTGAACATTATAAATTCAGAATGGATATGGACACTATAAAAAACTTTAGTGAAAAGGAATTTATGGATGCCCTCTCATACATTGGAGTTATACCAGAATGATTAGCCTAGCAATCACTGTATGTAACGAACATCAGGAGTTAGAGACGTTACTTGATTATCTTCAAGAACGTGCTCTATCACCTGAGTATGAAATCGTAGTCCAAATTGATCAGGATAATCATACTAAAGAAGTAGTAAGTGTTATTCTTGATAGAGGAATAAAACATTGGTTTTATCCTTTAAATAAAGATTTTGCTTCATATAAAAATGAATTAACAAAACACTGTTTAGGAGAATTTATCTTTCAGATTGACGCTGATGAATTAATAGCTCTTGAAATGTTAGAATTACTTCCTCAAATTCTTAAAGCCAATCCAGAAGTTGATTTGTATTATGTTCCTAGAATTAATACAGTAAGTGGTATTACATCAGAACATATACAAAAATGGGGTTGGAAATATGAAAATGAAAGAGTAAATTGGCCTGATTATCAAACACGAATTTATAGAAATGTTCCTGAAATTAAATGGAGGAATGCGGTTCATGAAGTGATTGAAGGTCATAAACGTTTCACTGTACTGCCTGCAGTTGATGAGTTAGCTTTAATTCATCCAAAAACTATTGAAAAACAAGAAAAACAAAACCAGTTTTATAATACGTTATGAAATTAAAAGTAGCACACTTTGATAAACAGATTTTTGAAGATAAACTTAAACATTTATCTTATTTAGATTTTTCTTTATTTATTGATACTGCTCCTCAATCTCAAGAAGAATTATCTCCAATTAATATAATTGCATTCCAGGAACCAAATGAATACTTTGGATTACATGATTGGGTTATTAAAAATAAAGATATATTCACTATTATTTTAACTCAAAATGATAAAGTATTAAACAATTGTGATAATGCTATTTTTCAACCTTTTGGACATACTTGGCTTAAACCCGATCAATATAATAAAAATCATGATAAAACATTCCAATTGGCTCATTTACAAGGTAAGTTACTTAAAACATATGGTCATTCTTTAAGACATGAAGCTACCGCTAGAAAAAATGAATTTAGCATTCCTACTAAGTTTTATGAGACCTATGGAGACAGAAATAATATTGATGATGCTCGTTTAGGTAAAGAATTTATATTTGGTAATTCACAATTTGGAGTAGTGATTGAAAATACTTCTTACAGAGGATATTTTACTGAAAAAATATTAGATTGTTTTTTGCTTAAAACTATTCCTTTATATTGGGGTTGCTCAAACATAGGTGATTATTTTGATATGGATGGTATTATAACTTTTAATAATGTTGATGATTTAGTTTATATAACTAATCAACTAAATGAAAGTTATTATGAAAATAGAAAAGAAATAATTGAAAAAAATTGGAAATTAGCTTTAGATTACGTAGATTACGAACAAAACATAGTTAACACAATAACTCAAATTTTTAAACATAATAAGTTAATATGATAATAGGTAATGGGAGTATAGCTAATGTCCTTAAAGACAATAATGACTTAGTATTTTTCGCATCCGGGGTAAGTAATAGTACATGTGTGGATGAAAATGAATATGAAAGAGAATTTAATCTTCTTAAAACAATTTCAAAAGATAAACATATAGTTTATTTTTCAAATTTAGGAGTCTATTATAAAAAAGATAGATACACTGACCATAAAATAGAGATAGAAGAATATATTAGAAATAATTTTAAATATTATACTATAGTGAGGATTGAAGTTTGTGAATGGGTAAAAACTCCAAACACTATACTAAATGTATTTAAATCTCAGCTAAGTAAAGGAATAGAACCTAATGTACAAAACACTACTCGATATGTTTTAAGTTTAGATGAATTCTTATATTGGGTAAATTTAATTAAACCTTTTACTAAAAATGAGATGAATATTTTAGGAAGAAAATTGACTATTGAGCAAATAGTAACTGAAATTAAAACCGGTAAATTATGATTAAGATAAAACTATTTTATTTAATTATGCCTTGGCAAATTGATTTTGCATTACTGTCATATACCCAACTAAAAAAATCATTTTATTATTTGAATAAAGATATAGAAATTACTATTGATACTCATTTAAATTTATCTAACCATATCATTGATTGGGACAATAGTCAATTACCAAAAGAATTTTTTATTAAAAAATATAATGATTTAGCTATTTTACTAAAAGACTATAAACATAACTCTATCATTTATGATGGAGATGAAAACTATGGTTTATTAGATATGCAAAAAATAGCTTATGGTAAAGAATTTGATTACTATATTTCTATTTGCCCTGATATATATTTTAGTGAGTATTTGTTATCTTACTTAATTGAATCCGTTCGTTTAGTAAAAAATAAATATTTTGTTGTTACTCCTGAAATACATAAGATGTGGGACAGCACATGGGATAGTATAACTAATAAAAAATACATGGATGTTCCTTATGATAAATGGGGTGACTTTGATATTTTTCATCTTATGAAAGACATAAACCATCCAGAAGATGAAAGGTTTTTAGAAACTGTAGATAAAAGTAAATGGGCTATATGGTTTGACATATATAATAAAGAGTTTTATGAAAACTTATGTCCTATTCATGATGATTGGACAGGATATGGCCCATGGGATTATTATTCAATGTTGTTATCTGATTTTACTAAGCTAAATAATGTTGACTTCCAGCAATATGTTTTAAGAGGAGAAACTATATTAGATTACAGTATGGGAGATTTAAGAGATAGAGATTTTACTTCTTATTATAAAGATTTTTTAAGTATAAAAATAGGAGCAAAAGAACAAAGATCAATATTTGAAGCTAATTTACCTCAATATATTAATAAAGGAGTTGAGCAATTAAAAGAAAAAAATATAATACCAAAAAATGTCTACGCAGCATTTAGTAAAGCACAATAATATGAAAAAATATTCAAATGATATCTATGCTGACCCTAACGGAGTTAAAAGATGGGATTTAATTAACCATTTAATAAAAAACTATAATTTTCTAAACTATTTAGAAATAGGAGTAAATGATGGGCTTTGTATAAGAAAAATTAAGGCCATACATAAAGACGGAGTTGATCCTTCACCAGGATCAGAGGTTGGAGGTATGAATGTTCCTGAAATTAACTATCCTATTACTTCTGATGAGTTTTTTGATTTTATTAAGGGACATGATATTAAGTATGATATTATTTTTATAGATGGTCTTCATCATTCAAATCAAGTAGATAAAGATATAAAAAATTCCTTAAATCATTTAATGCCTAATGGATTTATTATATTACATGATTGTAATCCACCTGAATTTACAAACCAGGTTATTCCTCGAATTTCAGGCTTATGGAATGGAGATGTTTGGAAATCAGTAGTTAAACTTAGATGTACTGAACCTAATTTAGAAATAAAAGTAGTAGACACAGATTGGGGAGTGGGTATAGTTAAACAAAAACCACAAGAACTTTACAATAAAGCTTCTTTAGAAAAATGTTTAGAATGGAACTATTTTGACTCATATAGAGAAGAATTACTAAATATTATATCAGTAGACGATTTTTATAAAACATATTAATATGATATCATTAATCATCCCAACAAATAAAACCAACACAGAATACACTATTAATATTTTAAATAATATTAAAGAAATTTATCCTGATGTTGATGTAGTTATTGAAGAAAACAACAGTATTACTTTAGGTTTAAATTATAATAATGCTGTTGCTAAAGCAAAAGGTGAAAAAATTATTTTACTTCATAATGATATGGTTATTAAGCCTGGTTTTCTTGAAACTATGGATAAACATATTCAAAAAGGAAGAATAACAACTTACACAAGAATTGAACCTCCTATTTATCCCGACATATATGCTGGTAAAATTATTTTGGATTGTGGTAATGATTTAAAAACATTTAATAATCAAAAATTCTTAGATTTTAATATAGAGGAAAGTTTAGTTGATGGTGGTTCACAATTATTCTTTGGTTGTATGAAAGAGGATTATATTGGTATTGATGGTAATACTTTTAAAATGTTTTGTGAAGATGATGATTTGCATTTAAGATATAAACTAGCTGGTTTTGAACATAAAGTTAGTTCAGCTCATGTTTATCATTTTGTTAGTAAAACATCTCGTGTAGGTGACTATCAATCTATAGAACAAGAATCTAATTTTAACTTTGTTAAAAAGTGGGGGTTTAGAAAATCAACATACAATGTAGTTTATAATAAAAAATTAATCATCCATGGTGATATGGATACTAATATAAAACAATCATTAGGCTTATGGTTTAATGATGGTGAAGATGTAATTGTAGAAATTGATGGTAAGACTATAACACAACAGGATTATAATTATATTCAACAATTAAATGATATTGTAAAAGAAACAAATGATACAGGAACATTCCAAATTGGAAATTTAAAAATAACTATTAATAGTTTAGAAGAACAACAACATAAGTATATTAGATTATGATATTTAAATTTTATAACAGAAACGATAAAAATAAAGAAACAATTGGTCGTGTAGTTACAACATCTAGATTACAAGCTGCTAAATTGTTTGCTGAGCGTAAACAACTCCCATTAAAAGAATTTTTAAAAATATTTGGTGTAACAACTATATTATGAAAAACTTTGGTAAAAACGTAAATATTAAATCAAAAAAGAAAAAAGAGTTAAGTGAAAAAGAAATTTTCATTGACATTATTTCTTTATTAGATGAATGTTTTGAGCGCAGTTCAACCTTAGAGGAACACGCCTTAAATATTACCTCATATGAAGAACCATTTTATATAATGATTGAAAATTTATTATTCATTAAATACGGTGAATGGAAAACAGACATTGTATTATGGTGGGTATATAACCGTTATGATGAGGAAGGCAATGTGGTAGCCATTAAATTAAATGACCATGATAATGAAACTGAAGAAAATGTAATTGTTGAGACAACAGAACAACTTTGGGAATTTTTAAAACGAGTAGATAATATAGAAAAAAATAAATAAGTTATGAATTGTATTAAATGTGGAGACATAATTCCAGAAGGAAGATTAAAAGCCCTACCAACAGCTAAAACCTGTGTTAGCTGTTCAGGTGTTCAGAAAAAAGGTGTTGTCACAATAATGAAAGGTGAAGGTGATCATACTTGGATTGAAACTATTCATTTGGAACATGAAGATTATAAAGCCTATGTTGAAGCTGAAAATAAACTTCGTAAAACTGGAAATAAATTATTTGAACCTATTGATGAAACTCAAACAGAAATCCCTCCAGGATTTAGAGAAGTAAAACCAAACGAAGAGTAATGCCAAAAGCAAGACCACTTGGTAAGGAAATGATTTTAGCTGCTATGGCTAAAACCAAATCAAATAAAGCAGCAGCTCGCTATTTGAATTGTTCTTACATACATTACAAAATGTGGGCTAGGAGATATGAGGCAACACAACCTGGTTATGCTAATTTATTTGAACAACATAAAAACCAATCAGGTAAAGGCATTCCTAAATTTTTAAGTAATGGTAAACCAAGACGTGATTTTGCTTTATTAGACATTATTGAAGGTAGATTAGATCCATCCTCATTCAACCCTAATAAAATTAAATATAGATTATTACAAGAGGGTTATATGAAGGAAGAATGTTACTCATGTGGTTTTCATGAGCATCGTTTACTAGATTATAAAATGCCTTTAATTTTAAATTTTAAAGATGGTAACAAACAACATTATCGTCTTGATAACCTAGAAATGCTTTGTTATAACTGTTATTTCCTCCAAATTGGAGACATATTTAGCGACAAACAACTGGAGGGTCTAGAAGATCATTTAGTTAAAAATGAATCTAAAGTTGATTGGGAAGTAGATGATTATACTCAACAACGCCTTAGAGAATTAGGACTATATGACCCTAAACCTTTAGATGATGGTAGTGAATTTATCTCCCGCCTATGAAAAAGAAACGAGTACCATTACTAAAAAAAGGCAAACATAAAAAACATGATTCCCTTGTTAATGATTTTGATGTCCAAAAACAAAAACATTTAGAAAAATTAGCTACTAAAAGCTTGGAGGAACAAGAAAAATTTAGTAAATTAAAAGAGAAGAATATAAAAACAGATTTCTTTAACTTATTTTGATTATGATGAAAGAGATAACAGTTAACAATTCAGATGAGTTCCAAGAACTTGTTGATAATAAAGATTTTAGAATAGCTAAAGCTATTGTAGATGGTATATTAAATAATATGGACTCAAAAAAGAAGCATGTTCATGTTTTATCTATAAACTGTTTAGAGGAGGGAGAAATTTATGACATTACTGTTGAGCGAAAACACTTTATTGAGACATTAGAAGAAAATTTACCTTACTATATTAGAGAAGAACAATATGAAGATTGTCAACGTATTGTTAATGCTGTTAGTAAATTAAAAAATCCACCTGTTGTCAAACGAGGTAGGCCTAAAAAAAGTTAACTTAAATTTGGCTTAATAATAAGCTAATATTATATTTACAACAAAAATAAATGTTATGAAAAAATTAATCACAGAAGAGTTCAAGGAAAAATTTAAAGCAGCATTTGCTCGCTTTATGAACATTACTATTGTAGCATCAACTTTGATTGCTGGTTTTGGTCTAGGTTACTATTTCAATGAATTGAAAATGAAACCCAAATCGGTTAATGAAACTATTTTAAATAAAGAAGTTCGAATTGCTATTGATTCAGAAGACAAATTGATTATGATGGATCGTAAAACAGGAAGTTATAGTATTTATAGTGATTCAGTAGGTCGAATCATTTTTAAAATGTATGCTTCTAAGATTGCTAGTCCTGTTGTAACTAAATAAAATAAAATATGTTTGCTAAATTAAAAAGTTGGTATTTGATTATTATTCTAGGTATTATTGGGTTAATGTATTATAATGTTAACCGACGTCTAGATTATTTTGAAGAACGTTTAGATTTAGCTAATGGAACTATTTCACTCCAGATGTATGAGTCAATTGAACACTGGAGTGATAGTTTTAATATTCCTAAACATATTGCTTATAATGTTGCTTATTTAGAAACACGTTATCAAGGCCCATTTCATTTTAATTACAATCCATATCAAAAATCATATGCTGGAGCAGTAGGGCCAATGCAGATTATTACACGTTGGGCTAGACCTTATGTTAGGCGTCGTATTAGTGAAAAAGAATTAAAAACTAATATTGATTTAAATGTTATGATTAGTATGAAAATGCTTCGCAACTGGTACTCAATCCACCATGACTGGACATTGGCTTGTGGTGCTTATAATAGTGGTCAACCAATTAGAAATGACTATGCTGTTTATGCTACTACTAATAAGGACTATAAGAATAAATGGGAAAGACTTTAAAAACAAAGCCATGTATTTATCAGCATGGCAGCAGCAAAATCTAAAAAAACATCAATAAGCGCTTCATCGCTTTACAAAGAAAAACCTAAAAAATCTAGAAAAGGTATCCATGCAAAGACTAAAATGTCTAAAAATAAAGGCTCTAAAAACTATGTTAAAGTAAATGTAGGACAAGGATAAATTATGAGTACTATAAATAAAAAATATGTACCTCATACTTTATCTAAGCGATATAAAAAAAGTAGAGCGCATGGTAAAAAATTCAATAAACGTATAAAAGAAAATAACGAAGTTTTAAATAAAGCAAAAAGTAATGAGTAAAACAAGTAATGTACAAAGATTAGCGGTTCTGAAAATTTGGTTAGAAGAACTTAAACGTAAAGGTAAAATCAAAAAACAACCTGAATGGTTGAAAGAAATCCTTAATGAAGACTAATAATAGTGGAACAATAGAATTCTTTCAAAGCCTCCCAGATGATTTAATGGTTCAAATAGCTATTAATGATTGGGAGGCATTAGAAAGTTTATGTATTGCTCTTACTTTAGACTATCAAATGGTGGTTGAATATTATAAGAAAGAAATCCTTACTAAGGAAAAAAAGAAGGGTTTGGCCTCGTAAAACACATTTGTTATATTTATGTCATAATAAAAATAAAGGTTATGGCATTACATAGAATAATTGAAACACATAAAGTAAATATTTTAGGTCAAGAAATTACTTATACTAATAAGTTCCTTAAATATTCTAAAACTACATCTTATGGTTTCAAACCATCTAAGAGTATTATTAGTAATGGTGTTTATGTATTTAAATACACTTATGAGCATCCACAATTACCTCCAACATTATTTGTTTCACCTGTATCAGGTAAGAAATTTATTGTTCCTACTTGGCAAGAAGTTCATTCTGAAACTACATTAGAGGATATTGAATGGATTAAACCAGTTAAAGTAGAAGCACCAGTTAATAAAGAAACTTGGAAATTTGAATCATCAAGTGAAAAAGGTTTATTTTATAAGGTTACTAAACAAGGTGATAAATTAACTTGTAACTGTAGTGGTTTTTTTAGATGTAAAGATAGAAGTAAAGGTTGTAAACATGTTCAAGAAGTTAGAAAACAATTAAGCAAATGATAACAAGTAGACGTCCTAAAAAAGATAAAATTGAAATTGATTTATTAGGTCCTGATGGTAATGCTTTTGTATTATTATCTATTGCTAAGGACTTATCTCATAAATTAAATAAAGATTGGGATATAATTCATAGCGAGATGACAAGTGCAGACTATGAATGGTTGATTCAAGTTATGGACCATCACTTTGGAGATTTTATTATAATGTATAGATAATGGCTAGAAGTAAATCATATGTAGACGATCCAGTTATTGTAGTATTTAAAACCTCTAATAGGTCAAATGCTCAAACCAAAATGAAAATATTCAAAAACAAAAATGTTGATGAAGTAATTGACCCTAAATGTAAACTGCCAGGTATACCAGAAGCAGCTATTTGGCTTGAGGTAGGTTTAGGTGAAATATTTATTCAAAAATGGCAATCTAAATACAAACTTTAAAAATTTAGCATATTTATAATAAAATTATGACAAGAGGACAAATAGCTTATTTAGCAGATTCAAATTCAATATTTTCAATTTATATCCATTATGCATCAGACTCTGACTTAAATAAAGTACTCCCAGAATACTTCAATTCAGATTCTGAAGCTGAGGATTTAGTAATGAACGGTAATGATATTAGATTTATTGATTCTGAAACTGGAGAGGTAGAACGCTATGATAAAGGTGGTGCAGTACAAATCACAGATGATGAACCAGAAGATTTATTTAGTGAATTATATTATTATGCTAAGGGAAAAGGTGCGGAGGTTGTTTATGTTTGGTTAGAAGATAAATGGGTTACTCTTGATATGAATAAAGGTAGACAATACTTTGTAGGCACTTTATTAGACCAAATTAGAAACACAGAACCAACTTCAGAAGTAAAAACTGAAGAAGATGATACTGAACTTAAAGAATATATTAACCGTCAGTGGTTACATAGAGCAGGTATTATTAAATAATAAAAAACAAATTATAATAAAAAAAGGGGTTTGGCTTTGCTAGATCCCTTTGTTATATTTACAATATGATGAAACAGGAAGATAAATTTAACGGTTTAAGTAAAGGACAGGTTAAACAAATTATTCGTCGTAACATGATTACAAGGGTTAAATCAAGTAAAAAGGTTTACGACCGTAAAAAGGAAAAGAGGGGTTTGGCTTTCGGAGATTAATTTGTTATATTTATATTATAAAAGAAATAAAGGTTATGGAAAAAATAAAAATCAATCCTAATTACAAGTTTACATTTGATAATGATGTTGAACTTAGAAGAGCTGAAATGACAGGTTATATTGAATCATACGATATGGTTCGTATATGTGTTAAGCGTTTAGATAATGGAAACCAAGTTGATTTTCCTGTTAAAACTAAAGAAGATTATTTTGAAACAGTTGCTAGTTTAAATGAAAGAGCTAACGAGTTTGATATGGTAGAAATTTATCAAGATACGCACATGTATGATATTCAAGATTATATTTAATAAATAAAGTTATGGTAGTTACAATAATAATAGCAGCAGCTTGGACCGGATGGACAATTCATGTATTAAAGAAATAAAAGTTATGAGAAAAACAAATATAATTACCCCAATGTGGAAAAATTGCCTAAACATTCTTCAAACAGGTGATATGGAACTAGCAGACACTAAACTAATGGAATTGGTTTGGAAACTAGCTGATTATACTATGTTAGGTTATAAAGATGCTGACCGGATTGAAGGTGTTAAGTTGGAAGTATGGAAAGAAAGAGTATGGTACACTATAGAAAATAACGGTTTGTTAGATTAATATGAGTGAAAAAAGAGGCCAAACAGAAACACTAAGGTATGACTTTAATACTGTTGTTGAAAGTCAAGTCCAACTACAAAATGGTAAATGGTATAGAGTTACTTGTAGAGAGTTTAGAAGTTTTAATGGCCCAAGACGTTTTGTAAGATATAGTAAAGGTGAGCCAAGTTATGAAGAGTATAATGCTCCTCTATATTATTGGAATACTAATATTAGATGTAAAAAACCAAAGGAGTTTGGTACTCAATATATTCATACTATGAAGCGTGAAGTTCAATTAAGACCACATGAACGTCATTACTTAGATAAGAAATAAGTATATTTATATCTATGACTAATAATGAACTAATTGAAGAATTATATCACAAGGCTCATGCTAAAGGATTCCTTTATGAGTTGCATGACAAAGTAAAAGAATTAAAACAAAATGGAGAGATAAGGTGTGAGCATAGATTAGTTCAAAAAGCATATAGTGAACTTAAAAAAATTAAGCTTGCTCAACCATCCCACAACTCTTAATACGTATATACAATTTAAAATAAAGTTATGAAACGAACAACACAAGTAGCCCTATTATTAATACTATTATTGGTAGCCGGCTTTATCATCACGGTTATGGCTTGGTCCAAACCAACACAACCAACCAAAATAGATACAACAGTAATTGTATATAAGGATACAACACCAATAGTATACAGTGTGCGAGGAAAGAAAGCACTATTTATAGGTGATTCACATACGGCCGCCGATTATGGATGGCAGCACCAAGTATGTAAAAAAACAGGTATGAGTTACTTAAACACAGCCGTTGGAGGTAAACAAACTGGATGGATGGTTGAGGTAGCTAGTAGGTCAATAACTGAGTATTTTGATTACTGCTTTATTTACGGTGGGGCAAATGACATGGCTGGTAACAGACCGCCTATTAAGTCAGTTAAGAATATCCAGGTGATTGTAAACAGGTGTTTACGGTTTGGAGTAACACCAATAGTAGTTACAGGGTTTGATCCAGTAACATGTATTAATGTAGCGGGACGAGATATATACAAAGGGTATCCGCAACGCTACGCTAGGTTTCAACAATTGTTAATGGATTCGATTGTGGGGGCGCAAGTAGTAAAAACACATTGTATTTCGAGGACCGACTGTGGGGATTTTTTATGCCACATGACGGCCTCGGGTCATAAAAAGATGGCAGAAGCTGTTATTTTAGCTTGTAAATTTAAGAAAATTTAATTATATTAATAAAAATAATAAGGTTATGAATTTTACATACAATTTGAGTGAAACAGAGTATTTGGTATTTAAACCCAATCACAACTATTTTGAAGTGTATTCAGGGCATGAGGCTTCTGAGTTGAAGAAAATTGCTAATTACAAAGGCGGTAAATGGATCTTTGATAGCTATGATCAGAAGAAGTTGTTTTGGTTTTTGTTTAGTATTTTTAAGGCTGATTTTGGTAAGGCGCTTAAACAATATATTCGTTCATTGAATGAGAAGCCTAAAATATATGTTGTGGTTTGTGCTAAGCGTAGGTTTGATATTAAAATACAAAAAATAAAACGCAGTTGGGGTAATTGGTTTTATAATACATTTTATAGTAGATAATATGCCTTGGTATAGTAAATATTTTGATTATATAATATATTCAACAGTGGCGTTTATAGTAGGAATTAGTACAGTTGATTCAGTTAAAAACTATAAGAATGCTAGAAAGAAACCTAAATTTAAAGTAGAAACTAATTTTAAAGATACAATAAAATGAGATTAAACCCGTATAGTATTCTATTAATTATAGTATTTAATGCTACGGTTTCGGTTACAAATAAAACAATAAAAAATATAAAATATGAAGAAACAATTAATGACTCTAGTTTTTACCTTATTGACAGTATTGGGTTTGAACGCCAAATGTGATTGGAGCACATTGAAACTCCAGCAATGGAATGAACGTAACTACTATAAGTGGCAAGTAAGTGGTGCTGGGATTGGTGATGACACTTGTGTTAGTTATCAAATGTCCATTTATAATTTTCAAACAGGAAAATCTCAAGTTCTTAAAGGTGGAAAAGATACTGGTGTAGGATTTGAGTATTATCTTTATGAAAGGAATGGATTTGTGGAAGTATTATTTAATACTAGAGGTAAATACAAATTGTATATAAAAGTAGTAAATAAATGTAATAAATGTGATACAGCACTTTATCGTATAGTAGAACTAATCCAATTTCCAGGTGCTGGGTTAGGATATTCTATAGATATGAATGATTGTAAAAAATATAAGTTTGAAATGAATTATATTAAAGGATATCCATTGAAAGACACTTGTATGGTGTACTATATGGTATTTTATAAAGGACCTTGGATGGATACAATGTCTCAGAAAGAATGGGATAATTTAACTGATTACCAAATTGGTATAGAGTATGATTTTCCGGATGCGGATTATTTAGGTTATACTCAAACACGAATTGCTGATTATACCTTTAAAGACAGTGGACGTGTGTTGATGTATGCTGAATGGTGGAATAAGTGCTTAAGACAAGATACATTTATGTTCAGACGTTTGGATGTATGTAAACGCGCCAATACAACGTCTATAACCACCATTATTAAACCTGAACCTAAGATTGTCGCAATGTATGATATGATGGGCCGCCGTGTTTATAACGTTAAAGAGGATGAGTTAGTGGTTTATATTTACAGTGACGGAACAAGTAAAAAAATAATTAAAAAGTAAATTTGATTTGGAGCCCCGAAAGGGGCTCCTTATATTTAAGCCATGAATAGATTAGACGAACAATATCAAAGATTACTTAAGGATATTCTTGAGTATGGAGTAGATAAAAAGGATCGTACTGGAACAGGTACTAAATCAATTTTTGGTTATACTATTCATCACAATATGATGAATGGTTTTCCATTACTAACTACTAAAAAGATGCCATTTAAAACAATGGCAACTGAGTTGATGTGGTTTTTGATGGGTGATACAAATATTAAGTATTTGGTTGATAATAAATGTCATATTTGGGATGGAGATTGTTATAAAGCGTATATTAAAAGATATAATAAAGGTGAATATGTTGGTAAAACTAAATTATTAGAAAATTCTAAGAAAAATAGAACATTGACTGAACCATTCACACAAGAAGAATTCATCAACTTTATAAAAACCGATAATGAGTTTGCTAAAGAGTGGGGTGACTTAGGGCCAATCTACGGTAGGCAATGGAGAAGATGGGCAGATTATTATAATGGATCAGGTGAATACACAGACCAAATCGCAAACCTAATTAACGAACTTAAAACAAATCCAGACTCACGACGACTAATGGTTTCAGCTTGGAATGTAGCTGAATTAGAAGATATGGTATTACCTCCTTGTCACCATAGTTTCCAACTATATTCTGTGGAAAAAGAGGGACAACGTTATTTAAGTTTATTATGGAATCAGCGTAGTATAGATTCTGCTCTTGGCCTCCCCTTTAATATTGCTTCTTATGGTTTATTACTTGAAATGATAGCAAGAGAAGTTAATATGATTCCTGAACACCTTATAGGCCATTTAGGTGATTGCCATTTATATTCAGACCATTTAGAAGGAGCTAAAGAACAAATAAATAGAGAACCTCGTGAATTGCCTAGATTACATATGAGTTCAGGTCATAATTTTAGAGCCACATTAGCCGGTAAAGCTGATGAAATTGATTTAAATGATTTTATGTTAATTGGGTATGACCCGCATCCAACAATTAAATTTCCTTTATCAAACTAGTGTAAGAAACATAATGGCACAATATTTATAATAAACGTGCCATTATGATTTCAATTTATATATTATTAGAAAACGAAATACCTGTTTATTTAGGTAAAACTAATGAACCTATTAGACGATTAAGAGAACATAGAATAAATTTTAGTAAAGATGTATCTCTAGAAGTAATTGATGAAGTAGAAGAAAATGAATGGATGTTTTGGGAACAATGGTGGATTGAATTATTTAATGGTTGGAATATAACTTTATTAAATAAAAATAAGGGTGGTGGCGGACCAAACCAACAAACTGAATCAGCTAAGAAATTAATAGGAAATAAACAAAAAGGAATAAAAAAACCAACAGTTAGTAATAAACTTAAGGGACAAAAAATAACTTGGGATCTAGGAACTAGTACAGCTGTTTTGCAATTTGATAAACAAGGAAATTTCATAGCAGAATATAAATCAATGGGTGAAGCCTATTCTAAAACAGGAGTACCCAGTTCAGCTATATGTGAAGTATGTAAAGGGAGAAGAAAATCAGCCCATAAATTTATTTGGAAATACAAAGAATGATTACTATATTACCAACTATTAAAGCACCTCTTTCAAATTAATTTGGTTTTGTAAAACTTCTTTTGTATATTCATGGCATGGAAAAAAATAATAAAGATTCTCAAGGTTTAGGATTAGGTACAATTCTATTTTTGATTTTCTTAACACTTAAACTTGGTGGTTGGGGTGTTGTTGCTACTTGGTCTTGGTGGTGGGTAACTGCTCCTTTATGGATTCCTTTAGGGGCTATATTAGTAATTTTAGCAATTGTTGGGCTAGTTACATATATTAATAGTAAATAATTAAATATGGATAAAGCAACACTTGAAAGATTAGATGATGAGGATTGGAACTTAAATAAAAAAAACAAATTACCAATCCCCGCTAAAACTTTACTTAAGTTAGGCAAGTGTTGTGGTAATAAATGTTTGAATTGTCCTTATGAACCTAAACACACCCCAGGTAATAAAAATATTCTAACTAAATAAAATAAATTATGACAGAAGTTTCAGTATTAGATTTGCATGGTGTTAAACATGAAGATGCTATGATGATAGTTGAAGAATGGGCTATCATGTGGGATTATCGAGTTCAAGCATTTGCTGGAAAAATTATTACAGGTAATAGCACTAAAATGAAAACACTAGCTGTTACTGCATTAAAAAAACATAATTTTGATTATCAAATTATGACTGATGGTTCAATTTTAGTAAATGGAAAGTTATGAGTGAAGAATATAATGAGTGGTATTGGAAATTATACAGGTGGTTTAGATGGAATTTTAAATACCAACACAAGTACATTAAATATGGAATTCAAAATTTATACAAATGGTTTTGGGTAATATGGAAAGATAGAGATTGGGACCATCATTATATCTTTGAGGTACTAAAATTTAAATTAGAGAAACAAGCTAAACATTTAGCCGAAAATGGTTTCCATAATAATGCTCAACGTGATGCAGAATTAATGATGACTTGTGTTAGGTTAATTGATAAGCTTCAAAATGAGTATTACTATGATGAGCTATGTAAATCCGGTGTAAGGTCATCTGAAGCAGTTCAAAATGTAATAGCCAAACACAAAAAAGCAAAACGTTTATTATTTAAAATAATGAATGATAGGATTGAAGAATGGTGGGATTAGTTTGGCCTTTTAAGATAGTATTGTTATATTTAGATAAATAAATAGGTTATGAGATACACATTAAAAGATTTTTACTCAATTGACGACATGTATTATTTTCCTGAACTAAATGGTGTTTGGGTTGATGAAGATGAAGCTAAACAAATCATTGATGAAATGAATGAAGAATCAGAATGGGATGATTATATGGCTAATGTAGACCAAGATAATCAAAGATATGAAGATTCTCAAGCCCAACAAGATGCTGCTATGGAAGATTATAATTTTGGACTATGAAAAAAATAAAATATACAAATCGTTACAATGATGTTTTTACATTCAGTAAAACGGATGATGGAAATATTTTGTTTGAAGGTGAATTTAAATGGATGCGTTGTGGTTGGCCTAATGTTTATGATCGAGCATATGAGGCTTATTCTAATGATGTTGATACAGACGAGCGAATGACTATGGGTGAATTTAAAACCGCTGTTCATGAGTATGATAAAGAAACATATAAATCAACTCCATTAGCTAAAAAATATGCTCCATTAGTCTATTCAGATACTACTAAAATTGATATGATTGACCCCAGTGGTGGCCCATATATGCATTCAGGTCATGATATGGGAATGTTTGATAAATCATTTAAAGGGATGATTATTGAGCAATTCAAATCAACACCTGAGGGTTATTTAATTGTTGTTAAAAAATAAGTTATGAATCCAGAAAAATTTATAGTTACAACATTTACTATCTCAATGGAAGAATTTGATCAAATTTTTCCTTGGTTTGAAAATCTAGGTATTGAAAAACCTAAATCAAAGCGAGGACGTAAACCAAAAGCAAAACAAATGACAGATATAGCTGTTGAAATGAAATCAAGTAAATAAAAGTTATGAGTGGAGGACATTTTGATTACGAGCAATATAAAATTGAACAGATTGCTGATTCAATTGAGAGAATAATTGAAGGAAATAAAAAAGAAGTTGCTGATGAAGATAGATGGCATGAAGTTTGGGATGATAGAATTTACTACTATGATTATCCAGATGAAGTAATTGAAAAATTTAAAGAAGGAGTAGACCTACTTAGAAAAGCTCAAATCTATGCTCATAGGATAGATTGGTTGGTAAGTGGTGATGATGGAGAACAAACATTTTTAGAACGTTTAAAAGAAGACTTAAGTAATGAGCAAGATAGACAAAAATAGTAAATTTTATAAGCCTCCTACCCTACAAGAGCGCTTACAGGACATTAAGTATTTCTTCTTGTTTTGGAGAGGAAGAAAGAGGGGTATGATTTTCACCCGTAACATTACACTAGATGATTTCCGCTATATCTTTTTTCCTAAAGGATTTGAGAAATACGGTTACTTAGGAACACATCTATGGAATGAAGAAGGTGACTGCTTTAATGCTCTATACCCTCTAGTACTAGCTATGGATTATGAAGCTAAGCCTAAGCTATGTCCAAGATGGTTCTTACGATTCCTTCACGTATTTGGTAGTGATAGGTCTATTGTTAGAGTACGTAACTGGTCTTTACATGACTTACTACGTAAGCTAACTAAGGGTATTGCCTTTATAGATTGGAAGACTAAGTGGGCAGACTATGACTTACGTATTTCAATTCATGGTCCTGAGCATCTGCAAAACCTGTCTGAAGATATTGAACATGGTTTTTATTCTAGGGGTAAACAGAAAGAGTTAGTAGCTGAAATCTTAGAACTAGATCCTAATGCAAGTATCATCTGGGGTAGTATTGAACGATTTGAAAAGCAGTTAGAGAAACTAGAAACTGAAAAAGAGAATCGAGAAAAGCAATTAGACTTTGTAACTAAACAAGCTCAAGAATTAAACTTAGGGTATAATAAAGAAATGGATTAATATGATTAAGTGGAATTACAAACCATCAGGCAACTGCCCCGTTCAATCAGAAGGTTGGTTCTTAGGACACTACTTCTACTTTAGAGCAAGAGGTGAACAAGCCACTATTGAATTCAGCAAAGTAGAAGGTGACTCGGAAGTAGCTTATTACATTCTAACTAAAACCGAACCTTATATGGCAGGTTGGTTACCTAAATGGATATGTAGGTTGCTAATTTGGAAAGGATGTCTTAAATTTATGATTAGAAAACGAATACAAAAATTATGAGCAAGATTAAACAAATTAAAAAATGCCTAAATTAATTAGAATAGAAAGAACTGAACGCATCTATGAAGTAGAACTTACTGAAGAGCAGTACGAACTCTCAAAAGAGAGTGGTGAAGGTTTTGATAAGATCTATGAAGAGATGAGTGCTAAGTTG